TTATGGGTGTGGGTATCTATGTAGGGATACTCACACAACCAATAACGGAAAACCCACACGGTGTAGCACGAATGATGTTTATGTTGGTGTGTGGTTGTGCAAGTTTAATATACAACGGAATCCTAGATGGACGTTGGGAAAGGCACGGAAGAGTATGATTTATGAATTGATAGAAATCAAAATCAATAGTGAAGATGACATCGTCATCGAAGAGAAACACCGAAACGTGTTATGCAAATTGCTTAATTGTAGCGAAAAGGATTTGCCTACATACGTTTGGGAAAACAGGGAAATATTACAGGGCGGAATAATGATTCCAAGAAAGGAGAAATAAATGATAATAAGAATCACAGAAACACTAACAAAGGAAATCGAAGTTGATGCGATTTCAGAAACAGAAGGGATTGAAAAGGCAAAGGACTTATATTGGGACGGTGAAGTTGTCCTAACGGCTGATGACTTTTCCGGTGAAACAAGTTTTGAAGTAATAGAAAGGTAAGGTGATCTAATTATGGCACGATATGAAATTGTAGCTGGCACTAGAGTGGCAAAGGTAAAACACATCATAGAGTGTGAAAGAAAAAAAGTTGTGGTGTTTGGAACAAATGATATTATACTCCCTGAACTTGTATGGATAACATCAAGCAAAACAAAGTTGTTATCGAAATTAAGCGAAGGCAAAAGTGTGAGAATACAATTCAAACACAAAACACCTAATAGTAAATTTATCAATTATGTAAAGGAGTGGTAGATATGACATACGATGAAATGAGGTATGAAGAGAAATTAGAAATTGAAGAGTTGTTTGGTGTATGGTTAAGACCATATGTCAACGAAGTAATTATTAGAGTGCTGAGAAAGAAAGATGAAATCATCGAAAACGAGTTTGCAATGAACTTGTTAAGGGAACTTGCAAAAAGAGAAAAGCAAGAAGAGAAACGCTTTTACTCAAATATCGGGTGTTATTTTGACAATGTACCTGATGATGCAGATTTCCACCTACACCCATTGCAACACTCAAAGAGTTATAGAGATGTGCTTTATGATATGTACATCGGAAAGGAAAGATAATGACGGTACAGGAACAAATCAAAACATTAAAGACTAGACAAAATTCACTTGCAAAGCAAATTGAAAGCAAGCCTACATATGATGAAATGTGTAGGCTTTGTGATGAACAGATGGAACTTAGTAATCAAGTGAAAGCACTTGAAAGAACAGTTAAGTTTTTAGAAAGGTAAAGGTGAAATTATGAGAGAACAGATTATTGAAAAAATCAAAGAGAAACTTGCAGACAATGAAGAGCAATTTAATGAACTTTGCGAAGCACTTGATTGGTGGAATGGTTACTTAGGTAATAACCGATATTACCCAATGGAAGAGCTTTATCAACATAATCAACCAAGTGACCAAGAGAGTTTCGATAGATTGATGAACCTGATTTATTACGGTCAAGATGAAGATAGTTTTACTTACGACAACAACGGAAATAAGAACTATGGTTCTTTTAATCCTAACCGTGACTGGTTTAAGTATGACGAATACGGAAATCTAGTTTCAACAGACTACAAAGAATATCCTGTAACTTTAGGCGAACTTATCGATGAAGTGGTTGAAAACTACTACGGCATTATTGATATCGATGATGTGGAACTTGACGAGTTATTTGAAGAACTTGTTGAAAGCGAAAATTAATAATAGTGCTGACCTATCGGCAAGACGGGGAGAAAGAGGTAAATTATGATGAACTTTGAAGAAATCAAAATGGAACTTACAAAAAAAGGATTCGATGCACGAATCAACACAGCAATTAAAAATGGAAATGTGATTCCTTGTATCACAGTAAAGCAAACTGAAAACCTTTATGTGAACCTTTATGCAAGTACAGTAAAGGATAAAACAATTGACGAAATCATAGAGTTGTGCAAAAAGCAACCTGACTTTAACCCAGATGATATTACGCCTAAATTTGTGTATGAAAACGTAATGGTAGGTGTACAGGCAAAAGGAACTGAAAACTTAATTAAGCGTGAAACAGAATTTGACGGAATTGAAAAGTATTTATACGTTAAGGTATCCGATGAAAACTCATTCAAGTTAAAAGAAGAGTCCGCCTTCGGCTCATTAAATAGAGCGAAGTTATGGGAAAAGGCAGAAGAGAACACTTATAAATCTGCTGAAATCGGAACTATTGAGAGTATCTTATCTGGAAAAGGCAAAGTATCTCTTGATACCGCAACGGATACAGACCCTAATTTCACATTCGTAACAACGAAAAATGGTTTTAGAGGTGCAAGTATCATCACGATAAAGAAAGCCGTAGATAAACTTAAAGCGATTATGGGTGCAAAGGAACTTATAGTTATACCTTCAAGTATTCATGAAGTTATCGTTATGAAAAAGTTAGACGGTATTGACATTGATGATATCAAGGAAATGGTACTCGAAGTAAACGCTAATGAAGTTAGTGCAGAAGACAAGTTAGTTGATAATGCATATGTAATCTAATTAAGGGAGAGCAATTGCTCTCCCCTTTAAATGAAAGGAAGTGAGAATATGAACAAAGTAAACGAAAGAGCATTAAGCAAAATGCTAAAGCACAATGGATATGTCTATGTGAGAAATAACGGACATAAGATTTATACCAATGGAAAGAGAACTATCTCGATTCCACGAAGTATGAATGGAGTTATCATTCGCAGACTTATCAAGGAAAACAATTTAAAGGAGTGTTAGTATGAAAATGAATTATTACCGACTAAAGCAAAACGAAGTAGGAATGCCTTATCTCGAAAAGCAGATGGATACTTACTCGGTAGACAAGCGAACGTGCTTTGATAACACAGAAAAGATTTTTAAGTTTTGTAAGGCAAATGGGTTGTGTGATTTAGCTGAAGAACACGTCTTCGGAATGTATTGCAACTCTAACTTAAACTTGATCGCCTTAAGTGAGATTAGCCACGGAACGATTAACACGTCAATGTTTGGCATTAGGGAAATCATACAACGTGCATTGTTGTTTGGTTCACCTGAACTAATATTGATACACAACCACCCAAGTGGAAATCTTAATCCATCACAAAAGGATATAGCGGTAACAAAGAAAATTGATACTGCGTGTCAAGCAATGGGATTAAGCCTTGCTGCACACGTTATACTAGGCAAAACAAAATGCCGAAAGATTTGAAAGGAGAACAGATATGAATTTTAGAAAAATGAAAACAGATAAGAGAAAGCGATTAGCAAAAGCAATCGATAAACAATGTAGCAAGATAGATAAGGCTAGAGCAAAAGGAGTTGACAGGTGCAAAATAGTGCCTGTTGACGATGATATTAAAACTTATTTTCTCCGTTACCTAACGGAAATGATAGGTTACACAATTGAAGACGATATGATTTTATTTAATCATATACAGTTTGTACAAGATGATAACTTGTTCACAGAATATGTAATTGCACAGTAAAGGAGAAATGAATATGAAAGAATTAAAAAGAACAGAAACAATTGAAAAGATTATTGGTTACGAAGCAGATGACGGCACAGAATTTAAGACAAAAGAAGAGTGTGAGAAATACGAGAAATCAGCATTCGGAGTTGTGTTTGCTAGATTTAAAAAGTTAATTGTAAAAACTTATGATGAATGTAAAGTGTTTGCAAATCAAGGATATGGTTCTGAAGAATATCAGTATTATTTAATTGATATTAAAAGCGAAAATGATTTATTAGTATATAATCACTTTGTACAATTCACAGCAACAAGTGATAGGATTTTAGACGATAGTTATATAGGCAAAAGGTTTTTATGTTGTGCTGGATTTCCTTATGAAAAATGGCAAAACAGAGAACTTTACGTGAAGGGAACTATTGATGATATGATTGCAGAGTTTACTAAAGATATGCGTAAAGTATTTGCAGACGAGAAAGGAGATACAGATGAAACTAAATAATGTAAAACCAATGAATTGTTTTACTGTATATGGTGATTTATCTGGCTTTGACATTTTAGTCGAAGTCAGATATTCACAAACAGAAAAGGCAGAAGAGATAGTACAGAAAGCATTTGAAGAATGGTTTGAAGATGATTCAAGCGATGCTACAATGTGTGAGTATATCTATGATAGACTACTCGAAAACGAAATTGAATGTAGGATTTATGCAACGGAAGGAGAATAATATGAAACACGCAAATGTATTTGATATACCAACATTTAAAGTTGAAGGCACAGTAAGTGATATTAAATTTGCTGTGTCTGTTGAAGACTATATTGATTATGATAACGCAATGGAAATCGCACAAGAGTCATATGATGAATGGCTTGAGTTAGAAGAGTGCGAAGATACAGCTGAAGATTATGTGTATAAAGCCCTTAAGAACAAAGGCATAAAGGCAAATGTATACACATTAGTTTTAGGGGATTAGCAATGCTAGTTCCCTTTTAAGTGAAAGGAGAAATTATGGAGAAACAATTAGAACGAATGATTAAGGTGCAAGCACCACATAGCAACAAGGCGTATTACATACACAACTCAAATCTCGGTATGTATGGTGTGTGCAATGGTGTGATGTTTATGATGTCTAAAGAACCTATAGTTCCTTTAGATGAAGATACTAGGGAATTGAAATCTATCAACAAAATTGTTGATGATATAGTGCGTGATGGAAAAGAAATTGAGTATCCAACACTTAAGGAAATTAAAGAAGAGATAACTAAACTTGTAGGAAGAAAACGTACAGTTCCTGTACTGTATAGTTTCGGAAAAGGTTTGCCAGTAGTCAACGCATTATACCTAAGAGAAATCGTTGAGTTTATTGGTGACGATGCAATATGTTATATGTTAAATCCAAAAGCACCATTGGTGTTCAGAACTAAAAACAAAATCTGTTTGGTGTGTCCTGTAAATGCTGGAAGCAAAATTCCAAAAGGTTTTAAATTATCAATAGGAGGTTAGTGTATGAATGAATTAATTGAAATTGCGTTATGGTTAAATAACGCAGATGGCATGGGTGCTACTGACGAAGAATTTGCAGGCGTGTTTGCTTTGTTAGGACTTGCGATGGGACGTGGTATTCCAAAGGAACTTGATGATATAGAAACAATAATTGCAAACACAAACTACGATGAAGTGTGGAGAAAACTTAATACGATTTGTAAAGAAATACAAATCAACATAAAGGATAGAGTGTAATGCTCTATCCTAAACGAAAGGAGATATAGATATGACTACAATAACAATTTATAGAAACAAAAGAAACCGAAACAAATACCTTGAAGTAAGGAATGACGGACATTACCACAATACAGTAAGACAGTATTTAATGTGGGAAACAAAAGCAAGAAAAGGCAAAATGCTAACAAGCCAAACAAAAAATTATACTGGCGATGGTTACTTACATAGATGGAAAATTAGCCATCTTAAAATGCTTTTAGAAGACTATGTTGAAATTGAAAGGAGATACAGATATGGACGTTAAGGGAATTGTGTTTGAAGATTTCACACACGATACAGATGTTGAATTTAGTTTTCAATGTAAAGGCACCAAAGACCTTTACGATAAATGTGACCAAGTAAGAAGATTAATGGGAATGACTGATTTTCCTGAAGAAAGCAACATACTTTATTACAATATTTATGTTATTGTAAATACCGAAAAAGAAAGCATTTCGCTTAGGTTTAATATTAACAACTCAATGGAAGATGATTTAAAGTGGTACAGTATACCACTAACTATTGAACAAGAAAATATGTTGTTGTGGAAAGTAATATACGAATTAAGCGAGATGGACTAGACAAAATTCATACGAAAGGAGTTTTGATTATGAGTTATTTAGAGGAACAGATTAAAGATATTTTATGGGATAAGGCATTTGAAAGCATTGATGATATGAGAAGAAAGGCTGATGACATAAAAGATATGGTTGATGACATTGTTGAAAACATTGAAATCGATATAAAAGATACAGATTATCACCCATATCCAGAAAGATATGCGTAGTCAAGGGAATGGCAATTTGCTATTCCCTTTTAAATTAAATAAACATAAAGGAGAAAATAATATGAGAAAGAAAATTGGTGCAAACGCTATAGCGAAAAGAGTTAATGAGTTACGAACATTAAGAGAAAGACAGTTACAGAATGTTGATGACTTACACGTTAAGTTGCAGAAAGGAAATACGAAAACTGGATCAAATTGTTGGACAGTTTCACTTGCACCTATCCTTGACTGTTGCAATTGCAACGAATGTAGCAAGGACTGTTACGACATAAAGAATATGATTTATAAGGCATTAAAGAATGACAGAACTAAAAACTCTGCAATACATTTAGCAGACGAGAAAAGATACTGGAAAGAAATCGATGCTCAAGTTAAAGCGAACTTTGTAACAGAATTAAGACTTAATGTTGGTGGTGATTTGACAGATACAGATTTTGAATATGTATCAAAGTTAGGCAGAGCGAATCCTAAAACACAGATTATGTTCTTTACAAAGAACTATAAGGGAATTAACAAGTTCCTTGATAGCCACAGATTCCCAAGTAATGTTCACCCTATAATGAGTGCTTGGTTAGGAATGGAAATGGATAACCCACATAACCTACCTTGCAGCCATGTGCTTTACGAAGATGGAACTACTACAGCTCCTGAATATGGTGCTAAATATTGTGGTGGCAATTGTAGTGAATGTGCTTTTGAAGGCAAAGGTTGTTGGACATTAAAAAAAGGTGAACACGTTATCTTTAAAGCACATTAATATATGGGATAGGGGCTTTCCCCTATCCTAATTATGAAAGGAGAAATGAATATGAATTTAGTTAGAAGTGAAAAGATTTACACAACACAAAGTTATTGCAAAGAGTTTTTAGGTGTGAACCTTATGACCTTTAGCAAGCGAGATGAATTAAGAAACATACTTGATAATATGGGATATAACAATGTATGGGATAGACCATTAAGCGAAATTGATGAAGTAATAGAATGTGGAGAGCCTGTAGTACTTGTTGACTGTTCGTACATAGAAGACGGAGAAGTTATTAATGAGTACAGATGGTTTGAAACAATTGAGTAAAGGAGATATAGATATGAGTATTTTATATAGTGTAAGTGATGCAATTGAACTTACGGATTATGTTACTAAAAAGGCAGAAGATAAATTGATATATATGTTATGGACTGTCGCATACACATCAGTTAGATGTAACAGAAATGCAACACGAATTGCAAATCATATGCAACCATTAAGATTAATGTTAAAGCAAATCGAGTGGCGTGGTTGTGTAATTCCTGAAGAGATAGAAGAAATAGATTCTCTTTATGACGAATTTAAAAGATATGGATTTACCAATTGGTCAGTAGTAGATGAATTTAGTATACGTTATGAGTAAAGGAGAAATGAATATGGAAAAAGTAATAATTAAATTAGTAGATAATTGGGATTGGTCAATATGTGCAATAATGATTGTTAATTACGACTCAAAAGCAATAAAGTATAGCGAACTTGTTTGTGAAATTCAAAATACTATAGATGATATAAAAGAAAAATACCTTGATGATTATACTTACGATTATATTTATAATGCACTTACATCAAAGTTCGACTGTGAAATATATGAAATAAGCGATATGTCAACTGTTGAATATTAAAGAAAGGAAGTGTAGATTATGGGATTTTTTAGTTGGTTAGATTGTGTAACAGATGAACAGATATCTTGTACAAAACCGAAGGACGTATATGTATTAATACCAAAGAAGTTTGGCGGTGGTCACATAAAGGAAAGCTTTTATGATGGATATGGAATTTTTGGTGGTCACGACATATATGAATTAGTTGTTGACTGGAATAAAGATTACCTTGAAGAGTATCGCAAAGATAAAACATTCAAGTGCACTTGGCTACAGGAACAACCTAGTGTGGAAAGTGCTTTTGAAAATATGGAGAAGAGAGATATTGGTATAAGCATTGCTTGTTATGATGAAGACCAAGCGAAAATTAAATATCCAATAAAAATTACACACGATGAAAAAGCAACTTATGAAGATTGCGTATATAGTTTAAGCGATCCAAATCAAGGTTTAGGTTATTAAGAAAGTAACAATTAATTGTATAAAAGAATTTAGTAAAGGTAGAGCGTAATGCTTTACCTTTATTCATTGAAAGGAGATATGAATTATGAGAAACCATTTTGAAACAACAATTAAAGTGAAGCGAATTGAGATTTGCGATTTGATTTTGCTATGTGGATTAAAGGCTACGGATGACCCGAAACACGCAAATAAATGGCAGAGATTACACGACAAACTTAAATCACAGTTAGATGAACTTGATAAACAGTTAGATGAAGTGAAAGGAGAATAAGATATGAGTAGTAAATGGTATGGAAGTTTAAATAACAGAGTAGCAGAGAGTTGTAAACAACCTAAGCCAGAAGTTGGTATGGGCGTAACAGAAATGTTGTGGTCAGACAGATACCCTTATGAAGTTGTAGAAGTGCTTGATGATAGACACATATTAGTAAGGCGGTTAGATTATAAGAGGATAGACAATAATGGTATGTCGGAAAGTCAAGAGTACGAATACACTAGCAATGAGAATAATTCAATCATTAAGTTATTCTTAACAAAGCAAAACAGATGGAGAGAACAGACCGGAAGGAAACTTGGATGTAATACTTTCGTAATTGGATATGCAGAAAGATATTATGACTTTAGTTTCTAAATAAACACATGGGAGAGTGTTTATCGCTCTCCCGATAAAATCAAAACAAAAGGAGAATAGATATGTTTTATAAAGTATGTAACATAGATTTAAACATGAAATGGAATGATTATCCAAGCGATATATTGTATTTATGGAGTGCGAATGAAAAGACAATTTTCAGAATATTTGAAGGTGATGGAGAAAACTTATTAGCAGAAGATATAGCAGAAGGATATAAAGATTATTGGATGACAGATTTTATAACTGGTGATGGTTATTGTGATGGTGGTCAGTGGGTGGAAACGGAACTTATAAGTGACCTTGATTACACAATTCAAGGAGTTCTAAATAGAATGATGGAATGTGATTTGTGGGAAGATGATTGGGAAATTCTTGATGAAGAATTTGGTGAAGAATTATTTGATGAAATGGAAGGGAGTTTATAATATGGCAAAGAAAAATGATATGTTGGCTGTATACAAATTGATGGAGTATTTTAATAGGGAATGTAACTCACTTATCTTAATTGACCTTGAAAAAAATAATATCTCATATGACGAGTTTAAAGAAGTAGTAGAGAAATGTATTGCACAATTAGATGTAGAACATCCTGATGAGTGGGTCTACGATGATTTGTGGGATTCTCTTTATGAGCTTGATTATGAGTTCACTTTAATAGACGATGAAATGGTTGAAGAAATTTGGTTTTAGAAAGGGAAAATTGATATGTCAAAATTAGTAATTAAAAACGTAGGGAAATTTATAGAAGAGATTTATGGAGAAGACTTAAATTTTAACTTAAATTTTAATGGAAAGTTGTCTGAATTAATTGAAGGATTCGCTGAAGACTTATCTAAACTATACAGTCATTATGAAGAGTACGATGACTATGAACCTTACCTACAATACAGATTAGGAGATGTGATTAACTTGTTAAATCATATCAGCGATGTGGTTGTAAAGGAAAGAGATGTAGAAAATGAAACTGATTATCATAACGAACTTGATGATGTAGAACAGAAATTAAAAAACACTCTTGAGTTTTGTAAAGAGAATGCAAGTTGGTGGGACGAAGAGTATGCTGACGAGAAAAATGCAGACAACGTATGGGTAAACGATATTATTGGAATTGAAGGAGCGTTAAAAATTATAAGTAATTTGAAAGGAGAAAATTAATATGGATAAAGTATTAAACAAAATGTTGGTATTGTTAAACAACGCTATTGGATTTATGTATGAACAAGGTATGACGGAAACAGAAATTGCAGACTATCTTATTACGAATGTAGATATGCTTAAGGCTATATACGTAGGAGATTATGAAACGATAGAGAAATGTTTGCCTATAACGAAGTATAAAGTATTTGTAACTATTCCTTTTGGTATAGACGATACGTTATATACACCTTATAGCGAAATAGAACATACAAATTATGAAGATGCATATGCAGAATATGAAAAAGCAAAAGCAGATGAAAAAGTTATTTATGCAAAGATAGAATCTTGGGAGGATTAAGATATGGAAAAGATTTATTACATTGATGGAGATAAGAAATTTAATAATGCAGCTGAATGTGCTGAATGGTTTAAGTTAAATTGTGCCGAAGAATTTCAGGAACAATTTGAAGAAGATATGAATAGCAAATATGGACATATAGACATATACGGAAAATCATTTTTAGCGTCTACAATTTATAAAGAACTCGTAACTCTTAATGAACTTGAAGATACATTTTCAGATTACGTAAATGATAGATGTGATGGTTTAGCGTCAGACTTGGAAAATATGTCAGATGTTGAATCATTTAATATGTTTGGTCACAGACTTACTTGTGACCTTATCGAAACTGGAAATGAATTTACTAACGATTGGGAAAAGATGTATGACTTCTTCGTGTTAAGCAAAGAGAAATTTTTAGAAACATATAGTTATCTTACAGAAGATGATTACAACGCTACAATGAAAATTGTAGATAATTCAGGAACATCTTTTGCAGCAAGAAAGTGTACACCTATTAGTAATATTATAGATGCAATTGTATCACATAGTCAAAAGTAAAGGAGATAAGCAAATGAGTAAATATGAAAGATTAAACGCAAAATTTGTATTAAAGGACCTAGAAGAAAGAATTGAAGAATTAAAAAATGCACCATTCAAAAAATGTTTTTATATGACAACTGTATGCGATGAGTTAAATATATTTGATTGGTTTCAGAATACAATCGCACTTAACAAATTAATGGATATGAGAAAGTTCTTAAAGGAATCTATCAAGTTAGGATTTGATGGTTATGTATGTTTCAAGGTAGGAGCGACTGGTTGTGCAAACGGAATGTGGGCACATAAAGAAATATCAACAGATGGTTATTCTCCGAGTGGAGATTTTATTTATAAGTCTTTTACTCCAGACTACAACTGTTGGCAAATTAGAATAAACAATGTTACATATCCATCAAGACAAACTAACGAAGAGTTTAATAAATGCAAAACAATTAAACAGTTTGAAAATTACATTGCAGAGAATAATTTATTATAAAGGAGAAAATGTTATGAGCTTACAAAAATTTATGAAACCATTTGATACTAAAGGAAAGGAATTATTTATATACGATGATGATATACCGTGTGGCTTTACTGAATACGGAGAGGAAGTATATCGAAACATGATTGATTACATTGAAGACCTCGGAAGATTTTCTTGGGTAGATACAGATAATATTGTGAAAGCATTTAATGAGATTACTGATTATCAGTATGTGTAGAAAGGAGTTTACATATGAGTAAAAAAATAATTTTTGTTGGTTTTTATCCAAACCAAAATCAAATCGGAGCTTGTGTTATAGTTCATTATAATGAGAATTTAAAAGGTGTAATTGATGATATTATTCAAGATAATATTTTGGATACAGTATTTGAAGTTAATATAAATAAAAAAGGTAAAGTAAATGATTATTTGAATGATATCGAAAAAGGATTTGAGAAATTGCCATTTGATATAAAAGCCGAGATAATCAGTATTGATGATAGCAGTAATCTTAAAATAGTTTAGAAAGGAGAGCAGCATGGATTATGATAAAGCGATAGACAGTATAACAGAAAGATGGTCAGATGATGACTTTGAAAATTTTATAGAGAAAATGGCTTACGATGATAATTTGGATCGAGATGAATACTTTAGATTATATATGAAAGTAATTCGTAAGCATCAGAAAATGTTTGGTGTTTTGAAATAGAAAGGAGAATGGCTATGACGCTTAAAGAATTTTTAGAATTTATGGAATTGGATTATAGAATTACACCATTAGGATACTTTGCTCTAATTGACACTCAAACTAAGCATGAATATTATCCAACATATTCTAATATAAAAGATTTAGTAAATCACTTATTATTAGATATGTATACTTGCCATATAGTAGATATGACATTTGCTGAAGGATTTAAAGATACGTTTGATTATATAGTAAGTACAGATAATGAACTGGTAAAGCGAGTTGCAATATGTTTGATTAATCCAGAGTTAATTACTTTAGAATAACGCTTGACATAATTCACACAAAGAGTTATATTGAAAGTAGTAAAAAAGACGTTACAGAGTAAAAAATGAAAGGAGTGATGATATGGAAATTATCTTTGGTATCATAGTTGTGTATGTAATATATCTGATGTGTCTTGCATACAACAATGTAGATATGGCTAAAGACAAAGCAAAGTCTATTCGAGATGGTGATTTCGTATACAGAGATTTAAAAGGAAATGTTTATCTTAATTCAAATGACCATGAGGTTATTCGTTCTTATGATAAAAACGGAAGCCTTGTTCTGAAAGATATGAAAACACAAAAGCCAGTTGTTAATTATACTTTAGAAAACGAACTCAAATTGCAAGAGTTAAAGTTAAGTGATATTGAAAGAGCAAAACTTAACGGAGCAGACAGTTATATGATAGCGAAAATAAATGACGATATACGTTATATGTTAGATGGCAAAATTGCTGCTTGTCATTACGATCCGTATAATCCTCACAATTCTATTACAACTCTCAAGGAAATATATCAAGTCTTCGAATGGGAAGACAGAACTTGTATATTGGTTAGTCATCGTATTCATTGTGAAGAGGGTGCTACTTATTATAACTACGGAGTTAAACATCCTAAAGTAAATCATAAACATTTTATTGATATGGAATTTTGGGTAGATATTTATACAGGAGAATGCAAACCTAGAATGTCCAAAGTAAATATGCATAAAGAATATTGGTATGAAAATGATTATAGTTTTGTTGCTGATTTTGATACTTCTTTAATTAATTTATATGTAAGAAGATATCAAGATTTTATTAAACCTTTTGTAAAAGATTGGAGTTCAATCGGAAATAGAGATGAATTAAATCAGGCTTGGTTAGATTTTACTTTAGCTTATTTTCATTTTGATTTCGAAAGTATAAATGAAATTGCTAAAAAATATTATCGTAAGGTAAACGAAACATACCTTGCTCACAGGAGTGTTATTCAGGCATATAAAGCCATTGATAAAGCACTCGTTGATATTGAAGAAGCAAATAAAGATGGAGTAAATGTTTACGATGACGGAGTTGTAATTCATTATTTCTTCCTCGAAACAAAGGAAACATATACTAAAGGATTAGAATCTAACATAGATATTTATAGACAGTTTATTGAAAGAACTACAAGAGAAGTAAATGACGGAAAGAAAGTTGTATATCAAAACATTGATACAATTAATGCTATGTAAAGGAGTGATTATATGAACGGAAGAGTTAGTCTTAACAATAAAATTGCTAAGGAAATAGAAGATAAATTAAACAACTATCCTGACTTTTTATGTGATTTCTATTATGGATTAAGAGCATCTAATAAGCAGATAACTTCTTGCAGAGAATACTTAAATAAAGCAATTAACTTTTTAGAGAGTATAGATTCTGATGTAAATAATATTAATCCAGAAAATATAACTAGACAAAATGTAAACAAATATATGATAGGAATACAAACTAAAACAGATAATAAAGGAAATATAAAAGAAACGTCTGACAGTTATCAGTTATCTGTATGGTATGCATTAAGAAGTTTCTTTGACTACTTAAAAAGAAACGAATACATCAAAGAAAATTATATGTTAAATATTGATAAGCCAAAGAATCGTGATCTTGCAAGAATCAATAGTAAAAGATTATTACTAACTGAAAGAGATTTCGTTAAGATACTTAATTCTGTAGAGTCAGGAGTTGGAGATTATATTGCAAAAAGTAGACAAATCAAAGAAAGAGATATGGCTATCATGGTGTTGCTTATGACTACTGGAATGAGAAGAACTGCATTAACCACAATCAATATTGATGATATTGATTTCGATAACCAAACATTGAAAGTTATAGATAAAGGAAATAAATTTCAAGAATATTATTTGTCTGATGAAGTTATATATATAATTCAGAAATGGCTAGATAAGCGAAGTACTCTTCCAACTATAAAAGACGAAAACGCTTTATTTATATCAAGACAAGGAAATAGATGTTCAGGACACACAATATTTTATTTGGTTGAAAAGTATTGTGAAGATGCTTTAGGATATAAAGTAAGTCCTCATAAAATAAGAGCAGGTTTTTGCTCTCAAATGTACGAGGCTACTGGTGATATTGAAAAAGTTAGACGTATGGTTGGTCACTCAGATGTATCAACTACTCAAAGATATATTGTAACGGAAAACAAAGAAAGAATTGAGTCAGCTCAACTTATGGCTGCAAAATTAAGATTGTAATTTTGACTTTATAATGGTATAATTCTTGTATCTCGAAAAGGGGGTGAAACAATGGAGAGATACAAAGAATATTTAGAAACAAAGTACTCACCATTATTAGAAAAAAGATTTAAGGATTTAAAGAAGAGAAAATTATCAGCAAGTAAAATGAATAAAAGAGAAGTTAAATCTTATTATAAAGAAATGAACAGTCCTTCTCTTGATTTCTTGAGATCAACTAATAATCAGTTAAGACTATACGTTGATTGGCTGATAAATGAAAAGAATGATAAAATAAGAAATGTATATAAAACAATAACATTTGAAGATTTAAAACAATGTATAATTCATTTAGATACTAGAATTATTTCTAGAAAAGATTTGCTTATTCAAATACAAAGTCTTCCTAATGCATCAGACAAATTCTTTTGTTTAGCATTATTTGAGGGTATTAGGGGAAACCATTATAGAGATATGCATTATATAAAAAGAGAAGATATTAACGAGAAGGATTGTACCATTACATTACAATCTGGGGAAGTAAGGAAAGTAAGTAAAGAGTTGATTGAATACGGAATTGAATCTTGTGAAGCAACTCAGTATTATAGCTTTACTGATGCAAGGGATTATCAATACAAAAATCCTACTAGTGGATATATATTTAAAGCACAATACAATTCAAAAATATCAGATGGAGAATTAAATCTTCCAGACACAACATTGCTTTCAAAATACAAATACATATCAATGAGAATAAGAAGCACTATGAATCAGTCAGAAGCATATATGCCTAAAGCGTTAAGAGATAGTGGTATGATAGATATGATTAAGCGTTTATATAAACAAGACAAAAAGAAATATAAAGATACTGCCACTATTAAAAACACAATATTAACTCATAAAAAAGAAATAGAGGATATATATGGAATAATGTATTCGGCTGAAAAATTTATATTGCGTTACGAAAATCAATTTGACGAATAAGTTAAACACACTCTTGCAATGTGTAAGGGTGTGTTTTTAAATTAAATTCAGGAGGTTTTTTACATGGAAAGTTTAATTAAAGCATTAAACGAAGTCAGGGAAATAGGGGTGAATATTACTGCAAGCGATTTTACAGTATGCGATTTATCGTTAAGGGATTTTGATGTTTCAGGTTATGATGAAATTGAGATTAGTGATGATTATAATACTGTATATATCCCAGCAAATTGCGAGGTGGTTAAAAGCGAATTTGGATATTTATTATTTAATGACTACTTGCATATAGAGTTAATTCTTTAATCTTAAACTTTACAAAATTCATATTGACAATAAGCCTTTGCGATGTTAAAATTAAAACATACGAAAGGGGAAGTTATGATATTAAAAGCGAAAGATATAATCAGGAAGTTTGATACTATTTCTAAACTTATTGATAACAAAAGTATAACAAATGTTAGTCTTAAATATAAACTTTTAACACTTCTTCATAACTTGGAACCACATAAAGATAATATAAACAAATTAAGAGATGAACTCGTTAAAAAGTATGGAAATGAACAAGAAGATGGTTCTTATGTTTTGAAAGAATCTGATGAAAATTTTAAAAATTATTTAGAAGAAACTGCAAATCTTCTTAATACAGAAATAGAAATTTTTGATTATCCTAAGATTACATTTTCGGAAATAGTAAATAAAATTCCTAACGAAGACTTATTAAGTTTATACGAATTTATTATAAATGGGGATTAATTATAATCCCTATTTATTTTAAATTTGACTAGACATAATTCATAATATAATAAAAAGGAGATTAAACAATGAAAGAAATTACTTATGAGCAAATTTTAAAAGCAAATGAAACAATTAAAACTACAGACATTAAAGGAAAAGATTACGCCGAAGTTAATCAGAGAATTAAAGCATTTAGAATGGTTTATCCTAATGGGTTTATCCTTAATGAAATGACAAGCAATGATAACGGAGTGTGTATATTTAAGTCATTAGTAGGATATTATGATGATGGCAATCAGATTGTATTAGGCACAGGAACTGCTTATGAAAAAGAAAATTCAACATTCATAAATAAAACATCTTATATTGAAAACTGTGAAACATCAGCAGTTGGTCGTGCATTAGGAATGGCTGGATTCGGAATTGATACTTCTATAGCTTCAGCAGAAGAAGTTGTAAACGCTATCGCTAATCAAAATGTAGAAAATAAAGTTTCAAAAAATATTGACTCAGATAAAAAAGCAACTCCAAAGCAGATTGAAATTCTTCTTGGAGTATACAAAGATGATAATCTAACAAAGTTACTTAAGGCAAACAACATTGAAAAAATTCAGGATTTACCTATGACTAAAGCATCAGAGTTAATCGGTAAATTAAAGAAATAATACTATCAAGGTGGGCTGACTCATTGTTAGTCCACCTACTTTAAAAGGAGAAATAATGAATAAATTAAGAAGCGGAATATTCGTAGATAGATTACAAAAAATTAAAACAGATAAGAATCAGGATTTTGCGTTCGGGAAAGTTTTGTTAGTTAAGATGAAACTATTTTCTAAACAATTAACCCCATTTGATATGGATAGTGGAAAACGAATTGTAGAATTACAGATGTTCAATGAAGAAGATAGAGCTTATCACCTTGTAGATATTAATAGTATCGTAAAAGTTAAAGGTGGTTTTGGTGTAAGATATTTAGATAATTAAAGGAGAATAATATGGAAAATTTAATTACACAAGATGGTCAGTTAAACAAAGTTACATCATGTCAGATTGCAGATTTTGAATCACAAATAAAAGAATTAAAGAAACAAGAAGATGAACTTAAAGCTGCAATCCTTGAAGAAATGAAATCAAAAGGACTAGTAAAGATTGAAACTGAAGAGTTAGCAATTAGTTATGTTGACTCATTTGATAAAGAGAAATTTGATAACAAAAAATTAAAAGAAGATTATCCTAATCTTTATGATCAGTATGTATCAATGTCGACAGTAAAACCAAGTATCAGAATAAAGGTAAAATAAACAATTACTGTGGTGACGGAACTGGTAAACGTGGACGTTTAATGTAATTGGTTAACCACCATCCCTATATGGTTTGAGACGGCTTACCTTCTGGTAAAAGGATTGTGGGGTTCGAATCCCCACCCACAGTTATTTTATATTTTGTATTTTATATTAAATAGGAGGAATAAAATGAAAGTGTACGTAGTAACAAAAGGTGAATATAGCGATTATTACATCGTTGGAGTTGCTGAGAGTTTAAAAGATGCTAATACTTTAAAAAAACATTTCAATGCGGATTATATAGAAGTATTTGATACAGAGTTGAATTGCGATAATTTAGATGAACAGATTAAAAATATAATTGCGGCTGGTAAAAAATTCTATGTAGTAGATTATTCTGAAAATGAAAACGATTATTATTGCAATCAATTCGTAGTGCATGAGGTTAGAGTTAACAATAAAGAAACGCAACGTAGTTGCATAAATAGTGAGTATAAATGCGAAGAATATTCTGATTATAAAAATAAAGAAAAATATAAATTTTGGGTATTTTACGTTGTTGCAAGAGATAATAAACATGCAGAAAAAATAGCACAAGACAAATACGCAAAAATTAAAGCGGAGATGTTGGGATTATGACATATCAAAAAAATCAAAGATGACAAGAAATAATGGAGATTGCATATTATATTGAGGAGAAAAATGAATGAGAAAATATTTAAAAATAGGTGCGTTTAAAATAGCTATCGGAGCAGAAAAAAGTTCTTGGTATTTAATCCCTACAATCTGCGTTGTGCCAGATCAAGTAGCATGGCTAGATGACGAACAGAGATGGGATAATAATCATCGGATTATCACTACATCATTAGAGTGGTTATGTTTCTATATTGAATGTGAATTAACTAAAAAAAGGAGAAAAAAATAAATGACAGTAGAACAAGCGATAAAAGAATTAAAAAAATATTCTATACCTTGTGGAAAGTACGTTGAAGCTTACAACATGGCAATTAAAAGCCTTGAGGCTTGGAATGAAGTAAAAAAAGAAATATCAAGTAGACGTATTATAAAAAACTATACTGAAAGTTATGATAAAAGTGCTTGTGATATTTATTTAAGCGGTTTTAAGGATGGTTTAGAAAGTGCTTTGGATATTATAGAAGAACATTTAAAGGAGATAGAAGAATGATAGTAAATATTTGTGGTATTTCACATAAGGTAATTGAGTGTGAAGATAGATTTGATATGGATACGCATTGCGGTCAAATTGATTATACAAAAGCAGAAATCAAAATAAATAAAAATATGAATGATGAAATCAAAAAAGAAACTATAATACACGAAATGCTCCACGGAATATTGGCACATCTAGGTTATGAACAGGCAGAAGATGAACAATTTGTCAACGCATTATCAAATGCAATGTACCAAGGATTTGAAATCAAGGAGGTTGAAGAATGACAAGAGATTTAACGAACATAGCAAAACCGTGTCCTATGTGCGGTTCTAAAAGAATTTATATGCCATTTCCTAAAATAGATGTTTTGTATAGTGTACAAATTCAGTGTGCTGACTGTGGACTTAAAGGATTTAAGAATGTATGTAAAGATGTTGATATTGATGAAGCGATGGAGAGAACAATTGAATATTGGAATACAAGAGTATGAAACGAATCATAGAAGCAAATAAGGAGAGTGATTAAGATGACGGCAAAAGAGTTTGAAAATTTTAAGATTACTAATGAGGCAGAAAAAGACGAATTTTTTGTTAAAATACATAGGCTAGTGGAACACGCTATATTTGAGGAGTTGATAAAAAAACAATATCATCATTTGAATATAACAATAAACATAGAGGCAGTAGAAGAAGGAGAGTGATTAAATGAAAAATTGTAGCAACTGTTTTTGGTGCAGAATTGCATTTAATACAAAATATATCTACAAATGTAAAATGGGTAAACGGTTGTTATTCAACAGTGAAAATTATATGAATAAACCAAAGTTACACGGATATAGGTGTAAATATTGGAAAAAGGAGTGGTTAAATGACAGTAGGAGAACTTATTAAAGAATTGAAAAAGTATGATGAAAAGCAACGAGTGATGTTGTATTCGCACGGTAGATGTGGAGTAGCAGAACAAGATGAAATATTAGGCTGTTATGAACAAGAGATATATGATGAAAACGATTATGTAGTAGAAGAAGTAATCTCATTGTATGAATATTAAATCGTTATAAAGATAGAAAGTGAGGAATAAAGAAATGGATTTAGGAGCCTATGCACAGATAGAAGATATTGAAAGAATAGCAAAAGCTAACGACATAGAAGTTCCACGTTTGCGTGGGTACAGACTTATGAAAGATGAAAAAGAGGTTGATTATACCGACCTATTTGATGGTGCTGATATAGAGTGCGTTGAGGCGTTATGTACAGCAGTACCATTTTGGTCAAATAAACCATATTACTGGACGTACAATAATTACACAGAGTATCTTAAGCAATTTTTCATAGAATATAAAGATAATGAACCTGTAAGAGTAAGATGGGAAAGAATACACGGATGGAAAAGAAAGAGACTAAAACTTGCTATTCACAACTATAAGAAACGTATTAAAACACAATATGATATGTGGAATAAGTATGTAGGTCGTGAAGATATACTATATATCCACTCCAGAATAGGTGGTGGTAATTGGAGTTACTATTTCAACGAAGTAGTGGGAAAGCCTTGGTTCATTGAAAAAGTAGATGATTACTACGATGAAACATATTGTGATATTTATGCACGTATTAAACTGTTAGAAAGTGAGGATATGCAATGCAAATAGTAATTGATATACCAGAATATATTTATAGAGAAATCAAATTAAATCCTTATAAATTTATACTTGATTATAGTGATAGAATAGCTGACGAAATTTTAAACGGTAAAATTTTATCAAGAAAGTTAAAGGAGAAATATGGAAATTGAAGTATGGAAAATAAAAAATCATACTGTTGAATACTATGATGATGAACATCTCTATCTTGTAGATGGAGAGATACTTCCTAGCATAACTACATTACTAAAAAAGAAGTTTGGTAATAAGTATGATTTTGTTAATAAAGATGTTTTAAAGAAAGCAAGCGAAAGAGGTACTGCTACCCATCTTGCTATTGAAGAGTATTGTACTCAAGGTAAAGAAAGCAATTTAAAAGAACTTCAAAACTTCAAGTTTCTACAAAAGCAATACGGATTTGAAGTATTAGAAAATGAAGTTCCTGTAATACTATTCATGGAAGATAAGCCAATCGCAGCTGGAAGATTAGATTTAGTATTACAAATGAATAATGAAATTGGTGGTGGAGATATTAAATGTGTTTCAACACTAGATAAAGAATATCTAGGATACCAATTAAACCTATACAGAATAGCATACAGACAATGCTACGATGTAGAATGGAAATTTTTAAAAGGAGTTCATCTTAAAGATGACAAACGTAGATTCGTAGACATTCCTATTAACGAACCTCTAGTATGGGATTTCGTAAAAGAGTGTTTTGAAAATAAATAAATAAATAAGGAGATTTAAAAAATGAGTTTAAATTCAGTAGTTTTACAAGGAAGATTATGTTCAGACCCTGATGTTAGATATACTCAGGATCAGAAAGTAGTAGCAAGATTTAGAATTGCAGTAAATCGTTTTAAGAGAGACGAGGCGGACTTTATCAATTGTGTTTCTTTTGGCAAATCAGCTGAACTTATCGAAAAGTATTTTAAGAAAGGTTCTGAAATACTTGTAAGCGGTAGAATCCAGACTGGTTCTTACAAAAAAGACGATGGCACTACACAGTATACAACTGATGTAATTGTAAACGAAATCAATTTCTGTGGTACAAAGGATAGTAATGCTGAAGCATCAGCTCCATCACAGAACACTCAGGATAATAATTTCTTAGACATTCCTGATGTCGTTAATGATGATGGACTCCCTTTCTAATGTAACGTAATTCATTTTTAATGTTCTTCTAGGCTATGCCCACTTCGGTGGGTATGGTCATGAAGAAAGAAAGGAACTTAATGGTAGGTAAAGCAAATAAACTTATAACATATCTTGTTGGTCAATTAGAAATCAATAAAGATAAAGAATTTGAAATTAAAGAATATAAGCCTAAGCGTAGCAGAAATGCTAATAATTATGCTTGGAATTTAATAACTAAAATTGCAGATGTGTTAAGACTAGACAAAGAAGAAGTGTATTTAGATATGCTTAAGCATTATGGACAGTCTGAAATGGTTTCAGTACTTTCCGAAATAGATGTAAAAGGTTATTTTAAATACTACGAAAAAGTAGGTGAAACTGTACTTAATGGTAAAGAGTTTTCTCACTACAAAATTTTCAAAGGAAGTTCAGAATACACAACCTCTGAAATGAATATATTTATTAGCGGAATAGTACAAGAAGCAGAACAATTAGACATAGAAACTCTAACTCCGATTGAGATAGAGAGACTCAAGCAAGCATGGAAGGAGTAACTTATGAAGATTAAATTAAAAAACTTAAATGTAGGCGATGATTATGGTGTATATGTAAATGAAACAATGGCTTCTCATTCTGGAGAAGAAGCAGAAGTAATAGAAATCTTTTCTATCGGATCAAGTGCTAATGGCAAGCCACCTAAAGATAGTGGACTTTTAGGCTATCATTTGAATGTAGATAATAGTACTTATATTTATACTGCCGATATGTTCGGAGAATAAGTATGAAAAGTATAATCCAAACAGAAAAGAAATGTTATGTGTGTGAAACTACATACAACCTACACTCTCACCATTGTATGCATGGTACTGCAAATAGAAAACTTGCAGACCAAGATGGATTAACGGTTTATCTTTGTTACGAACATCATGAAGGTAATATGGGTGTGCATAGTAAGAATGGACATGAGTTAGATTTAGAATTAAAACAGTTAGCTCAAAGACGATGGATGGAATATTATAGTAAAACAGAAGATGACTTTAGACAAAGATATGGTCGTTCGTATTTGACCTCATAATTTTCGTTTTAAGACGTTTTTAATATTCAAGCAATAAAATATTCATCTAGATAATAAAAATCAATTCTAGATGGCAAAGAATGTGAACTAGACATAATTCACGCAAGACGAAAGGAGTAATATTAAATGGAATACGCAAGAGCTGGACAAGTTGTAACTTTAGAAACAAGAGCAGATGCTGAAAAAAGTGTTGATAAAACAAAAAGATATCAACAGATTTTATCTATCCTAGGTGATAAAGAAATGACAGCTAAAGAAATTGCAGTAGAAATGAACAGAAGAGGTTATGCACCTACTGCTGAAAGGAACCTATCAGCTCCTAGATTGCACGAGTTGATGAACAAAAGAATTGTTGAACCTATTGGCAAAAAGAGATGTCAGTATACAGGTAAGACAGTAGCAGTCTATAAAAGAATTACAGAATAGCAGAAAGGAAATAGGGGTTAATGGATAATAAAAAATTTTACTGGATTAAATTAAAAACTGATTTTTTTAATCAAGAAGCAATTGATTTTTTAATGTCACAAGAAAATGGTTGTGAATATATTGTTTTATATCAAATGCTTTGTTTAAAAACAGCAAACAATGGTGGGTTAATGTCAACTCAAATAGGAGAAATGATAATTCCCTATGATGCAAAAAAAATAGCAAGAGATTCAAAATACTTTGACATTGATACAGTGATAGTAGCATTAGAACTTTTTAAAAAATTAGGTTTAATTTATGAACAAGAAGACGGATTATTAAAAATGTCTAATTATCACGAGATGATAGGTAGCGAATCAGCATCTAAAGATGCTATCAAAAAAAGAGAATACCGCTTAAGAAAAAAGTTGAAAGACAATCAAGCAGACATGCTAGTGGACAAAAAGGGGACAAATTGTCCGACAGAGTATAGAGATAAGAGTATAGAGTATAGAGATAAGAATATAGATATAGATAAAGATATAGATATAAAAGAAAAAGATATATCTAAAGATATATCTAAAAAGAAAATCAGAAATATTATTCCACCTAAACTTGAAGATGTTATTAATTATTGCAATGAAAGAAATAATGGAATAGATGCACAATACTTTATTGATTTCTATGAATCAAAAGATTGGATGATTGGAAAAAATAAAATGAAAGATTGGAAAGCAGCGGTAAGAACTTGGGAACGTAATGATAAAAACAGAACAAATACTCAATGTAATTGGAGTGGATACAATGAAGCTAATACAAAAATTTTAGATAATATTTTTTAAGGAGTTCAAATATGGTTGAAGGATTAATGAATAACATTGCTAATAATTCTAACATAAAAGTTGAAGAATGCGATTATCTCAAAGATGATATTTGGTATTGTGGTAAATGCAATACTCCTAAACAGAGAGTTATAACTGTTGGTGGTATGACAACAAAAGTCATGATGTTATGCAAATGTAAAACTATCGAAAGAGATAAATACGATGAAGAAGTTAGAATTAAAGACGAGCAAAAAAGAATTAGAGATATGAGAAGTGTAGGCTTTGCTGAATCTGAAATGAAAGACTGGACATTTGAAAACGATGATAAGTCTAATGAAAAATTAACAAATATAGCTAAAAATTATGTTGAGCATTTTGATGAAGCAAAAAAAGATGGTCAGGGTTTATTACTGTTTGGATCTGTTGGTGGTGGTAAAAGTTATATATCTGCTTGCATAGTTAATGCTTTAATTGATAAAGGCATTAGTGCTACAATTACTAACTTTGCTAGATTAACCAATACACTATCTGATAACTTTCACAACAAACAAGAAGTATTAGATAACTTAAATAACTTTGACTTGGTGGTTATTGATGATTTGGCAACTGAAAGAAATACTGAGTACATGAACGAGCTAGTATTTTCAATTATCGATGCTAGATACAGAAACAGAAAGCCTTTGATAATTACAACAAATTTAACTGGAGATGATTTAAAGCATCCTAAATCAATAGACAAGCAAAGAATTTATTCAAGACTTATGGAGATGTGCATACCATACGAGGTTAAGTGCAAAGACAGAAGATATGTAAAACTTAATGATAAGTTTAATAAATACAAAGATTTATTAGGAATGTAAAGGAGATTAAAAATGAAATTAACACAATTAGTAAATGCAATCAACGAAACTGATTTAAATCAATTATCTAGTGAAGAATTAATTAAGCTTGATAGTGAATTGCAAAAGCATATTAAAAACGCAAAGGTTAATATTGGGTTAACTAAACTGATGGATATTTTCACAACATCAGAAATGGCATACCAAATGGCGTTAGAAGATACTAGCAGAGAATATGGACTTGAAGATGAGGTGACATACAAGCTTAAAAGATTATTTAACGAGGCATTAGAAACAATTATTGTTGCAATGAGTGAAGCTTCAGAAACAACTGGCTTAAGAGAATCTACAGGCAGATGGGGCTAGGACACATTCTTTAGCACTTTAAACATGGTTTAGATACAAAGGTGAATATTTTATCACCTTTAAATATAAAATAGCAACTAGACACAATTCACGTTGCGAGAAAGGATATAACAAATGAAAGTAAAATACGATAACGGAGCACACAAAATTGAAAGAGCACATAGAACAGATGCAGGAATTGATTTAAAAGCAGCTAAAGGTGGAATGATACCACCTAAAGGTTCAGCAGTATTTGATACTGGAGTTCATGTTGAACTACCTAAAGGAACTTGTGGTGTGTTAATGAGCAAGAGTGGATTAAATGTCAATTATGGCATTACATCTACAGGACTTATTGACGAGGGTTATACAGGTTCAATCAAGGTTAAGTTATACAACCACTCAAGTGATGAATATTACGTTAGTGCTGGAGATAAAATTACACAATTAGTTGTTATGCCAGTACTTTATGAAATGGTTGAGGTTGTAGATAAGATTGATAGCAACACAGAGAGAGGAGATAAAGGTTTTGGCAGTAGCGGAAAATAAAGATTGGAACGGTAATAAGATTTCAAGCTATGCCATACTAGGTGCAAGTAGTCATTCGAAAGGTGAAAGAGCTAGTAATGACTACTATTGCACACCACCTAAAGCAACTAGAGCATTGCTAGATGTTGAGAAGTTTAATCACAATGTTTGGGAATGTTCAGTCGGTGGGGGTGACATGGCTGAGGTATTAAAAGAATATGGATACGATGTTAGATGTTCTGATATTGTAGATAGAGGATATATTGACACTGAAGAATTAGATTTTTTAGTTACTAAAGATAATGATAGAGACATCATTACAAATTCACCATATTCAATGGCAAAGGATTTTGTTAAACACGCTTTGGATATATCAAACAAAGGAACTAAAGTGGCTATGTTATTAAAAATTCAATTCTTAGAAAGTAAATCTAGAAGACCTCTATTCGAAGAATATCCACCTAAAGTTGTATATGTATTTTCTGAAAGAGTTATGTGTGGGAAGAATGGTATTTTTGGCACTGAAAGTTCAGCAGTTTGTTATTGTTGGTTTGTCTGGGAAAAAGGATTTGAAGGTGAACCAATAATACGTTGGTTATAAAGGAGAATTATTATGAATGATTATAGAGAACCTTTATTAAACGATGGCGAAGATATGTATGATTACTGCTATCGTACAGGAGATTATGAAGATCAGTTTTGTGAGTTTTGTCCTCACAAGTCTGAGTGTAGTGGTTATGAAGGAGATGAAGATTTTGATTAACGAAGCAGATGCAGTTGAGTACATAGTCAACTTACTCAAAAGAAAAAACATAGATGTTGGTATTAAAGGCAAACAATTTATAGCAAATGAAATTGAAACTAAAATAAAAAAGCCTAGAGTAGCACCAATTATTTATAGCAAGTGGATGATTGATGATGTTGATGGTGAATTGAAATATCAATGCATTCATTGCAAATCATATCACGATACTAAAAGTAATTATTGTGAAGTTTGTGGAGCAGAAATGAAAGAGGTGACTATATATTGAGTTTTAGAACAAACAACTATAAAGACGTAAATAAGTGGAGAGAAGTAAGGAATGCGGCAAAAAGGAGATATGCCAAAAGAACTGGAAGCGGTGAATATCCGCCTAAGCCATACACATCAAAAGAAGACGAGCTGATTTTAGCTCATAGTATTCCCGACAGAGAACTAGCAAGTAAATTAGAACGTTCAGTTAGTGCAATTCAAAAGCGAAGATATGTATTGAAAAAGGATTAGATTATGATTGAAAGTAAAATTATATGGCATAAAGATAAGCCAAGAAAAAACGGAACATATTTTGTTATAACAAAGAGTAGGTTTGGAACATATTATGATATTTTAAATTTCGCAAAAAACTTATATAAAGTCGACAATTATGATTTTTATAATTCAAAAAGGAGTGGTTGGTACAAGTACGATAGTGAGTATGGACATTACGAAGTTATAAATGTAGTACTATGGGCTGAGTTACCAGATCGCGAAAAAATACTTTCCAAAGTAGAAAAGGAGAATAAGTAATGAGATTTAATAAAAAGTTATTTGTACTAATAGACGAAGAGAATGTAGCAATTACATATGCACGTTCCAAAGAGGAAGCTATGATTATTTTTGAAAAACGTTTTCCTGATTTGGTTGGAAGTATGATACATGAAGCAGAATTTGATTTTATGGGTATTGCAGCGTTAAAAAAATAAAAAAGTTTCACTTGCCTGCTAGACATAATTCATACATTGTGCTATATTATAAAAAAGCAGTTTAAGGAGAAATAATCAATGGTTGATATATTTGATGTAACATTAAGTTATGTAGATGAAGACAATATGTGCTTTACTTGGAATAGTAATATAGGCTGGGGAGAATTACAGATAATTAAAGATGAAAACGATAAATGGGTTGCTGATACTGAAGCAATGTGCGATAACGATGATAAATATTTTATCAAACAAGTGTTTGACAAATGGCTAGAAGATATAGAGGTTATTCGATGAATATGAGACTAGACAAAAATCATACTATAAAATTGCAAGCTTTAAAATCACAGTTGCAAACCTTAGTAAGTGATTTTAAAAATAATAATTTCCAAATAGATAGATATTGGTTTCTTGATGAACACGGAGTGTTAGTAAGAATAGAACCATCATATTCAAATTTTATGGAAAAGAAACAACATATCTGGAATGAAATTATTCAGGTATCAAAACAAATAAAAGAATTAGAGGATATGAATAATGATTAAAGTCGAGAATATAAATGTATACAACATAACAAGAGCGGTGTATTCGGCTAGAAATGCTATGAATAGTTGGAATAAATCAGATAGCGATTTGGACAATGATATATTAGGTGAAGCCGATTTAGATTTAGCAAAAAGATTATACAAAGCTGGAAATGAACATCGAAAGTATTTAAGGCAGATATTTGTAAGTATGGATATAACATCACATCATATATTTTGGGGCGAGTTCGACACATACAAGATTGGAGTTACTAGAAACTCATGTTCTAAGATGCATAGAATACACGTTAAGTCTTTTGAAAAGGATGACTTTTCACACGAGGGCATAGATGAATGTGGTGGACGTACTGAAGAAGTGTTCAACATAGTGTTAGAAGAGTTAGAAAGATTAAGAGTTTTATTTAATGAAACCAAAGAAAAGAAATATTGGAGAGCTATGTTAGAGTTGCTTCCTCAAGGTTATAACCTTAAAGCTACAGTTAGTATGAATTACGAAAACGTAATGAACATTATAAACCAAAGAAGTAATCATAAACTTTTTGAATGGAGAGAGTTTTGTGGCATTCTTCTAGATTTACCATATGTAAAAAAAATCAGAGGTGAATAGATGCTTCTCTTATTCCTTATATTGTAAACAACCTTGCAAGTTACCACTTATATATACAACCAACTTGCAAGAGTTTACAAAAAACAAAAAGAAAGGACTGGAGTAAATACTTAAGCATCTTTAAAAATACTTTTACAGACGATTAGTATTCGTTTAAAGATGATGGTTTAGAGTTGGCTAGTTGTATATTTTTCTAAATGTCCATAAATTTTGTGGAACTTATTTATTTCAGCATGGTGTTATATGAGTATTAAAAAAATAATACTTTTACTATCCCTTGTTTTTGGATTTTGTTTTACAACTTCAGTTAATGCTGAAACTCAATTAGATAAACTTCAAAAAGAATTATCTGGTAAAGAAAAATCTCTTTCGAAGATTAATTCGGATATTAAAAGTATTAGTGGTCTAATTAAGAAAGATAGGATTTATATAAAAAACATTGAAGACGATATCACATTTTTTGAAAGTATAAAAAAGCAAATAGAATCTGGATATGTTTTAGATGTAGCATATTCAACAAGCTTGAATAGTTACAAGTCTTTTCTAATCAGCCACAAAAAAGAAGCCTTAAAAGAAATTCAAGGTTATAAGAAAAAACTTAATAAATGTACAAGTAAAAAGAAGAAACTAAGAAAATCAATTAGGACTCTTAAAAAGAAAATAAACAACATTAAGAAAAAGAGTTTCAATGGTGTATTACTTAGTTACAACGAACACTATAATGTTTCTTCTAACAAATTAACAAAGAGTAAAGGAGTTGTATATTACAACGGACACAGAGAAACATATTACAGTCAAAAAGTATTAGCTGGCGGTGGATTAAAAATATCTGGAAGACACGTTGCGAAAGATGGAACTGTTAGAGATAAAGACGGTTACATATGCGTGGCTGCTAATCCAAGTTTTTATCCAAGAGGAGCTACACTTATGATTAGTCTCGGTCCAGCTAAAGTATACGATTGTGGTTGTGCTTATGGTACGATAGATGTTTATTGTAACTGGTAATTAAAAAAGGAATAAGAGGAGTGTTTTTTATGAACGCAAGGCAGAAGGCAAAGAAGTATAAAAAAGAATATCAAAGATTAAAAGAATTAAATAATCCTATACAGAAATTTCCTATAACAGAAATTAGATGTGAAAGAAAAACTTTCAAATATACCTTTGGTAACATTTATCCACATCAAGTTTTAAAAAAGAATGAAACAAACAAAGTCATATTATTAAAAGAAGTAAAAAGAGAATTGGCTAAAAAATTTGCAGAATACATAGAAAAAAATATGACGGTAACACAGTATAACGATAACGACTTTTATTTTCCAGATGAATATGAGGCTACAGTATATATAGGGTTTGAAGATGGGCAAAAAGAATAAAATATCTAAACGTGATCGCTGCAAAGGTTGCGGTAATAAACAAGCATACATAGACAAAGATGGACGTAAGAGGTTCTTTTGCATAGCTTTTGAGGTTATGTACATGAACACAGATTTGAATATGTGTCCGCTAGAGTATGAAGATAAAAAAGAAATCTGGCGTAGATATGGATATACGCTGGAGGAAGAGGACTATTGTCCTTATGTTAAAAGAATCAAGGAGTAAGCTATGAACTGGAGAGAAAAATTAATCAGCATACTTAAAGAAAAAAATATCACTCAAAAAGACTTGGCTGAGTTATCTGGTGTTAATGAAAGTACATTAAGCAGAGCATTAACTGGCGAGGTAAATCCTAGTATTAGAACAATAAGAAATATTACAAAAGCATTAAATATAACAACTGATTGGCTGTTTGGTGATGAAGACGGAGAGTATACTCTTACTACTGATTCTGAAATAAGTATTAACGATACAGCAAGTGTAAGCAGACCATTAACCAACGGCGAAGTAGTGTTAAATACATTTAATACAACTGAACATTTTAATAATTATAACAACACGAAAGTTGTAACACCGTTCGGTACATTTGATAAAGAATGGTGGGACGCACCACATACAAATGAAACGACTAATATTTGTTATGATGATTTTGATACACCTCATTGTTCTAATTGCGAACACATATTATTTGCAAGTAACAAGTTTTGTCCGTGGTGTGGAAGAATGATAGTGAGGTGAGAATATGTCTGAAATAATAAATGCAAAAATTAGATATGTTTCAATCAGTATGGCTGATCATGGAGTATTAACATTTAATTTAGGATTAGATCTAGGAGCAAGTTTTTGTTGCTTTGGTGGTTATGTTATAGGGCATGGATATCTAGATGCTAAAGAATTTGATGCTACTGACAAAGGTTTAACTGCCATGATGAAGATTATGGATGTTGTCGGCGTAGAAAAATGGGAAGATTTAGAAGGTAAATATTGTAGAGTTAAATCAGACGGATGGGGTAGCTCTATAAAAATAATAGGCAACATTATGGATGACAAGTGGTTTAACATAGAAGAACACTTTAAAGGAGAATAATATGACATTAAAAGAGTTTTTAGAATCATGTATTGAATACGATATCGATTTTTCATTTTCTAAATGGGGCGATGAATTAGAGGTTATTGATGAAGTGAAAAACGAGGACGGATTTATTCTTCGCTATAGGAAAACATTTGATGCTTCTGAATTTATTCCTTTGTATAAGATTATCGAAGAAACTTTAGAGAGCACTATAGATTTCGTAAAGGAAGATGAATAATTAAGGGAATTAATATGGATATAAATGAAGCTATTAAAATATTAAAAATAGAATTACAATGTTTAGAATTTCAGATAACAGGAGTGACACAATGCCTTGATGAAGATTGCAATCATTGTAAATATAAGCCAGTATCATTTGGAAAACAAATTGAATGTCACGAAAAAGTTATAAGATATCTTGAGGCTTGGAATAAAATCAAAGAACAAATTGAAGAAGAAAAAAGTTATGCTCACGCTGATTATAACGAATATAAAAATGATGTTTTAAAATTCGATCATTACTATATCGATGGAGATTATCCGTTGCCAAAAAACTATTTTGGCGAAGGAATGGAAAGAGCAGAGGATATTATTAACAAACATTTATCAGAGGATATAAGATATGAAGAAAGCACTTAAAGAATTGATAGAAAATGCAAAGCCATATGATAGCAGTAAATACTTTAATAGAATAATGTTTTTATCTAACGGTGTTTATAATGGCTTTTGGGGAAAGAATGATTACAACAATATTTTAATACTTGCCCAAGAGTGGAATAGTGGTGAGTGGTATAAGATTACCAAAGATGGGCAATGCTGCGATGTGTTTTATACATACAAATGCAACATGAATTTTAATTTGGACATTCCTAAAGAATATGGAATACCATCGATATGGTTTGATAATCCGATAAGAATAAATAATTCTTTAGCATTGTCATCAATAACAGGAACAATAATTGATAGGAGCGAGTTATGAGTGAAGGAAAATTAGTTAAGTTTGGTGTAAAGATAGAGAAACTTTGGGAAGAACAATGGAGTTTTGGAATTTGTTTATCTCATTGGGGAGACGAAACATATTTATATATAAATCTTTTTAAAAGAACAATAACCATTGGCAGATTTTATGAATAAGCATTTAGGAGAATAAAATATGAATAGAATAGAGATAGAAGAATGTGACGACATAGAAACATTAAGAAGATTATGTATAAGACAGCATAGTGCAATATTAAGAATAGGTGAAACATTAGTAGATAACAGTAAATCACATTTGACAGATGAACGTACATTGGTGGAAATTAGGGAAATATTAAGATTTTCAGACAACCCAAAAATGGGTTATTAGAAAGGTATAATTGCAACTAAATATACAAGGGGAATTGTTCGTGTTGATATATGTGGAAGTCGAGCAACAGATTGATTGGGAGCAAAAGGTCATAGGTCAATCAATAGAAAAAGGAGAGTAATTAAATGGATAATAAATTTAGACCAACAGAAGTTGGGTGGTTAATGGTTAACGATATTTTTTATTGCGATGGTCAAAGATATAGAATATTAGGATTAGGCAATAAAGAAATAAATAATGTTAGATGTGTAAATTTAGAAACTAATAAAATAAAATGGTTTGATACTACATCGGATGTGGAAGTCCTGAATGCTTAAAAAGAGTAAGCTTTATGAAAAGTTATTAGTTGAGAGGTGTGATATGAGAAATACAGAAGATGTTATTATTAATGGGAAAACTTTAGAACAAATACTTATAAGTCATGAAAATTGGTTAACTAATGATGACGATAAACAGGAAGCAATATGTGCCGATTTAAGCCATGCTGACTTGAGCTTTGTTGATTTAAGAGGTGTTGACTTGAGATGTGCTAATTTAGATTTTGCTGACTTAAGTGGTGCAGATTTAAGTAATTCGTGTTTAGCTTTTGCAAGCTTGAATCTTGCTTATTTAATTGGTACTAATTTGTGTAGTACAAACTTGGGTTGTGCTAGTTTGCGTAATGCTGAATTGTATCGTGCCAACTTAAATGATGCAGACTTAGATGGTGCTAACTTGAGCTGTGCTAGTTTGATTGATACTGATTTAAGTAATGTCAACTTGATTAGTGCTAACTTGGCAGGTGCTGCTTTAGATGGTGCTAATGGAAGCTTAATTGAATATAGAAAAGGAAAGATACTAACAGAGCCTATAATCGGATATAAGAAGTGTAAAAATGATGTAATGGTAACTCTTGAAATACCTAGAGGTGCGATAGTCTTTTCTATCAACGGAGTTAAATGTAGAACTAACAAGGCTAAAGTAATTAATATAGACGGAAAAGATAGAGCATATTCACTCTTTGATAACGAAATATCATATTATGTAGGAGATGAAATCACAATATACGATTTCAATTGTGAATATAATATTCAATGTGCTAGCGGTATTCATTTTTTTACTGAAAAAGAAAAGGCTGAAAATTATTGTTATTAAGGAGATATGAATGTGCAGAATAATATATAAACCACGTTGTTCAAACTGTGGTGCAATAATAGAAGATGAAGTAGCTTATGGCTATAATATATTAGATATGCCAGATTTTATGATACATACAGAGCCTTGGTTTTATCCGAATAGGTGTAAATCGTGTGGCGAAATATTTGAAACAATTGAATTAAAACCACCTAAATATGAGGAGAATAACTAAAATGACAAATGAAAGAGCTATTGAAATATTAGAAGTCGCAAAAGCCGAAATTGAATGGGAGTATCCACTCGATTATCAAATAGCTTTAGACATGGCAATTGCAAGTTTAAAGGCTCAATCTAATAGTAATAAGTGTGATACTTGTGTTTATAAATCCGAAACCGATGGAAGCAACTGTTACGAATGCGTTAAAGGTATCCGAGACAATTATGAGGAGAATTAATAATGTTTAAGAAAAGAGTTAATAAGTACATGATTAGTTATCATTTCACAGAAAATACAGGTAAACAAGGATGGGGAAGTATCATAATAGAGACTGGTTTGGATTTTTTAAAATCAGAAAATTACAATATACTAATTGATTCAATCATACAACAAACTGATTTAGATCAAGTAGTTATAGTAAATATATTAAAGTTAAAAAATTAATAATAAGAGGTGATATAGATGAAATATATAGCAATTATTGATGATGAAATGTTATCTGATTTTAGAATAGATGAACCGATTCTTTGTAATGGTATGTCTGTAAATGACAAAGTAATGGTCGTAACCGATAAATTAGGCTTTACTAGAGCTATTCAGTTAAAACCACTTAAAAAAGGACATTGGATGAAAAGTAATATAGGTGGGGCTAAAGTATGTAGTGTCTGCAATGCACACATGGGATTGAGCGGTTTTAAGTTCTGCCCTAACTGTGGAGCGGAGATGGGAGAAAAATAGTTATGATAGCATTAAAACATTATATTGCTTATTGGAGATACTTTAATGACCATTGTTATAGTAGTGACCAAGAACCATATACTTATACAGACCGTGAAAGATTTTTGACTAAAGAAGAGGCGGAGAAAAAAGTGGCTGAAGAATTTTCAAAATTCTCATTGTGCCCAATGTCTGACGTAGAGTGGTTTGCAGATAGATACTTAAGCAATGCTAGCAAGTCTTTCTACGTAAAAGAGTGTGACAAAATATATTTTTAAACAAAGGAGAACAAGATGTCGTATAGAACATACGTAAACAACAAACAAGTATTCGGGAATAATGAATACTACCAAGAGTGGGAAGAATTTATAACATCTAAAGGTATTGAAATAGATGAAGACGGATGTTACGAGGGCGAAATTGATGATGTAATGGGGATGTTTGAAGTTATTGATAAGATTACAAGAAGATTAATAAATGAACGGCATCAACAGGTTGTAAATAAAGAAAAAGACTTTATGGGAAATCCATATACAGAGTTAACGGATTTATCTAATTCGATGTGGCTTGATGATGAACAGTCTATATTAATGTTTAACGAGAGAATGGTTAGCAATGCTTATTGCTTTTTGCCTTATCAAGTTTATTTAGCCGTAGAGGACATCATTGAAGAAACACGTTGTACTGATCCGAAATGGGTTTTCAATACATATAAGTTAAAAGATGGCAAAAAGATAAGTGTATCAGGTGGATAATACAAAAGAAAAGGAGAATTATTATGATAAAAGGAGCCTATAGACCAATTTACTCGACGCTAGAAGAAAAAAGATTGTGGGAAGATATAAAGAGTGGAAAAGGAATCCCTCCAATTGTTGAAACAAATATACCATTACAAAAAACGTACCACCAATGCCTAAGAAAAAGAAAAAATATAAAGAAAAAATATAAAGAAAAATACTCTTGGGTTTCTGTAAAAGACAGATTACCTGAAGTTAATAAAGAAGTACTCGTATATTTATTTTCTAACAATCAACCGCATATTGCTTGGTGGAATGGCACTCATTGGCAAACGGATGAATTTGTTTTAGACGATTGTGAATATGAGCCACTTGCTTGGTTTCCATTACCAGAACCATATAAAGGAGATAATTAAATGAAAGATAAATTAGAAATAGCAAAACGTATAGTAAAAGAAAATATATACAGAGCACCTTATGGTATTTATAACCATTCAACTTGTAGTCCTAGTGAAAGTGAATTATTATGTGCTATTGATATTGATACACACAAAGAAAAGGTAGGAAATATTGAAGCCGTTGCTGCCGATGATTATTTAAGAATTGTTTACAATACAGAACTTCAATGTATAGAGGTTGTTGGATTGTCAGATAAGGAATTTAAAGAATTAAAATGGTATTACAATAGTATGAGCAAAGCAATGAATAAGGAGAATTAATATGAAAATATTTACGGATTATATCAGCAGACAAGAGGTTATTAAAAGCCTTGATTGTCTTGACAACATTGAATGGATTGAAAATGCTCCAATAATAAAACAAATGCTTATAAATGTAGTTAATAGCATAGAACCTGATGCTCAAGTGCTAAAAAAATTAAAGAAACTAGAAGAATACGAAGAATATCAAAAAGAATGCGAAAGCTATCATTCACATTAAATAAAGGAAAATTAAGGAGTGTGATATCGATGACGTTGGAACAGATTATTAAAGAAGTAGGCTTAACGAAAGAACAACTTGAAACTGTTGTAGATACTTATAGCCATAAGAATCTTAAAGATACTCTTAATGAACAAGTTAAGTATATTGCAATTGTAGAAGATATCAAAGAAAGTTTAAGCAAAGTTTTATTTGCAAGAGAAGTATCAGATATCGGATTAGCGAACGAAGATATGAATAAAGGTGCAATAATTGCATATCAAGATATTTACAATCGTATTTCGGAGTTAGAACATGACGAACTTAGAGAAGATAGTACAAATTAATCAAGAACACTTTGTCGATATGATAGTGCAAAGCTATTGTATTACTGACGATTATGAAATATTAAGAGCAAAAGCCATGCAGACATATCCTTGCAGCAAGTGTAGATTTAATTCAACTACTTGTCAAAAGGATATGCGTGAGTGGTTGTTAGAAGAGGAGCATAAAATATGAGAGTAGTATATGATGAATTAGTTAGCAATAAACAAAAACTGATAAAGCAAAGAAGATTACTTGAGAAAATAGCACATCAATATAATATTGATGGATTTAATGCAGAACCATTTGATTACGCTATTGAATGTTTAGATACACTTGCTGATATATGTGGTGATGCAATAAGAAGTTGGGAGTTTGTATATGACGATAAAAGAATTAATTGATTGTGAAAGCATACTTGTGACTTTAGTCATGAGTTAATGAACGTTTACAGAAAGGAGTTGTTTATGCTTAAAGCTTATAAATATAGATTGTATCCAAACAAGGAACAGCAGATATATTTTTCCAAATGCTTTGGGTGCGTTCGTTTTATATACAATAAAATGCTTGCAGACAAAATTGAATATTATAAACAAACAAAACAAAAGCTTAACAATACTCCTGCTCAATATAAAAAAGAATTTACTTGGCTTAAGGAAGTTGATTCGCTAGCGTTAGCAAATGCTCAACTAAATTTGCAAACTGCTTACAATAACTTCTTTAAAAGACCTGAAGTTGGTCATCCTAAATTTAAAAGTAAGAAGAATCATTATAATTCTTATACTACAAATAACCAAAAAGATAATATAAGAATAACCAACAAGTATATCAAGTTACCTAAAATTGGATTAGTTAAAGTAAAGAAGCATAGAGATTTTAACGGAGTAATAAAATCGGTTACAATTTCTCAAAATCCATCTGGAAAGTATTTTGTTTCTGTTTTAGTAGATACTATGGAACAACATAAATTATCTGCAAATAAAAACAAAATAGGAATAGATCTTGGTATAAAAGAATTTGCTATTACTTCTAACGGAGAGTTAATAAATAATCCAAAGTATTTTCTAAAAGCAGAGAAAAAATTGAGGAAACTGCAAAAGGATTTATCTCGATGTAAGAAAGATAGTAAAAACAGAGAAAAATGTAGAATAAAAGTTGCAAGGCAGTATGAAAAGATAACTAACCAAAGAAAAGATTTTTTACACAAACTTTCTAAAAAACTAATTAACGAAAATCAAGTTATAGTACTAGAAAGTCTTAAGGTTAAAAATATGATGCGAAATCATAATTTAGCAAAAGCAATAGCAGATGTATCTTGGAGTGAATTTGTAAGACAATTAGAATATAAGGCTGAATGGTATGGTCGTGAAATTATAAAAATTGATACATGGTATCCTTCGAGTCAAATATGTTCTAGTTGTGGATATAAAGACGGTAAGAAAACTTTATCTATTAGAGAATGGACTTGCCCTATTTGTGGTATACATCATGAAAGAGATATAAATGCTGCAATAAATATTCTCAACGAAGGTTTGAGGATGACAACTGTGGGAATCACAGAGATAGCCTAGGTAAACTTGTTCCGTTAGGAATATTGACTAGGAAGCTTATGATTTTAATCATGAGCAATTCACGAACTTGCTTATTTGCTATTTACATTCTTACCAGATATGGTATAATTATTATAGTTAACTAGACGAAATTCATAATCTAAATTGCTCTATACAGAGTGATTCTTTTTTACAAACAAACTAGACAAAATTCATTTGGAGAAAAAATATGATTGAATGTCCTTGTAGAAAGTTGTTGCAAGAATACTTTGTGGACAGAACTGTTATTCAAGATTGCTCTATTAGAAGTAAATTGCTGCAATTACCTAAATACAGATATTATAAAAGTTTATACGATGGGACAATTAAGCCCATTGAAGATATTATAAAAGTTTATATGATGGGACTAACTGTTAAGTGACCAAAAACATAGAAATATGTGATTAAGCATACTCGAAAGTGGGCACAATAAGTCTTTTGAGATATGGACTTAACAGTAGGTTTCAAGCCTAAGTGACTGCTACTGCCGAAAGGTATGTTGCAGATATGAACTACGTTAGATAGTAAGGTAAATACACACCTTTAGATGTAATCTTCAGTCTGAAGCTCTGTGAGTGCCAATCAAGAAACATCGCTAATGCCCTGCGATGATAACAGAGAAACACATATCCTCTATCCGACATTGGCAAGAAGAAAAATACTCCGAAAGGAAGGTGGTCAGAAATGACAAATTATGCATTTGTATTGGATGCTGATGGAAAACCATTATCACCAACAAAAGAAACAAAGGCATGGTATATGATTCGAAAAGGTAAGGCTAAATTAGTTAGTAAGTATCCTATGGTGATACAACTTAAACGCACTATACCTGATGATGAAATATGCAAAGATGAAATACGATGTGGTATAGATGATGGTGGTTTACACGTAGGTATTGCAATAGTGCAGAAATGCAAGACTAAAAACAAAACATTGTTCAAAGGAACAATAGAACAAAGAAATGATGTAAAGCATTTAATGGAATTACGTAGAGGTTATAGAAGATACCATAGATACCATAAAAGGTATCGTGAAGCTAGATTTAATAATCGTAAATCTTTAAAAAGAAAAGAACGTATCGCTCCTAGTATATTACAAAAACGTCAAGCAACATTAAGAGTTGTCAACCAACTTAATAAATGGATCAATATTAATTCTTATTGGCTTGAAGATGTTGCGATAGATATAAGAGCATTAACTGATGGATACAAACCTTATAGGTGGAAGTATCAAAAATCTAATAGATTAGATGAAAACATACGTAAAGCGGTAATCTTTAGAGATAATTATAAGTGTATGGAATGTGGTAAAACTAATACTAAACTTGAAGTACATCATATTAAACCACGAAGATTAAATGGTTCTAACACTTTTGATAATATGATTACTTTATGTAGCAAATGCCATCAAAAGACAGAAGGTAAAGAAGAACAGTATATGCAACATTATTTCGATATGCTTTTTACTTATGATACAAAAAAACTTAATTATGCACAACACGTAATGATAGGTAAAACTTGGTTAAGAAAACAATTATCTGAACTTGGTACTTTGTATTTAACTAATGGTGGCGATACCGCAAATAAGCGTATTGATTGGGATATAGATAAATCACATTCAAACGACGCTGTCTGTATTACAAACTTAAAACCTGATACTACGGATATTAAAGAGTGGATTATTAAACCTATGCGTAGGCAAAGCAAAGCAAATACAGATAATGTTTTAGGTATCAAGCATAGAGATTTAGTGGAATACACATTCAAAAATGGAGAAACGCATAGAGGCTATGTTACAGCCCTATATCCCGAACTAAATGCTTTGAATTTCCAAAGTCCTACAAAGCATTGTAAAAAGGTTAATGCTAAAAAATGTAAGTTACTTTGGAAATATAATAAAATATATTGGCTTAATAATGTAGTTTAACTACATTTAAGTACATTTAAACACGATAGACTATATAAAAAAAGGAGAATAGTATGATTTTTACTTTTTGGGAAGGCAAGATGCCTGACTATATTAAACTATGCCTAGATACTTGGAAGTTTGATTTCACTATTTTAAATTATAGTAACTTATTACAGTATACAGACATAGATATTAAAGGAGTGAAGACATTCACTTTACCACAAGTGTCGGATGCTGTTAGAGCACACGTATTACGTGATCACGGCGGTTATTGGTTGGATGCTGATACTATTATAGCAACTGGTAAATTAATTGAAGAAAACGTAATTGGTGACGTTACAAAGAGAACTCATTCGACTGGTGTATCTCATTATACAGAAGAAGCTAAAGACTTCTTTATCGAATGGGCTAAATATCAGGACAAAACTATTGCTAATCCTAATCATTCAAAACACTGGTCCGTGTTAGTTAATATGTTTACTGATACATATGTACCTAGCCACAAAGAGGTTAAGATATATCCTATCGAAAAATGCAGACCAGAATTAACAATGATTGAAGGTGGAACAAGTCGAAGCAATTATATCGATTTTTATTTCAATCGTAATTACATTTTAGAAGATGTTAACGATGTGGATATGTTTGTTCTTCATAATTCTTGGACACCTGTTAATTACAAATCTTTAAGCAGAGAAGAAGTGTTAAAACAGAATTGCACTTTATCAAATATATTAAGAGAGGTGAATGAAATTGAATTGTAAATATTTAATTATGTGTGGCGGTAATTATACTAGATGGGATAAGCCTAGACAATTATCAAAAATAAATGATGAAGTTTTAGTTGAAAGAACTATTAGATTATTAAAAAAATATGGAGCTACTGACATAGCAGTAACTACTAGTTTAGATCCAGCCACATATGATTACTTTGATTATCTTCCTTGTGAAGTTATTCATCGTAAAAATGAATTTACTGTTACGCCAGAAAATAAAATAACTGGGTATTATGTAGATGCGTTTATGCTAACAGAAGAACCAGTGTGCTATCTCTTTGGAGATGTATACTTTTCAGAAAACGCAATCAAAACTATTGTTGAAACTGAAGTATATGATATACAGTTTTTTGCATCTGCCCCACCATTTTCAGAAGATTATATTAAACCTTGGGCAGAACCTTTTGCTTTTAAAGTTAATGATACAGAAAAATTTAAAAAGGCTATAGAGCAAACCAAGTTATATAAGGAACAGGGCAAGTTCAAAAGACATCCGATAGCGTGGGAATTATGGCAAGTAATTACAAATTATCCATTAAATCATATTGATTATTATTCATATCATGCTATCAATGATTACACTTGCGATATTGATAAGCAACAAGATATTGATAAGTTAATAAAGGTACTTGAAAACAACGCCATTGTAACTGATGATAATACTGAAGCTAAAGAGTTAATTGATTCTTGTGCGGAGTTGCAAGACAAAATTCAAAGAGGTGAAACAAATGATTAAAAAAGTATGTATTTGTGATAGATGTGGTTCAGAGTGTGAAGAATCTTTTCGCTTGATAACTCCTACAAAAGCCAAAAAAACTAATATGTATTACGAGGGAGAAAAGTGCGAAGAAATGGACTTATGTCCTAGTTGTAAGTACGAGTTTGATAACTTCTTAAAAATCAACAAATCAAAAAGAAAGAAAATGTCAACTTATGATTTAGTATCTTTAGTATCAAGTCCTGAATATATGCCGTTTGATAATTCTACGACGATGGTTGATGTCACATCGGAAGGGTTAGACAGAACTAATAGAATTATTCTTAATAGTGGAATGCATTGTAAAGTATTCTATCCAGAAAGAGGTGACGAATAATGAAAGATATATTTTATGATTTAACAATAAGTGTTGATGGTGAAACTTTAACAACAGTACATAAATTATTTCAAGATAACGAAAAAGATTGCCCATCACTTTCAATGATAAATAATATAACAACTACAAGAAAGTTAAATGATCCAGTTGAATTAACAGTTACAGGATATACAACGCAAGAAGATTTAATTCATTTTTTAGAAAAAACTATTAGGAGATAAAGCAAATGGGAAAAGGAAAACCTAGGCATAATCCAAACAAGCCAGTAAATTTAATGGGTAAACATTGCCCACGTTATGAGGAAATACCAACAGATAAAGGTGTGATTTATTATTGTCATGGTGGTGCTTGTAACGATGCTAAGAAGTGTAATGGCAATCCACATAATTGTGTAAAAACATTATACGCAAGAGCTGCAAGTAGGAGTGATAAGCAAATAAACGATGATGTTTTTCGAAGGAGATAGTATGAAGATATTAATAGCATTAATGATTATAGGAATGTCTGTTGGGGCATTGTATCCAATATTTAGAAAGTAGGTGATTAAATGAAAACTAAAGTATATGGAATGTCAGATGATTTAGTGGAAATTGAAACAGAGCAAAATATATATCCCTACGATGAAATAGGATGCTTCGATTCGGTGGTTCGCATCTTGTTTACAGATGACACGATTATCCATGTTGAATATGGTAAAGACGGCAAGGGCATTTGGAAAATAGAAGTAATGCACAAAGGAGATGCCAAACAAAAACTGATAATTTGTGATGATGAAGATGCAGACATATATAGCGATATATTTGAGATTGATGCAGATTTTGTTAAATGTACTGTAATATAAGAATACGAGCCACAAGGCAGAAAGTGAGGAATAATATGACAGATAAAGAAAAAATTAGCGAATTAAAGAATTTAGTTGAAGTCCTTTGTGATAATATATCTGACCAACCATCTGGTTGTGACGCTTGTTGGTTATATGAGGACGGTAATTGTTCCAAGGAAATCTTATACGAAAGGATGAAGGCAGAAAGTGAGGAAACCGATGCAGATAGTAATTGATATAAATGAAGAAGATTATAATGATATAAAGATTGGTAATACTAGACTTTGCAGTATTAGAAATATCGCTGTATATACAATTGCAAATGGCACACCACTTCCAAAGAGTCACGGAAGATTGATTGATGCTGATGCTTTAATTGAACAGATAAAAAAATCAAGATGTATAGATTGCAACAGTATTAATGGAGTCAGATGCAGAGCTTGTCAATATGATGATGAAATGGCTGACATTGATGATGCTCCAACAATAATTGAAGCAGATAAGGAAAGTGAGGTGTAGGCATGACAAGACTTGAAGAAAATAGAATGGTTGTTAATGAAATGGATAGAAGAGTGCAATGCGAGCCATCTGGAACTTATGAGGAAAAAGTAGCATTTTCGCTTGGTGCAATTGCTACAATGCTTGCAGATATATCCAAAAGCCTTGCAATCATTGCTGATAAGGTAGAAAGTGAGGAATAAGGAATGACAGTAGGAGAATTAATTAAAGAGTTGAAAAAGTATGATGAAAATCAACGAGTGATGTTGTATTCACACGGAAGGTGTAGTGTAAAGGAGCAAGATGAAATAATAGGCTGTTTTGAAGAAGATGTGCTTGATGAAAATGATAATGTAGTAGAAAAAGTAATTTCATTGTATGAATATTAAAACCTTATACAATGTAAGTAAAGGAGAGTGATTAAATGACAGATGAAGAAAGAAAATTAGCATTGTATTGTTTAAAAGCAAGTAGCGATTATCATTCGGAAGTTTGTGAGGAATGTATAAAATATCCTAATTGTGACCATACCATACAAGATGATGTTACTGAAATTATTATTAAAGCATTAGAGCAAGAGCCAAGAAAAGACGATGAAAACGAATTGAAATTTTATTATGTTGAATCAATAGACGATTATTGGATTGGTCAAAGGCTCGACAACTTCTATTATGCGAATTGGGATAAAGATATAGGGTTTGTATGGTCACATTCAAGGTATCTTCCTTGGGGAGAACATATCGTAAATGAAAACACGTTATGGAAAGAGCACACATATCCGTCAGAGCCAGTGGAGATACCATTTACAAAGTGGATTGTTGGATTCATGAAAAAGTATTCAACAGAGTCAAAGATAGGATGCGATAAAAATCATAAAAAGGCGAAATGGAAAATGCATACAGTAGACAATGGATACAATATAGATTGGAAATGCTCAAATTGTGGATTTACAATGCATACTGATTTCTTTGGCTACAAATATTGTCCTAAATGTGGTGCGGAAATGGAGAGTGATTAAATGGATAATAAAGAAGCAATCAAGAATATAAAAGAGCATTGTTATTTTGCAAACCTACTCCCACAGGCGAAAGAAGCACTTGACATTGCAGTTCAAGCATTAGAGCAAAAGTCAAAGACAGGACATTGGATAAAAGTACATCCATTACAAGCAGATGACGAAGGAGCTTATATGTGTTCTTGTTGTAAAGTTGGTGATTGGAATTTAAAAGGAACAGAAAACTTTTGTCCTAATTGTGGAGTGGAAATGAAAAGGAGAATAAGAGATGAAGTGTAATAATTGCGGACAAGAAATAACCAATGTGCTTATTAACGAGTTTCAATATGATGGGTCTGATGGAGATAGGTTGGCAGAAATTGAAGATTTAGGTGATGAAGTATACGGAATAAGCACAGACAGTCATTGGACAGGTGATGGACTAGATGACGAGGATTGCTATGACACTATATTGTGCCCTATATGTAAAAAGTTTCCTTTTAAAAGCAAAGAAATTAATAGGCATGAAATACTATACCTAACACTTTGGAATACTTAATTTAAGGGAGAGTGAGTAAATGTATTATTACTTTTGTAAAAAATGTAATCAATGGTATATTTTACAGAATACTTGTACTGTGAATAGATGTTATTACTGTATGGAGGAATTGATTAAATGAATAATAAAAGCAAACTGTTAATAGATGAATTATCTAAAATGCCACCTATGGTAATAGCAACAGCGTATCTTCACGCTATTTACTATACCAGATATGGCGAAGATGTTACAAAGAAATGGGTAACAGCTACCCAACAGGCGTATGCATTAGAAAAGGCTTATGATAAGGGCTATTATGATGCCTTGCAAAGACAATCAGAAAGTGAGGAAAGTAATTAAATGAATTGTAGTGAATGCAAATATAGATATATAGTTCATCCAAAATATGGCAATATTGAAAATAGCAAATTTGTCATATGTTCATTTAAACCAAAGTTAAGAAATCATCTTAATAGTGAACCTAAATGGTGTCCTATAAAAAATGATAAGGAGGAAAGTAATAATGGGAACAATTAGAAACAGAGTAACATTAGTGCATCATTGGAATCTCGATGAGATAACAAAATTAAGAGACGATGCCATTAAGACATTTAATAAAGTAATCGAGCCATTCGATATAGACATAGTAGGTCCTATAATGACTAGCCCTTGTAATGCAGAGTATACATTTATGATTCAGGGTGATTGTTCTAAAAACGGATGGACAACGTCTGACAAATTCATTGATATTCGTAAAGAATGGTGCGAAAAATACAAGAATAATGGAGCTGTTATTGTTGTAGTAGACATGGGCGAGGATTATCCATCGTTCATAGATTTTGACAGTAATAGAGAATAAGGAGAATGAAAAAATGCCAACTAAAGATTTTGAAAGAATAGAAGGAATTAGTATTGTAGGTACTTACAATGGTTTTGATGGGTTTGATGATTTTATTCATGAAAGAAAAATGAAAATAGATAAAGTTATATTTAACAAGCCAGCTACTATTGTATTCTGGAAAGACGGAACAAAGACAGTAGTAAAAGCTGATGGAGAAAAATTTGATCCAGAAAAAGGATTAGCAATGGCTATATCAAAGAAAGCATATGGTAACAAAGGCAACTACTATAACATATTTAGTAAGTGGATTAAAGAGGATAAATAAATGATAACAAGAAATGTAGAAGTAAATATAGTACCAACATCGAGAGAAATCGCAGATGCAATATGGAATATGAGTAGTGGTGGACAAGCAGACTTAATGTTGGCTTTATCACAAATTTACGATAGCAAAACATCCGATGTATTAATGCAATTATCTTGCATTAATGATGCTATCGATGAAGAATTAACTTGGGAAGAAAAGCTAAAGATAATTTATTTATTTGAAAGTATTGTAGAGTATTTAAAGGACGGTGAATAAATGAAGAAAAATAAAGTATTTATGGTTCATTATAAATGTGCTACGTGCAGAGGAAATTTCTATTTCACCAAAGCATACAAGCATATTAGTAAACTTAGTGGTACAAAATATTACGTATGCAAAAATTGTGAACTTAACGAAAGGATAGATCAGTGAAAACATCAGATATAATTATTAATTTAAATCAATTAAAGAAGTTTTGTGATTCTAAAATCAAATCATCTAAATGGGATAGCGACATTAAGATGTGGGAAGAATCAAAAGAAGCGTTGGAAAATGCATTAAATATTATTGTTAAAGGAGGAAATACAAATGAATGAAAATAAAATAATTAGAGAAGCATTACAATGGGGAGTTGAAAATCCACCAAAGGATTATTCTCCAGAAGAGTGGAAAAATATTTCAGAGTTTGCAGCTTATGTAGCAAATAATTTTAAAACAATCAAGTGTTCAAAGTGTGGAAAGATATTCAAGGAAGAAGATGTGATTGTAAAGGCTGGTTTTAAGAATACACCATATTGTGTGGAATGCTTAGAAAAAGCAGTAGGCATCAATCTTGTGCCACCTAAAGTAACATCAGCAGAGAGGTAATTATTATGACTGTAGGAGAAAAGATTAAATTAGCACTTGAATACAATGGAATGACACAGACCGAATTGGCTGACATAATGAACTTACCGCAGTCATCTATTAGCAGATGGGTAAATGATCAGAGAATTATTCAAACAAATAATTTAAAAACTTTATGTGAAGCATTAAATATTTCAGCAGATTGGTTACTAAATTTGAAAGGGGACAAACTTAATGATATTGATATTAGGTAGAAGTGGTTCTGGAAAAGATACCGTTGCAAAATTTATTGAAAAACATTACAGAAAGAGAATACTTAAGTCTTATACAAATAGACCTAAAAGACACCCTAGTGAGAATACTCATGTTTTTTTAGACAAGGAAGAACTAGACCAAATTCACGGAAGAGTGTGTCAGACAGAAATAAATGGTTATTTGTACTTTGCAACAAAGATACAAATGTTGACTAATGATGTATACGTTATAGACCCTAACGGTATGCGTGAATTATTAAGCAATATGCCCGATATGAGATTTAAGGTTATATATGTTAAGGCTGACAACGAAACTCGCAAAGAACGCATATTGAAGCGTTTAAATGACGAGGAAATATACCAAGCAAGAGAACAAAGTGAAGCTTGGCAATTTACAAAATTTGAAGAAGAAATTAACAATGGCAAGTACAATGTTGATGTTATTGACAACAGTGGTGATATGGCAGCATTAGAGCAAAGCATTGTTAAGATTCTTGGTTAGATAGGAGCAATAATGTATTACAAAATTGTGTGTGGAAAAGATTTTAAAGCAAGTAAAATTATTAAGCTTAATGCCGATGAATGGTATGCAGTTAATACTGATACTCATGTTCTTTTTAGTAAAGAAGACGGTAGCAAAAAGATGGCTTTCAATAGAAAATTTTTATTATATTATGAACTAGAGGAATAATTATGATTCCAAATGAATTATTAGAAAACAGAGAAACAATAGAATTAAACTTTATAGCATCGTTATACAAGGATATAAGTTTATGTGATGATTATAAAAACATAATAAATGGTACAGATATAATAACAGATTCTGGAAAAATTTATTACGGCATTATTTCTAATATGTATAAATTAGGGTATGAATCAGCAGATGAAGTATCCGTAAAGAACTACCTAGATTCTAAACCATCAATAAAGAAGCAATACAAACAGTTTGGTGAGTTGAAACAGTCTGTTAATATAGATAATATAGAAGCGTATTACGATGAATTAATTAAATCTAACTTCTTAATCAAATTGCATTCGGAAGGATTCAATGTTTTAGAAAACTTAAAAGAGTTTGCTAATATGTCTTGCGAAGAAGTGTACGATTACTATGAGTATAAGTTATCAGACATAAACCTAACTAGTATTCAAAAATCAGAAATAGAAGACTTGTCAGACTCTGAAGGTTATAATGAGTGGCTTAAAGAAGTTATCAATAAAAAGAATATTGGTTTTAGAATGGGTAGCCAATTTATTGACTATACTACATCAGGCGTTCACAGAGGAGAACTTATGTTGGTGATTGCTGGCGGTGGAAAGGGCAAGAGTTCATCATCTGTACCATTGTTTATTCTTCCAGCAATAGAAGATGGAGAGACAATAACTATTATATGTAATGAGCAAAACTCAAAGCAATGGAGAAATATGATTATATCAACTGTATTGTTTAGCAAGATTATAGATGATACAGGCTTGACTCGTGCTAAAATAATGAAAGGTTCTTATAATGATGAACAAATGCAAAAAGTAGAAGAAGCTATTGCATGGATAGGTGCTCAAAAAGGGCGTATCAGATTTAAGGCTATGGATAACTATGATATAGTTAATGTTAAAAAGGTAATCAGAAAAATGTCAAAGCAAGGTTGCAAATATTTCTTTTATGATGTATTAAAACCAGTTAAAGATTCTAGCGACAAAGCGTGGGCAGAATTAGCTGATAATGCCAAAGAATTATATTGTATAGCAAAAAAAGAAAACGTTGCTATAATTGCATCAGCACAATTAGCTACGGACTCTTTACATAACAAGTTTTTGGATCAGACTAGCGTAGGAAAATCAAAGGCTATATGTGAATGTGCAGCTGTAGGTATAGCCTTTAGACATTTAACCGATAATGAGAAGAAGTATATAAAACCTTTTATAGTAGAAAACGGACAAAAGAAACTTATTACATTAAATGATAGTAGTAAGTATATTATAGTATTCTTTTTAAAAAATCGTTTTGGCGATGCTGATAATCAGATTATATTAGAGTTTAATCAATCGCAGAATACTATTAAAGATATAGGCTTTTATAAAATGTCTTATGATGATGAATTAAAAAAAATATAAAAAATTTAACTTTAAACTTGACAAAATTCACACCATCATTTATACTTAAGGCATACCAAATGAAACAAGTGAATATTTATTGAACTCCCTTCGAAAATGTTTATTTTTCGTTTGGTAACATAGCGGAGTAGAGCAGTTCGGTAGCTCGTGAGTCTCATAAACTCAAGGTCATTGGTTCAAATCCAATCTCCGCAATTTTTTTATCGTAGGCATGCTAGTTCCAGACTAGCCTCCTTTCTTAAAATAATCAATTATACTGATAACAAAACAACAGTAAAGATAAGTAGTTGGTTGACTTTAAAACCGTCCTACTTTAGCGGTATAGTACAAGTGGTTAGTATATTGGACTTTGACTCCAATGATATAGGTTCAAATCCTATTACCGCCGTTAACTAGACAAAAATCATAGAGAATTGATGCAGCATTTCACATAGCATTTGGTAGAAAAATCTTCCATTAATTTAGTGGTGAAAACCAAACCTTTTTTGTTTTTATTGTATTAATTCCTATACACATATATTTACATTGACATTGTTTAGCACCAAGTGCTATGTGAATTATTGATGATATTATTTTTATAATATAAATATAAGGGCAGGAGTTGTCCGGTTAGCTTGGTAATAAAGTGGATATTAATCTACTAGTCCCAAGAATCCTTCGACTTTAGCCGTGGGAGACTCAGAGTGCGTGGAGTAATTATAAGTTACTCTTAAACCCACTGTAAAGGATTTTTAAAATTGATAGCTAACAACGGTTTGCTTTTTGTAGCATAGCTATAATGGGGATAAAACAAACTTTTCTTAGCAACTGTTTGTAACTGAGTATTATACTCTCTTATATTTGTTTTTAGGATAGGCAAACCGTTGTTGTAGTTATCATTAAGAAAGTGTATAACAATATACTCCAATATTTTTTTCATATATTTTGATTCAATCCAATCATAGGAAAATTTCTTGATGCGGATTTTCCACGAAAGTCTTTTGCCGCATATAGTCGTTAGCAATCAACTTTTTTGTTGGTTAACATACTATTCATTTTTTATACCTCTTGATGAATAGAGTGAAAATTGCCATACGGATTTTCATCGAAAGACTTTTGCCGTGCGGAAACCTCTTAGGAAAGTATGCAAGTAGACAAAGCAGGCGGTCTGTAAAACCGTTCCTTCGGGTTCAAAGGTGCAAATCCTTTCTTTCCTATTCTAAGGTATATATACCTATTAGGGATGTAGTTCAATCTGGCAGAACGCAGAGTTTGGTACTCTGAAATTGCAAGTTCAAATCTTGTCATCCTTATGCGAGAGTTAGAGAGCAAATGATACCGAAACTCAGTGAGGTGTTAAGTTAATTAATGCTTCAGGCTAATATCGGTGATGTGCAGTTTGCGGTTAACTATAAACCGTACATAGGTTCTTGGTGTAATGGTAGCACGCTGATCTCCAAAATCAGAAGTCGTTTTTTGGGTTCGATTCCCCGAGTTCCTGTTAAGCTATATTAGCTGATTGATTTCATATTATTTTCTGCTGGGCACGTTAATAAACGTGCCCTTAGAGATAATATAAACTAGACAAAATTCATTGCAAAATAAAAGGATTTTAAAAATATGAATTATATAATACACGCTTGTCCTCAACGTGAATGGTATGTAGATGAATTTTTAGTACCGTCAATGCTTGAGCAAGGAATAGACGTTGATGACATTATTATTTGGATAGACAGGCATGGTGTGGGCAATTTAGAGTCTTGTATGCAATCATTTAAATATGTTCCTGAAGATGGACACACATGGCATTTACAAGATGATGTTTGCATTAGCAGAGATTTTTATGAAAAAACACAAAAGTATAACGATTTCGATGGATTAGTTTGTGGTCTTTGTACTTTTTATGATAAAAAACGTAAAGACTTTTATAACGAAGAAAGTAATGATTTATCAATGTTATGGTTTTCTTTTCCTTGTATAAAGATACCTAATTATTTAGCTAATCATTGTGCGTTACATTATTACAATTCCAATGAGTATGATGACTGGAAAGAAAAGAAACGTGGTGATGATTCTGTTTTTAAAAGGTATATAAGAAAACACAAACCTAATACAAAGTTTATAAATCTTAATCCTAACATAGTAGATCATATCGATTATTTAATTAACGGTTCTACATCAGCCAGAAAGAAAGTTGGTAAGAGAGCAGAATCTTTGTATTTCGAAGATAAATCAATAGTAAAAGATTTAACCAAAAAGATTGGAGAGCGTAACGATGAATTGGAAAGACGGAGTGATTAGTATTTTATTCGGAACTTTAATAGGTAGTACATATGCCACAACTAAAGATGCTGCAATAGCATCGGTAGTTTCAACATTTATTATGTATATATCACTATTCATTATAGATATTGAATGGCAAAATTATATGCAACGCAAGGGGAGAAATAATGACTTTTAGGGAATTAATTGATAGTACAAATACAGAATTAGCAACGCTTGCAGAGGCTATTAATGTTGATGCATCTACATTGACGAAATGGTACAAACATGGAGATAAGCCACATAAATATTTAAGAAAAGATATTGATAGATTTTTTGGAAGAAAAATTGATTTAGAATATCAACCTATGTTTTTACCAACGTGTAAACATAAAGGATGCTACAACGAATATGATGGTAAGTGTATGCTTTTGTCTAATACATTAGGATATGAAAAAAAGTGTCCGTTTTATTATGAGGATGCTATGAGGTGGTAATTATGATTGAAGAAGCTAAATTTTGTTTACGCATGATGTTTTTATTAATTTTAATGTTTATTTGTTTATGTTTGTTAGGACATAGTTTAAGAAAACAAGATAAAGCAAAAAATACATACGAAGTTCAATATTTCGATGATGGAAAAATTACATACAAAATCATAAAAGATAAATTAGGAGACGTAGTCTTCTGTGAACCAGTAGGTGATAAGTGTGGAGATTAAAAATGGCAGAATAGCTCGGTGTACAGAAGCCGAGCTATTTCTGTTTTGGATGAAACGTTGGAGTAATATTATAGACTATTACTCTTTTAAAAAAGAATGTAAAAGATTAGGTACTGTAATAGTTACAGAATCGGAAGAGGTGAACGATAATGAGTAACTGTATGCGAATGCTTACTGAGGAAGAACAAAACCAGCAATTGATTGAGTTTGATACCGTTTCTAAGACTTGTGTATATACTGGCGGAGTATCAAACCTAAAGCCTACTCAATTAAACTGGAATAAAGAATATTGCGAAGGTTTATGTATGGATTTAGAGTTCCTTACATTTAATGAAATAGTAGAGCAGTTAGGAAAAGATAAGATGATAACTGTTTTTGTTCAAGATCCTTTTACTACCGAGGTATATCAGTATGGTAATTACAAAGACACTTGGATGTATTTAGGGACTTTTGGGGGATACGCATGATTGAAATAGAAGAAGATGTCTTGAAAAAACTCCTTGAGCAGTGTAATATAGCATTGTCTAATACATCTGTAAAGGAGAAAATGGAAGTAAAGAATCATCAATACAGTATTTGGCAAGGAGCTGATGGCTTCTGGCGAACGCATTTAATGGTTGATGGTAAAAGAAAACTTATAAAGAAAAAATCTAAAGATAAACTAATTGAGCAGTTGAACGAACATTATGAAAAATTATTTCTTATTAATATAGAAGAAATTTTTCCAGAGTGGATCGAGTACAAAACCGCTATGGGTGTATCAAGTGCAACTATAATCAAATATAAAAGTAATTACAAAAGGTTTCTAAATGACAAAGAAATATCTCAAATAGATATCCGTTCTATAACCGAGGTAGACATTGGTAATCACATAAGAAGTATACTAACCAATGGAGAGTATACATATAAATGTATCAAACAATTCTACCAAATGTTAAATGGTATTTTTAATTATGCAATAAGAAAACATAAGCTTGAAAATAATCCTTGTGATTATGTAGAGATAAAGATGTTTCAAAAGTTTTGCAAAGAAAATTATAAGATGCCAGAAGAAAGGATATTGTCAGAAAACGAACTTGTTACTTTATGGAATAAGTTGGAAGAAGACCATATATACAAGCCTGAGTTGATAACACCATATGCAGTACAGTTAGCTATGCTTACTGGATTAAGAGTCGGTGAATTGGCTGGATTAAAATGGGAAGATATTGATTATAAGAAAAACAGAATAGTAATTATGCGTTCTGAAAAACAAGATAGAATAAATAATTGTTATTACATATCAACTACCAAAACAAATAAGATAAGATTTCTTCCTTTGACAGATAATATCAAAACATTGCTAGAAAGACTTCATGCAGTAGAAGAAGAATATGGATTTTTAACAGAGTATGTGTTTTCAAACAAAAACGGCAAAATACATTGTAGTGCTATTTCAAGCTGCGGACGTAAAAAAACCAAGCAAGCTGGAATGAAAAACAAAAGTATTCACGCATTAAGAAGAACATTTAACTCTTATATAAAATCTTTAGGAGCAAACACTTTTATTGCATCAAGCTTACTTGGCAATTCTATTGAAGTAAATAACAATTACTATACTTATGATATTGGAAATATGGATTATAAAGCTAGCTTAGTAACACAACTTGAATCCATGGTTACTCAACCCGAAAAAGTAACCACCCAAAAATCAAAAGTAACCAATTTCGACTATCCCAAAATGACGGTTTAAAGCCGAAAAGTAGCGGAGACGGTGGGATTCGAAATCAGAACTAATAAAAAAATGGCTTAAATTCAAGTATTATACTTAATTGATTATTAAAAAGTAACCAAAAGGTAACCATATAAGAAAGGAGAGCAGATGTATTAGACATTTTAAGTTATATAAGAATTTATTTTTTTATAAATAGTTTGTTATATACCTTAAAATACTTTTCAAAGTAGTTTTAAAGTGTTATTATAAAACAAAGGAAGGTGATTACAATGAAAAAGATAATTAGTTTATTATTAGTATTAATATTATGTTTTAGTGGAATCAATACTGTAGATGCTAAAGAAAAGACAGACAAGGAAGTAGCAATAGGACTAATAGACGGACTTATTAATGAATTAAAAGCTATTGGACACGATAATTTTAATTCATATGATACTGATGATTTTAGAACAAAAGCTTCTAATTGGATGGGCAAGTATAATGATGTATTGGATTGCATCAGATTAAACGGAAGAAAAGCAAGCGATAGTGTTTACAATTTATCAGCTACTAATTTTAATTATGAAACATTTTCAAAAACATATGAATATTATGATTATATAGGTCATAGAGACGAAAACAACGAGTGGTATCAACAATACGAAAAAGTTACAAAAACAATAGACTACAGAAACTATTATAATTATTATCTAACACATTTAGTATTTTTAAAACAAATTATTAATAACACAGAAGTAAAACAATACGAACAGTTGGTAAAAGAATGTAATGTATTAAATTCAGAAACTGGCAAATACAATTCTCTTATGTGGAGAAGAAATGCTGCATGGACATTTGCATTACTGCCTGAAGAAATTAAAAAATATTCATACTATAATTCTTTAAATTTTTCTAACTTCAATGCAGCAAGTTATGTTATAAATGAAAATCAATGGTTTGTAGAACACGTTGGTTACCCTAAAATTGAAACGCCTAAAATTACAACAACAATAGTAGGTAATACATCTACAATAACAAATATTGTAAACCAGTCTAATGTAACTAATTCAAAATCAAGAGTTAATCTTGGTATCAAAAACCTCAAGGCTAAAGTAAAAAGGAATAAGGTAACAGTATCATTTAACGAAGTTGATTTCGCAATGAAATATCAGATTCAAATTTCTTTAAAGAAAAATTTCAAAAAGGCTAAAGCGTATAATGTAATTGATTCAATCAAGACAATCAAAAAACTAAAGCGTAAAAAGACTTATTATATTAGAGTTAGAGCGGTAGGATATGATACATTGGGCAAGTGGTCAGTGAAAAAAATAAAAACTAAATAAGCTATTAAGGATTCTTTAATAGAATCATTAATTATTCCTAAATAAAGAGGCGTACCATTTTCGGTACGCCTCCCTTTTTGACATAGTATTCAGATAGGATTTATCTTTCCATTTCTCTTATAAAGTTCTGCAACATATCTTTGACATTTTCATCATCAGTATCTTGCATTAATTTGTAAAGTTCCATTTTGACATCTTCTTTGTTATGTCTGCTTGTACCCATGATATAGTCGTTCGAATTACCACGCATATAATCACGTCCGTAACTATTCTGACCATATCTCATGGAACTTCCTCTAGCATAAGAAGAGTTTGATGAATAACCATCATCTTTCTTCTCCATCTTCTCTAATTTATAAATTGAACCAACAATTTTAAAAATATTATCTAAAGAAGAAGTTGTTAATGGTTTTTCAGATACTTCATCTAATGCTTTGTATAGAGTGTCGCATAATTTATCCATAGCATCTATCATATCAAAATCCTCCTCTCTACGCTATTCGGCTAACAACAAGGTTAGCGTTTGCTACATTAATTGTAGGAGCTGGAGTAGTAGCTGGAGTTAAGCTTTCGCTTGTATTCTCTACAGAAATATTAAAGCAACAGCCTCTAGGTACAGTTACTATAGCCGTACTCGTTACATTAAAGTAGTTGTTTGTTGATGGTGGAGCTTCTGCAGCAGCAGCTGGCGTAACAATAGCCTTACTAGTTGTTAACGGTTCTCCGTCAATTGCGATAGAAACGCTAACAGGAGCTGGAGCAGTACCACCTTCAGGTATGGCTATATTGCCATTAAATGTTACTTGGTATCTTGCAAAGCATGAATTAGGACAATTTACAATGCCCCTTAATGTTAAGATACCACTTCCCTCACGATGGATAACATATCCTTTTGGGCAGCCAATAGTTGTATTCAATAATACAGGCTGACTAGGTGATACAGATTGAATAGCAGCGTTTGTATATTCAGCCATAAGTAATCACCTCATTTCTAGTATGAACCGCAACCACAGCCTACATTCTGAGCACAGCAATTAGGATTCTGCACGATGTATGCAGGTCTAGGTACTGGTGCAAGATATTGCTCTAAAGCACTTGTTTGAGCAAAGTTATCTGCAAGTAGTGTTTGTGTTTGAGTATTCTGACTAGCTGATAAGTTAGCCATTGTAAGTTGTCTCTCAAGATCAGCAATTTTCTCGTTTTTAGCATCAATCTTATCATTACATAATTGATCTAAAATACGCTGAGTATTATTGTTGTTAGCAACAAGAATATCTCTTATGCCATCGCTAATAGTACTTCTGTCAGCACAATTTTCAGACTGGATTACATTCTGTAAGTTGGCTGATGCAAGTCTTGATTCGCAACAACAACTTGCTAGCTGTGACTGGAGAGCGTTAAAGCCACTATTCATAGCTGTCTGATTTGCGAATGATTGCTGCATATTAGCAATTTGTCTTGAGTTATCTGCGATTTCTGCTTGGGCAAATCCATTAGCCACATTTGAATTTACACCTGCGAAACCATTACAAAGAGCACTCTGAATATCGCCAATACCACTTGTCAAAGCAGCTTGATTAAAACCATCTTGTACAGTGTTACCAACTACATATGGAGTGCCATTTCCATTACCGCCAAAGCCGTTGTTCCAACCGCCTAATAAGATAAAGAGAAGTAAAATCCACCAGCCAGAGCCGTCTCCGAAACCATTTCCGAATCCGCCACCATTACCACCATACATAGGTGATACTGGCATTACCATTCCTTCATTTCCATCTAAAGCCATAATGAACCTCCTTAAATTTATTTATATATTGCAATATATATCGTGTGAATTTTGTCTAGTGTATGCTATATATTTTTAAATCCGTTTAATAACATCTGCAATTGATTTGCTTTTTCAACTGCTTGATTGTATTGTTCTTGTGTTAGTTGACCGCTATTCAACATTTGTTGTATTTGTTGTTTAGGGTCTCCGTTATATGAATTTTTAAATTGCATAAATTTTTGTATAATATTATTATTTCCATAAGTATTAAATAAAGGATTACCCATAATATTTACCCCCTAAATCTTTTATTGTTTTCTTTTTCTGAATAGAGTTTATCTTTTATCTGTTCTAGCTCGTCTTTTAAATCATCAAATTCATCTTTTGTTACATAAGAAGTTTCTTCACGCTCCATAACATTCACGCTAGGATTTGGAACTTGAGTATCTCTTATCGTGTAATCTAACGTCTTTATTGTAGGCATACCCGATGCATCTGCTGATTTTAAATAGATAGTCTGTGATTCGCTATCCCAAAGTTGAACAGTAGTATTAGGGGCTACCAAATATGATTTAGCACCAGCTTCTCCAGATACCCATGTTATGTTGCAACTCTGTTGTTGCTGAGGCATTTGTGGTGCTGGTTGTGGGTAATATATTTGTTGGTAATTTGTAGGAATATTAAATGCCATTTTTTACTCCTTTCTAAAATAAAACACAGGAACTTCATCGCCACTATCCCAAGTGTCAAAGTAATTTCCTCCATCCATAACTGCAACAACGTGCGTTCCAGTACAAAGTAAATAATCTCCTGTCGAATGATCAATACAGAAATCTTTAACCGTATAACAGTTAGGGCAAGAGTCTAGTATAATATATCTTTGATATCCTTTGCTCATAAGGAATGAACCCCAAACATTATTAGATGATGGCATATCATTCATTTCAAGCCCTTGCAAGCAAAGTTGAATATATGTTGTTTCCCAATCTTGGCTTAAGAGTTTAGAGATTGCACGAACTGTGCAATCCCCAACTCGCAATGCTTTAGGATTAGGATTGTAATAAACGTATCCCATAACATATAACCTTTCGTTGTTTTATAGTAATAGTATAGAGTAAAAAAATGAGGTGTACTTATACACCTCATTTATGAAAATTATACAAAAATTGTAAAAAAATGGAGTGACTTTCATCACTCCATATCTAATAATCCTAATTCAATTAGTTTTAATATTTTATCCTTTACTCTGCGTGCAAGTTTAGAAACTTGTGCTTCACTAACATTCATTTCTTGTGCTATAGCTACATTAGATTTATCTTTAGTTTTAAGTTTAAAATATTCAGATTCATCATATGTGAAGTTGCATAGCTCATAACACCTATCTATTTCTGGTTTAATTAAAGAACAAAGTTTTATATTTTTGCACATTTATATATCTCCTTTATAAATATTAATTATAAATCCTTAATATTTTATAAAGAAACCCTTATTTATTTTAATCTGTAGTTTTGGTGTATTCTACAATCATAGTTACTTTGTCAATATTGTAATTACTAACCCTGTCCATCTTGACTGCCGCAGTTCCATTTGATATCAATAATCTACTATCACGATATCTATAAAATTCTACCTCTTGGTTGCTACCAGCATTTGAATTTGTTATAGTTGTAATATTGACAAGTTGTGCAAAATTGTCAATTGTTCCTATTGTTAATTCACCCGTACCAGAGGCACTTCCTGTTCTTACAAGCACTTTTCTATAAATCGGTTTACCATCTATCCATCTCTTGCCAGTATAAGTTTCCTCAGTAGAGTAGGAGTTCTGTTCTTCAATGGCTGACTGAATGTCAGCAGGTATTGCAATCTGTTTAGCTTTGATGATGTAGTTGACACCTACTGCTTTAACTTCGGTAGTGTTACCAGTACGTCCCGACGCATCATTTGATTTGGCAGAGTAGCCATGCCTACCATCACCACGTTCTGCACTATCGGGGTCAGCACCATCAAAACCATTTCTAATACCATGAGTATGTGACTGTAATCTATCCTCTATAAACTCACCGAGGACAACACCAGTTTCACTATAATGATTTTCACTTTTGCCGCTTAATCCAACACCTTTTGTTGTAGCCTCTCTTAAATCGGGCAACACAAATTTTGTATTATCACTCGCTGTTCCGAAAGCATCACCTATTACTGCATACAACTCTGCGTAGGCGGTTTTAAGAACCTCCGTACCATCACAAAGTAAATATCCACTAGGGATCGCTGAACCACCGAAAGGACTAATAGTACCAATCGGTGCATCCGCATATAAGGTACCACCTGCAATTTTTTCAAGTTCTCCTGTTGCGGAGTTATATCTATTTACACTCATAATTTCACCTCCGATTATTCATCTGTCAAGTACATAATACTATAATTTGTTTCAGTGGATGTTGAACAGTACACCCTCAGTATAGAATCTGTTACCCTCACACTCTGAGTAGACGTATGCAATGCATTGCCAATTGCTGTATTAGAAGTACCATTACTTATTGGTACAGGGACTCTCGTTATAACCTCTCTAAAGCCATTAGAACCACTCACTTTAGGTGCATAGCCATTTACCACAACAATCTGTCCACACTTCATAACCTTTGCTGTACCAAGAACTACGGTACATTGTGAAGTAATATCAATAAATTTTCCGTTGGTGTTAGTATCATCAGTGATATTAACAATGATATATTGTGCTTTCTCATCAGCGGTAAGAGAATCCCATTCAGCTTGTGTGCCTATAAATTCTTTTGGTATATCTTCGTATGTTGCCATACGTTCAGTAGTCTGATTTATTTCATCTCCAGCATAATACACTGCACTAGGAAAATGAGAAGAAGAAAACAGTAAAGGCATTACCATACTGGTTTCTGTCTGTGGAGTACCAGTATTATCTGCATCCCAATTAAGTTCAATTCTTTCTGTATTTAAATACATTAAAGCTAAAGTTTCTTCAGGAACAGAATAATGCTTCGTCCAAGATGCTCTGGTCATATATAAATCAGGATATGTTTCTATATCTATACGATTATTAGCTTGGTCTGGATGTACTATAAAGTATTGTGAAAGATATGCAACCTTTTCATCAAAAGACATTGCAGACGTAAGACTCACTTCTATTGTTCTAGTTTTTCCACCAACATCTTCTTTAGTTCTATAAAATGTATTTTTAATATCAGATGTTGGCAGAGTTTCTACATCTATAATTCCACCAACCGCATTACCGCCACCTATATCAATCCAATTACCCTCTGCAACATTTCTATTTTTTGAAGTATTAGCTTCGGGATAGAAATACTGAACAGTACTTGAACTATTTACAAAAAAGCTCCACTCTTGATAATTAGTAATAGAACCAACAAGTGATATATTGCCTTCTCCAGTTGTAGGATCAGCTTGATATACATTTACACCATTAGCTAATGTTTCTTCTCTTGTATAGAATATGTATGGCTGTGTTTTTTCTAAATCTCTATAAAATGTCCAATAATAATAAGTATAAGATGTTTCATTCTTTTGATATAAATGTCCTTTTGTGAAATCACCACTATTCTCGCCAGTGTAACATACTATTGCACCACTGTTATATCCGGCTACCAACGGAATAGTTTCACTATATACAACAGGATTAGTAACCATTGGTATTTCTGACCACGAATAATTAGAACTACCCACATACTTACAAATATAAAAGCGACCATTTTTATATGTACCATCAGCACCAATATACTGATATATATTTCCTTCTTCAATAGCAGTCGCAAGAGGTAATTCCTCTTTCTGAATACTCTGACCCTCGAAAGTTTTTTCACTTAATCTTGTACCATCCGCAAACCACACGTCCTCTGCATAAGCAACTGGGAAAGTTCCCAGATGCTCAGGATCAACATAGTTATTAGGACGAGCAGTATCGGCTAATCTAATTGCCATTTATAACCTCCTAACTAACTACAGCAGTCAAAGTACCAAGACTTGGCTGATGTAATCTAACTATTTTATATGTTGTTGTGTAGCCACTCGCATTCTGGAATGATTTACTTGCAACAACTGTATCAAGGTCTGTATCAAATCCATTTACTTTAACCGTAATACTCATTGATGTTGGAAGAGCGAAGTAGCAATACTGACCAGTACCAGCAGTAAAGTTGTAACTGCCTTTTGCATTAGTTGCTAACTTACTTCCGCTCAAACCTAATATCCATGCATCAGTATAAGTATCTTGATCTGCTGAAACACCCCAGTATACTTTGTTCATAAACTGGAATGCTATTGACTTACTAGCAGTCTTTTCACCATCACCACAATTAAGAGTAAATGTTTTGCTTGCTGAAATATCATTTTCATATGTAGCCGTTCTTACTGTTTCATCAGCAAGCGTACAGTCAGTAAGAGTCTGAGTTGTCATATCTTTATTGTATGTCCAGTTAAATACAACGCCACCAGTAATAACTGCACCGTTCTCATATGTGAGAGTCGATGGAGTAGAAGTGAAACTTGTAATTGCTGGTTCTACATAGTAAAGTTTTGCCAATATAGCATCAAGTGCCTTATCTACATCTGTGTATGTAGGAAAGTCTGTGTTAGTGTAAGTTATGTTTTCTGCATCTCCACCAAGAGTAGATAGTGGAGCAAGAGTAATATCACCGTTTTCATCAGTAATAACAGCCTTATCTGCATTTGTAGAACCTTGTGAAATACTAACCTTATCATCAAGTTCTGTTTCTACAATAGCCTGCAAAGCCTTCATTGCAGCAATGTCAGGAACTTTAGAAGTAATAACTTCATCGCCTGTATATGTACTTACAACATCATTTGTTTTTGATACATAATCAGCAAAATTAACACTACCAGCTGAAACAATAGTAGTCCATTCACCATCAATAAGAATTGACTGCATGAGTTTATCATTATCTTCATAGTAGAACCATATTGCATCAGCATCTATTGTAGTAGAAGTGCCGTCTTTAATATAAGTTATTTTATCTGTAGCACTATCATATGTAGGCATAGTATCACACTTAATAGCTTCGTCAATATTTATAAGTGCGATTTGCTCATCTGTGTAGTTTTTAGCATCTTGTACGCCTTGTGCTACTTTGCTATCAACAGAACCAGTAACAGTTGCATCTCCGTTTAGAGTTGCAATATCTTCTTTGTTCTGTTGTACTTGTCCTTTTTCATCATCGTCATAATCATTAGTAGATAGACCTTTTCCAGTTTCTTTATCTACTTTATCATCAAGAAGTGTATCGACTTCTGTTTTGTTGTAATAGTTTAGCAAATCGGCAGTTCCACCCTCGAACTTTCTCCATTTGCCAGTTGTGTCATCCACTATATTGCCCTTATTAAAAATATAAATGCAACCATCTTCAACACAAGTTGAAATAAATACTTGAGGAAGATAATTTTCATTATAGTCTTTCATATCAGCAATAGTTTCAAACATATCTCTCTTAACATTAGGAGTAGATTTTCTAATATCAAGATTGTCCATTAAACTAATAGCCATTTTTATCTTCCTCCTTATTTAAATACTATCTGATTATCTGTTGCACCAGTTGGTTCTATTAATGTATAACAATAACATGGAACACCATCTATCGTTACATCGCTGCGTTGAAAACTGTCCCAATAGTTAATATTGTTTACTTCATCTTTAATATATGTTAATGCACCAAAACTCTTTGGATATGCATAAAATACTTTACCCCAACTTGTAGTAATACCAGAATATGTCAAGTTTCTAGTATCCTTTAATACATTAGAGCCACTCTTAATAGTAGTTTCATCTGGGTCAGATACTGAAGCATCACAAATACCATAATAACTTCTTCCTACAAATTTAATCGCATAAGAAGAAGTGCTTGTTTGTTTGCCATCAGTAGCAGTAGCCTTAAACGTTACATCTGTTCTAATGGCAGTATCTGGTGTGTATTGGAATTGAAAATTTCCGCCTGAAGCAACACCAGAAGTTACTTCATTAACCAACGTATCTCCTACGTAAAACGAAACTTTTGTTACATTGTTTGTCTTTTTCGTTACTGCTGCCTTTAAAAGAATAGTAGCAACACTATCTGTTACAATGTCGTATAGTTTAGTAGCAGGAGTAGTAGTTAAAGAAATAGCAGGCGGTAAATATTTAATAAGCATATCTCTTATAATTTGTTCCAGATTTGTTCCTTTGGCATATGTTTTTCCGTTTGTTACTGTACCGATTTCAACTGTAGCAGTTAATGGTTGTTGCAATTGTGCTTGACCTGTAACTACGCCACAGTCGACCACTGTACCATCAGTTAATGTTAATATCAAATTACCATCTTGTGTAACAACAGCGGAAGCAATAGAAGCACCTTGTTCACCATCAGTACCATTTTTAACAATCATTGTACGTGTCTGAATTTGTCCGCTATCACCTTTCCATTCAAAAGTAACAGTGTTTCCTTCAGATGTAGATTCTATGTTTTTTATTTTACAAGGAGCACCTTTTACCGCACCTAAAGCATCAGCAGTATTAGCAGTATATTTTTTAGCCAAAGATAATGTGATAATATCCATAGATTAACTCCTTTCTAGTCTTGAACAATCCATTCATGTGTTTTTTCACTAAACATATAAACATCGCAAGTGTCAATTTCGTAAAAATACATTCCGTTTTTTAATGTGATTCCATTAATTTTATCAATCGGTTTATCATCTGTGGATAAGCCTATAAATCCTTTTACATCATCGCCTTGATTTTTAATAGTATCATTTGTAATCATAGGAAAACCTCCTTAAAAAATTATTTAAGGGACTACCGAAGCAGTCCCTTAATTATTAATATTCAACATATTCGACAGATTTTTCATCATCCGTCTTTCATTCGGATTCACTTGATGATTTGCTTTCAGATGGACTTGCACTCATAAGGCTAACTGGTGTTTAATATTTGTTGAAATATTGATATACCTTTAAACTTTCATAAACAACACCAATGAATCCACCACTTCCTCTGCCATCGCCTAACATAAATACTTGTACGCCATTATCTATATCACCTGTCAAATAAGCACCTATTGAATTTAATTGAACATCATCAACATAAAAATAACCTCTGTTAGCATCCCTTACTATTTCTCCATCAACAATCTTTGCACCATAGAATAGATGCAATGTTTTGTTTTCAAAGAAATATGGGTCATTATCGCCATAATCAAGATATACGTTAGCACCTGTTTGGTCGTGAACCCACCATTTTCCTGTATCTGTGCTTGAGTTATATTGATAGCAAAGCATAAGAGCGTATGTACCTCTACCTATTGTTAGTATAAAATTGTTTCCATTACGAACGGCGGTAGTTCTATCAAAAGTACCAAAAGGTATTTCTATTTCATATATACCTGCATAATCAAAATTTGTACCTGTTCTTAATTTCGCATTACCAGCATCACATCTTAATCCTGTGCCTTGAACGGCACTCATACCACGCATATTTGTTGCTAAGTCTATCTCTTTTACAGTATCATAATATGGTGTATAATGTGGTATGTCTGTTTTAAAATCAAACTCACTAATTAAAACTTTCGTTGGTTCACCAGAAATATCAAGTATATCCTGCTCCATATCGGCTGGGTCAACTAAACCTGTAACATCAGGATTCTTGGTTCTGATAGCATTAGCAATGCCTGTAAGAGTTGATTCCCAGATTCCATATAATGTATCTGTCATTAGAATCCACCTCCTTCAGCTTGTGGTAAGTCTAGTGAAATTGTGTTTGTAGTTGGGTCTATAGAAATACCTGTGCCTGCTGTGAGTTTCTTTTGATAATCAGTAACTGTTCTTTGAGTCATAGTGAATACATTTTCCGATGAAAGATAATAGCTTCTATATTCAATAGTATTGCCATATATACATGTAAAATGTATAGATATGCCGTTGTTACTAATATCATAAGAACCTATAGCTGTATCAAATACCGCTCCAGTATGTCCATACCATAAATAGCATGTGGCAGAACCATAAGCAGTATAAGAACCTAATAAATTGTTTATTTCAGTCCATGTATAGTTTATACTAGGTGTTCCTGTAACATCTAAGTGAGCTACTTTTATTCTAACTGTATTAATTGCATTATTACTATCAATATCAATACCGACACCAGCTGTGTAAGTAGTTCCTCCACCTCCTCCAGTAGCATTAATTACTGGATTATCAGGGTCAGTATTGTCAATAGTAATATTAGTTCCAGGAGTAAGTTTTTTCTGCACTCTTGTACTAATCTTATTGTAACTATAAGTGTCAGCACTAGGATTTCCAGTTTTAGTTATCTCATATACATATAAATAATCTTCTTCTGTATATTCAAAATAGAACTTAGCAACTCCGCTTCTATATTCAAAGCGATCCATATTTAATACAGTTTCACCATTGTTACCCTCAACGATTAGTTGTGTTTTTAATTTATCAGAATTATATCTTGAAATTAATTCTGAATATGTAGTATCACAAGATACTGTATATGCTGGTGTTGTTCCAGTAGGAGTTAATGTAAATGTTGCAATAGGCTCTATAATATCAGCTGAAATAACATTGCCTGTAATATCAATATTATCGCCAGCAACATACGAACCACCACTGCCACCAGTAGCTATCTGAATATAAGCATTGTTTTTGTATATATATAAGCCACTTGCTGAATCATGAGAATTGCCAGTATAAATCTCATAAACATTATCAGCATAAGTGTATGTATGAGTTATATATTGACTAGGAGAGTATTCGATATCCCACTGATTACTTGTATCATTTCCAGACATCCATTCCAAACCAATATCAGAACTAATACTTCCGTTTAAATCATCAATAACAATATCAGTATCTCTTGGCGTAATACCAGTTGCACTACCTACTGCATATAAATAATCTCCAACAGATACACCAGTAATAGGAGAAGCAGTCCATTGATTACTTACTGTACTGTAAGTATACTGAACTGGTGTGCTACCTACTTGCGTAACCTTATAGTAGATATCTTGACCACCACTTGTTTGAGCAAATGGTTCTACAACGATGCCTTCTAACAATATGTATTTGATACCAAACTGAGTAGCGTAAGCAGTTGCGTTCGTATCAACGCATAACATCATTGCTTTGCCACCACCATTCCAAGTTTCATAAGCGGATTGTGTTTTAAATTCATCTGGTAATTCACCATTTAAAGTAAAACTTTGGGTAGATGAAGTTAATACATAAAGAGTATCTTCTTGACCAGTTTGTGGAAGTGTATCTGTTACACAAGAAGAGCCAAATACAGTATGTTTTTTGTTGTTAATAGTGCAAGTTACTTGACCATTTTTAGTAATTGTAAATACATTCTTTCTGTTGATATCATCACCAGTACCTCCACCAACTACAAACACATAATCGTTTCTATCATTGCCATCTTCGTTCCATTGTCCAATGATAGTTAAACCAATAGGGTTTGTATAGTTATCGTTTTCATCTAATGTGCCAGAGAATTTTAATCCATAGCCATTTGCGTTTATATATTGAGCATTTTGAAAACGTGAGTAGAAAGCATTTAAAGCTGCGTAACGTAAATTTTCAGCAGTTGTATAACCAGAGAGAATATTTGAATATTCAACATTATTAATAACACTTCTGTATCCACCTAATACTGCAATATTATTAGAACCTACGAATCCACCATCTCCGCCAGAACCAGTCAAGATATTGTTTCCGCCTTTAACGGCGTGATGTTCGCCCATAACAAGGTTTTGGTCACCTAATATTTTTCCGTATGAAGCGGTTAAAATGTTATATCTTCCAGTAATAGAACCCATAAATCCAGAATAAATATTGTCGTAGCCGTTAATATGGTCAAATGTTGTTGCTTCTTCATCATCAGGGAATGTAAAACTATCGTTTGAAGTTTGTTCGCCTGCGACTAAGTTATTACCACCTGTTATTGTATGATAAGAACCACCTACGATATTATGGTTGCTGTTTTCTTTGATATATGTATAATATCCATTTACGATATTGCTATTGCCTTGAATTGTTCCATAATTAATACCAAAAACAGCATTATCCGTACCAGTTACAGTTGAATATTCGCCTGTAACAAGGTTGTTATAACCTTGCACGTCATGTCCGTGACCAGCAATTAAATGTGCATCGCCACGAACTTTATTATTGTTGCCGAACACAGCATTCTCATTACCGCTAACATCATTTCCGTAAGCAGTTACAAGGTTACACATACCTTGTAATTTTTTAGCTTCTGGCATTATCGGACCGAATGCTACGTTAAATTGACCGTTTACATATAATCCATAGCCAGTAATATTATTATAAGTACCAGAAATATTATTGTTATTACCAATAGCACTATTGTATTGTCCAGTTATAGAATTACCTACACCAATAGCTTCGTTCCATATTGCACCAGTATCAAACGTATTAGCAGGAACTCCATTGTTATTGCCAAGGTTTATGTTTTCGTTACCGTAGTATTTTCTTAACGCATAGATATCGCCTACTGATTTTTCTGCAAGTTTTACTTTGTAATTATCAGCTTCATCATTTGTATAAGAAACAGCAACCATTAACTCATAAACAGTATTAATATACTCAAAATATATTTTATAAAAGTCTGTGTGATGATTTGCAATTTCTGTATCTTCCTCGCTTTCATAATTAAAGCCAGTAACAGCACAAGTAATATCATCTGTAGTTTCCGTTCCTTCTGTTGCCAATGCAACCAAAGTATCTATTTTATTATTTGAATTAATTCTATTTAATTGGTTAATAGTAAATCCATACGCAGCATACATAGAAGCCTGATCGTTAAATGTATACTCTGTAAAATCAGTAACATCAACATTAAATGTATCAGGTGCTTTTACGCTAACTTCTCTCTGATTAATACGGATACCATCTCCAGCAGTATAATTATATGAATGTATAGTTTTAGAAACTGTATAGTTTTCATTATTTTCTGAAGCTTTAACAACTTCCCATTCTACTGTATTGTCTCCGTCTAAATATTCAAAGTAGAATTTTGTATCTCCACCACCATAATAAATATATGTCATAGGTGCTTTGTATGAAAATACATTGTTTCCTTCGTGTATATATGCTTGTACTTTTAATTTGTTGGCGTTATATCTTTCCATAATTTCACTGTAAGGTGTATCACAACTTACTCTATATGGTGGAGTAGTCATTGTACTTTCAACAGTAAATGTTACAATAGACTCAACAATATCTGCTGATATTACATTGTTAGTAATATCAATATTATCGCCTGCTGTGTATTCATCACCACTAGGTATTTCAGTCCATTGTGCAGACATAGAACTTGAAGTAGTAGTTATCACGCATTTATATTTTGTATCGCCTTTAAGCGAGTATGCGTAAAATAACTTTGTTCCAGCTGATGTAACGATTTCATCTATAGCCATAAAGCAATATTCACCAGTTGGTGTTTCTGACTTTACTACGCCTACAAATGTATTATTTTCTATAAGTGTAGATAACTCCTCATATGTTTTATTACAAGTAACGGTAGTACCAGTTCCGAAAGGATTTATTGTAAATACTGTTAACGAAACACCACTAGCCATACTATCTACATAAGCCTTGATTACTTTATTTTGAACACCGTGTTCACTTTCGTCAGACATTTCTGTATCAAAAATTACGTCAGGTTTTCCCCATCCATAATCAAAATCATTATCAGAGTTCTTTACTAAAAATTCTCCTTGTTCTCCGCCAGCAGGAAGTAATCTGCTTAAAAAATCATCATCTTCGTCCTCTATTTCTATTTCAAAACCTTTACGAATTTTTAATGTAACTCTAGTAGAGGTTAATACATCTTCATTATCAGTTTTTTGACCAATAACGCACAAAAATAATCTTCCTTCTCTTGACAATGTTTCTTTAGGAATAATGGCAATACCTTCAGAATCTATTCCGATAAAATCAGTACCTATTTTATTTTCTTCAGCTTTTGTAATAGAGTATACAAACATTGTCTTGATAGGATATTCATCCCAATTTTCAGTAAAAGTAAAATGTGCCTTTACTGCATTAACATCTCCAGAGGAAATCAAATCAGCATCAGTTATGCTAGCATCTTCATTTTCAACTATTACATAAATATCGCTCATATATACCTCCTAAATAATCTTTGTGTATTTCATTCTTACCCAGTTTTCAGTACCTTTTACTTTACCGTACTTACGGTCTAGTACAGTTCTGATCTCGGTAATAGTTAGTTTTGTATCCTTTTTATATTTCTTAAGTATTTTCGTAGACTGTGCAGGCTTCTCTCGAAGGTTAACTCCGTCTTTAGTTGTTATAATCTTATACTGCATATTCTTTGAAAATAACTGATATTCTGCTTCACGTCTTCTTGTTAAGCCACCTAATACAATTCCTTTACTTGTATTAGTTCCATTTTTAAGCTCAAGTGCAGCTCTTCTAAAATCTCCATTGTTAATATAATAAAGAGCTTTTGCCATATGCTGATTTTCAAAGCCACAATTATATGCATAGGAGAGTAGAGCATCAAACATATTTTGAGTTACAGATACTCTTAACATATTGTTTAATTGTGATACTCTTGAACCTATGTCATTTTTAAAAATTGCATATGCCTTTTCTTTAGTTATTTTTGTAGACCATACGATAGGTTTACCATCAACTTTACCTATGTGACCTATGCCTATTGTTAATGTGCCTCTTACTTTAGTTCCATTTGTCAAAGTAACATTAGGCTGTAGGTCATCATATGCTGACAACCTACAACCTTCGAAAGAGGCAATAAAATCTATTCCGTTATTGGATATATTTTTTGCCATATAAACCTCCACTATTTGAGTTTATTTTTTATTACGTATCCGTTTATTACAGTACCGTTAATTTCGGCTTCAACAAAAAGCCATGCATATTTAGAACTAACATCATACTTGCCATAGCATTTAACCTTCGTTCCTTTGTGTAAAAGGTTATATGCTATAAAATGTTTTCCAGCACCATCTCTAATATATGCATCTTTAATAACAGTAAATTGTTTATTGAACTTTGCATCAAACTTAGTAGGATTATGCTTAGCTACAATAACTTCCTTTACTTTAGAGCCATTGCTTACAACGATAGCAGTATGTCCATTAGCCAATAAAATATCTCCTGATTTTAAATAGTCAGGAGATTTAGTATATTTAACATCTTTTAATATTGTGAATTTTCCAGTACCTTTGAGTATTTCTAATTCATTGCCTGTATACATTAAAGGTGAAACTTTTATTCCAGCAGCATTTACACATACGCATACAGCAGCAGAGCAGTCAGTTTCGCAAGGCGTTTTGATTTTAGAAATATCCCAATTAACTTTGCTAGCCAAATCATAAAGAGTTTTTCTTTGTGTTTGGTCATAGCCGATATTGTTATTATTGCAAATTGCTTTCATTGTATATGCAATCTTTTTAGCAGTAGTAGAATTAATAGGTCTTATTACTGTATGCCATGGGTGAGAGTACCAATTTTGAATTAATACTTCACGACCGTTCTGATCCCCAGCTTTTCCGTAACAAGCACGACCATTTTCATCTATGCTTGCGTGACCAATTTGAGTCATATTAATCACTCCTTTCCGAGTTGCTTAAGAGTCTGAATGATTTTATCGTAACCAACCATTGCACCTAACGCACTTGCTAAGCCACATAATATAGCCGTAATCATGTTTTTAGTATCCAATGGTATATTTTTATAATAACAATATAAAAGTGTGCCTACAGTGCCAATAACAAGCCCACAGAGGGTGGCTACAATATTTGAAGAATATTTAATCTTTAATTCATCTAAAATTTTCTTAACTCCTTCTGTAACTAAAGTTGTTAAAGAAGCAAACATAGTTAATAAAACAATAATCATACTCATAATATTATTCCTCACTTTCATCTAAAGGTTCTGAACCATCTACAGCTTCGTCCATACGTCCGAATGCAGAACCTATATGCTTAGATACTTTGATTCCTGAAAGGGCAAGTAATTCTAATCCAAAGAACTTATAAACCCATTCAATCAAAGTATCAGACAAATGTATATCTTTTATTTCTAAATATATATCTACTACAGTAAATGTAATTACAGTAGCAATAGAAAAGGTCACAATGATGTGACTCATGTGACCCTTAAATATTTTTTTTATTTTTCTTTTAATTTTTTGCTTTAACTTTTTCATAAAACACCTCATTAACCAACGCTTATATGTCCGTTCTGATCTATATGCCATAAAAATGAAGGCGTAGAACTGCCATCAGGAGTGGCACTAAACGAAATTATCGGGCTACTTGGCGTGCCATTCATAATAGGGTTCAATACTAATTCATAATTCCAACGAGAATGATTATTACTTTCACTAGTAATATCACTATTTCCAGTAATAATAAAACCTCTTTTTATATCAAATGTTGCTTTAGACTTAAATGTTTGACTTGGATTTGTTGTATCTTCAGAACCGAACTCTACCGTACCATCTTTAAATAATCCAACACCAGTATAATCGCCTATCGTATGAATATTATCAGACTCGGCACAAGTGCCAATTTTTATATAATCTCCAGTTATGGAAACTGAAGATTCTCCGTTACTTATTTTGAGATTACTTCCTAGAATGAATTTGCCAATTATATTATCAGCTATGATTCCATAGGCAACATCACCGTTGTCAAACTTTACCTCGCCTATAGCTTCTTTAATAGTAGTCCAATTGTTATCTGTCAAATACATTCCGTTGTTAGTTATTCTTAATTGTTTTGGAGAATATACACCTTCGTCTGTCATTTTGCGTGCAAGTAATCCTGAAGAATTAATAGTTAATTCATTGTCATTACTATTTGTAACGCTATATTTTTGTGTATTAATTCCATCTACTGACATTTCATATATATCGTCATTAGCTTGTTTGCCTTGCTTTGCTTGAAGCATAGTAGAATCGTAAGAAGAAGCAATAGCAGAAGCTTGAGCAACAATACTTTGCAAATCACTCATTTTACCATCTAAAGCTTCAACTCTTTCGGCAAAGCCTACGTTTATATCAGCATAGTTTTCTCCACTTACCTCTATGCTTATAATCCTTAATTTGAATAATTCATCTTCGCTGCGCACACGAATATAATTAAATAATTCAAAACTATCATATAAGCTTTCAAACTCTGGAAGTATAAGAAGATTATTAAGAGATACTGAAACTGTTCTTTGCAATACGCAAGCTTTATCTAACTGTGCTTCAGCAACATCTAAAAGTTCTTGTGCTTTATCTATAAGGTCTTTAGTAGTTTCTAAACCATCTGATATATAATTGCTATTAGAATATTCATCTTCTCTAATATACGAACAAAAGATTCGATATAATTCAATTCCATCATCTTCGTTTTTTACCAAATAATTAGGAAAATTTAACTCGTCTTGGAATTTACGTTGTTTAACAGTCAACTCGTCAATTAAAGCCTGAACATCATCAACTTCCTTTTTTCGTGCATCATATACTTCACAAGCAATAAGATATCTAGAATTATATTTTTGATAAAGTCCATTAGGTATAGCATCAGTTGAAGTAGTATATTGATTTGTATTGTACAATACGCTCTTACAATTCTCGTATCCATCTCTAAAATTCTTAAGCATATTTAAACAATACAATTCAAGTTGTTCTTTTATTTCTTGATCCGTACTTTCATTCTCATCAAAACTTGCATTTAATGATGTCATGTCATTTTTAGCAAGAGCCTTTTCTAGTTTTTGCTTTGTATATGTTAAGTTATCATCGTCTGTTAATATTGGTACTTCAAAAGTTCTATCTAGCATACTAGGCAAAGTAGGGAAGGAATCAGTTTCGTCTGTCGTACGTACTACTTGTATTTGTCCTTTCCATTTTCTTGTTGATGGAGAGTAAGTAGCATTAGTCTTAATCAAAGAAACTTTATATCGACTATCACAATATACTTCAGCCATAGCAGATACATTATTATTTACAATCCCTAAGCTTCGATTAGTGTCTTCCATGCCGACACCTCTTTGAAGTTTTTCTACAATATCTTCATACTGTTTTTCAGCATTGGTTTCTTTTAATGTACTGTCTGGCATCATTTCTGATTTTAGATAATTTAACGTTTGATAAGCATTACATAATTCAGTATATATACCGTGTTCACCATAGTATTCATCACGTCTGCTATCAGCGTATGCTTGATAACTTATGATTTTATTACGCAATCTTTCAGGCATATCATTTAATTGAAAGTCAGCAAACTTATATATGTAATTGCTTCCAGTCATATTAACAGCAGCAATTTGTGATGTGATTAAATCATCGCCACCAGATATTCTAAAGCAGTTTTTTACATCATCTTTATTTGATTCTATGCCTATTTCATTAGCGAGTTTCTTTTTTGAAATTAATACATTAGTATCTTCACCTATAGCCTTTTGAACTAATTCACCATCAACATAACAGTCTTCTAAACTATAGCAGTTAATAGTTCTTGTGTTTGTGTCGAACAGGAATACAACATTAGTTTCTTTCGCAACATCTTCAGTTAAAAAACTATATATGTCAGTACCATCAACAGTATATGTTCGCACAAAATCTTCGACCTTTTCAGCTTCTTCGTTTTCACCTATAGTTACATAAGGTGTTACATATCCTATACTCCAATGCGGAGCTTTATCTGCTAAAACTCTATGCAATAATGAATTGTACTTATTTTTAGGGTCATAAAAAACTGTAGATATAAAATTGCCTCTTGCATCAAAGTGCATTTTATTATATTCTGTTATTTCGCCAGTTATTGCTTCTTCATCATTGACGTGGAAATCTCTTAAGTACACTTGTCCTAATTCAACTTCTAAACTTTGTCCGTGAACAGATTTGATAGTTTCAGCATTATCTGTATATGATACGGTTATTTCAAACTTGCCTAATCCATCAACATCAACAATTTTCAAGTCTATTAGATTATCCCATACTGGACAAGTTATTTTATTCCCATATTCATCGTAATAGGTTTTATTAACATCAAAAGATATTTCGTCAACGCCATTTGCTTGCAATGATATATTCCAATTTAAATATTTGCTTATTTTACCTAATGGCTTAAAATCCCTTGTCATAAGAGTTAGGGTAGGAGTATAAACAGTTTTAGTATTTTTATCTAATCTAATTATATTTTTTGTTATCATACTAACACTCTCCTTATTTCTCTATATTTAATAGTTGCATTTTGTTGCGATTCTACCGGCAAATATTTTTCATATTCTATTGCTACCATATTTTGTGTAGCCCCAGTAATTTCACAAGTATGGTCTATTATTCTATCAATATTATATATTGCTTCTTCAAAAAAATCATACATTATCGAAATATTGTCAGTTTCAAGAATAGCATTCTCTAGTGGGAAACATACATTCGTATTTGCTGGTATTTCACGTTTATTTCTTCCAAGCTCGTATACATTTATATAACCGTTTTCTCTAAAAGAGAGTGGCATATTAAGTGTGTGTTGCGTTTGATATGTGCCTGTATGACTAACAAGAGAGATGTTTGCACCAATAGATACGGTAAATTCATTTGGATTATATATAAAAGCATTATTAACATTAATATTACGCAAAGGATTATCTTCGTCAAAATAATATTTTGTATATGAATTATACGATACAACAGGTAATTCTGAACTTGTTGAAATTTGTAATGGTTCGACTCCAGTCTGAGTCTTATAATTTTGAATTATTTCATCATTTCCACCAGATATAAATTCTCCACCTGTATAGATTTCCCATTTATTTTCAAAATTAAAAGAAGTTGTAGGTGTTACATTTAAAAATGAGATTACTACATTTTCAGAAATATATACCGTATCGCCCAAGAAGCCATTAATTCCCATTTGTTGTTCGTGGGATAAATGCTCCCCAGTGCTTCTATGCGTCAAACTCCATATTTTGGCAGTTTTATCGTATGAATATATTTTTAATTCTGAATAATCTATTGCTCTCAATACTATATAATCACCAGAGAAATAATAACCAAAAATAGCTTTATCTGATTCCCATATTTCATATTCATCAGTATCAGTTCTTAAAACAACAACACCCTTACCTTCACCGACAGTAAGGTTACGAAAGTCATATTCGCTTTTATAATCATCAGGCAATCCATTTAATTCGAAAAGTGGAGCAGTACGTCTTGCATTAATTATTTCAGGAATGTAATCTGTTTTATAAGGTATTGTAATTCCAGCACCACCATCCTTCGGAACAATAGGAGTAGGAACATATAAAAAGTTTTCAACATGAGTTCTGTCAGCCTTGATTCCATATGTTTTTGTTACATTGCTAATTTCACCAGTAATATAATCTATATTTACAGTATAGCAATCAAACCATCCGAAACCTTGATTGTTTTGAACAAGTTCTTCATTTTCATTGTATACAAGTCTAGCTGCTGAACCATATAATTCAATTTGGTAAGGATTTACAGCATATAAGTATACATAGTTATATTCTTGTTCTAAATTAAAGATAAGCTTTTTCAGTTTAGCTTTAATCCAATCATAAGTAACATTATTATCTAATTCAATAGTTTCACCAGCACTTGCAGAGCCAAACCTTAGCAAAGTGTCATAACGTAATTCATAGTCAAAAGCAGTACGAGCAACAATTCCACCAGCATTATGTAGATGCTCTAATTCGAATGTACGACTTCCATTTTTAGTTAATGTAGCTCCATCTCTTACAGTTTCCCATTCTGTAGTAGAGTAGTGAACATCTGCAAGAATGCCATCTGCATAAATGTTATTTTCACCATTTACCAATCTTAAAAAATTCCAATTAAATTGATCTGGAGTTTCTATTCCGTTAATAACATCGTTAGTACTATCCATAGATATTTCTTTAAGAACATCTACATTATCTCCTAGATTATAAAAATGGCTTTCTTTTCCAGTATCTAAGTTTTGTTCTAAATCATTTTCATTATATATCCAACATTCATCTGCATTTGTTTCAAATGAAACGGTAGGGTAGATGTATCTGTTTAAATCATTATTTATATTAATTGTTAAAGGTTGATTATCATCAGTAAGAGTAGCAGTATACTCATGAGAAAAGCCATAACCACAGTTAGATGTTATTGTTAAATTATATCCATATGTTTGACCGCCTATTTGGTATGGTGTCATATTGATATAAACTTTATAAAATACATCAGGATAATCGTCTGGTTGCACAAATTGTAGCCACCTATATCCGTCTGTCTTTAACAAGAATTGAGCAAGTTCTGATTCTTCATATTGAGTTAATGGTTCAAAAGAACTAGCAGTATCACCTTCGCATAAAGGTCTCTTACAGATGTCTATCTGCCAAGTAAGGACATTGTTTATTTGAGCAGTATAATAAGTATACTCGTCTGCATTAGGAGCTTTCTTTACAATAGGTTCTATCTCACCACCTGATACTATAGAATCACCATCAAATACGCAAATCATATATCCCTTACTAGATAGACTTTCTCCATCAAATATAAAATCAGTAGCGTACATTATGCACCTTCCTTTCTATTTATTTAATAACCTTTCGGCTTCTTTTTCTAATTTTAATCTTAATTTTTCATATTCTTTTATTTGTTTTTCATATTCTTTTTTTAATTCATTTACATTTTTTAAAACTTCTTCGTATTCAGTTTTGTATTGCTGAACTTCGTTTAATTGCTTTTTTAATTTATAATTTTCTTCTTTTAATTTTTTGTTATCTTCTTCAATTATTTTGAAAGCAGTATCTTTTCTTCCAAACATTTTTATTCTCCTTTATTCGTCTTAAATTAAAAGATATTCGTCTTAAGTCATTTTAAAACGAATAATAAAAACTAGGGGCTGAGTTACAGCCCCTAATAATTATTTTATCTTTTTAACACCTAATTTATTTGGATCAATTAATTGTTTAATAGTAACTTCTTGAAGAGCCTTTTGTAACTTTTGATTATTCTTAACTTCATTTAAGAATGTTTGACTATCTGTTACATTAGGTAATTCAAAATTGAAAGTCATATCGCCATAAGAGATACTATTATTAAACTCTTGTTTAGGCACGTTTGCATTAAGCATAGTAGCATGATTTAGAAATTCAAGATTCTTAGCGAGGGTAGTGAACTCTCTAGTCTGCTTTGGCGTAAGGACTGCTTCACCACGTTTAAGAGTAGCAATACCATCGTCGCCATTCTTTTTGATGATAGAAGCAATACCACCTTTGGCAAAACCAATTTCTTTTAATGCTTTATATAAAAGGCTGTTTTTATCTTTGCCATATGGAACGCCTAAAACATTAGCTAAAGTTTTTAAGCCATTAGTAGTTAACGCCTTTCTATACTTCTTGTATAGTAATTTGTTAACATCAGATATATTATTGGTATCCTTCTTTTGATATTTAGAATTTGAAACTATATCCTTAACTTTATTAAGAAGTTCTTGTTTGGCTTTTTTATCTAAATCAGCAGCAGCAACAGTATATAACATAGGTGGATTTTCAACTTTTGGAGCAACAGGAACATCAATACGTCCGTTATTATTACCACCATTATTATTTCCTTTGCCATCGTCCATACCGCTATCTTTATAAGCCCTTTGTCCTAATGTGGCAATTTCTTTCTTTAAACCATCTAAGCCTTTTAGTACATTATATTCAGAATCATAGCCTATGCCTTTAGCAATTTGATTTAAAAATGCATTGCCTTCAGTAATTGCACCATTTTCTCCTAAAGCTTCTTCGAGTAATTTATTAAACTGATCGAGTCTCTTTGTAACCTCATCATTATATTTCTGATAAAGGTCATCAAGCATATTTTTCTGGTCAGATATATATCTGTCATATTCGGTTTCTTCAAGGTCTTTTTGTGCATCACTTAATTGTTTTTGTAAACTCTGAAGTTTAGCACGTCCTTCTTCAGAAGTATTTCCTGAATAAGCTGCTAACTGTCTTTCAAGGTTAGTTATGTTAGTAGTCTTTTCGCTAATAGTTCTTTGATAATCATGAAGGTCTTTTTCAGCATCAAGTTCTTGTTTCTTGGCATCAACTAAATCTTTTACCAACTCAAGTTCTGTCTGATATCTTTCCTTCATTAAGTCAACAGCTTTTACTGTATTATCATAATAAGACTTAGCATAATTCTGAACCTTATCATAAGCGTTTTGTAATTCTTTTACATAATCTAATTCAGAGTTGAAAGTTACAGAATCTCCTTCTTTTGTTAAATATGTAAACGTACCATCAGCATTCTTTCTAGCTTTTTGTAATCTAGCAAGATTATCAGCATACATTTCCATGTTCGATTTGGAGATTTCCATACCTTTACGAGCAACATCTAATGCGGCATAACCAGCATCAGTAAAGAATCCTTGAACTTCTTTACTCGTATGTTTAGCGTAATCAGCTAAACTATCCAAGAAAGATAACTCGTTAAGCATACGGTCATTAACATTAGCTCTTGTATCTAAATAGTTATTATATAATTCAACAATAGCTTTATTGTTATTGTATATGCTTTGAAGCTTAGTATTATATTCTGTTTCTAAATCTAGTATATTCTGTTCGGCTTCATTACGTTCATCTGTGCCTTGCTTTATAGACTTAATCTTTTCTCTAGCTTTAGCGAGTTCGTTATTAATATTCTTAAGTTCGGCATTGTATTGACTATTTTGACTTCTATAATATTTTTCACTAATATTCATTCCACGAGCAGCTTGTAAGTCCATACTGTTTTGTGTTCTCTGAATATTACGTTCATTTGCAGCACGTTGTCTTTCGTAATCTGCTATTAGGTTATCAAATTTAGCCTTTTCATTTTCGATTCTTGATTGCTCAAGTTCTTCTTGAAGTTTCTTTTGTTCAGTAATATCGTGTTCAATTTTAGCAATCTTAATAAGCTTCTTGATACGTTGTTCGTTTTTCTTTTGAGATTTATCAAGATAATCATTCTGTGCCTTATATCCACGTTCTTCAGCTTCTGCGTATTGCTTATTAAGCTCCATAGAAGCTTGCCTACGGTCTGCTTGTTTTTGAATCTTTTCGATTCTAGCATTACGCTTATCTGTTAAGGATTTTTCAGCATTGACTTCAGCATCTTCATATTTCTTCCAACGGTCAATTGCTTCTTTGATTACTTTGCCACGTTCTTCACCAAATGTTTGTATTAACTTCTTTGGATCTCCAGATATTGTTCCGTTCTTAATTCTGTTTTCAATATCCTTGTTTATATATTTCTTGCCATCTTTAGAGCCTAAAAATGCATTGAAACTTGATTTATATTTCTTGCTTGCAACCTTATAAGCTTTAGCAATATTACCATAGTATTTTATGATTTTATTATAAATCTTGTTTTGAGATTTTTCTCCGAAGACATTAGCAAGTTTAGCTTCAGCAGCGTTAATCTTGTGTTGCTGTTCTTCTATATAACGTTCAATCCAGTCAATATATTCTTTGGTTTTCTTTTGTGTATTTTTAGTGTTAGTATTAGTTGTTTTATCCAAACTAGAATCTCTAGGAGATTCGCTTGCGATAACACCAATTTTTAACTTTTTTTCAAGTTTTGTTTCGCCTTTTTTTCTTAACGCATCAGCTTTTTTGAACAATTCATCAGCAACGCTTGCAGAGCCACTTCCAGATTTTCTTAACGCTTCAGCTTGTGCATACATAGCTTCAGCTTGAGCTAATTCAGCTATTTTTAATCCAGCACTTTCAGCAAATGTAGCTAATTGTTTTAAGTATGATAAATCACCTTCAATCGCTAATGATGTATGTTTTGCTGTAAGTTTCTGAAGAACTAACAAGTTAATCATTTTTCTAGCTTCATCAGCAGCAACAGATTCATCATTTAACGCTTCAGCTTCTTTTGCAATTGCCGTTAATTGTTCGTTACTAGCATCAGTTAGATCTTTATTGGCAAGATATATCTCAACCTTACGTTGAAGGATTTCTTTATTAACAACTTCAGCTGCATTAGCAACGCCAAGTTCTTCCATTTGAGATATATAATAATCTTTAGTGGATTTATCAACTTTGCCTGTAGCATCTACAACTTCATTGATGTATTTACCTTCATTGTAAAATTCAGTTAATAATTTATTTGTAGCTTCACGACATTCGTCAACAGTAGAAGTAGTAGAACCAATTATTTCTTTATATTTCTTCCAGTATTTTAGTCCACCAAAATCTGCTTCAAGGTCGTTAATCGTACTAGCACTTGCAGCTTCAACTTTATTTAGTTTGCCTTTTTGCTTAGTTTGGTCTTGATTCGTTAAGACTGCATCACGCTTTTCTGAATAAGCATTTTGTAGTTTGCTTACAGAACCTTTGAGATTACTAAGTCTGCTAGTATCTTTAGATAAACTGTTAATCTTTTTTATAGCTTCATCAAGGTCAATATTAAGTTTATCTGCCCAAGTTTTAGCACCATCTTCCTTTAAGAAATTCTCTTTAGTAAGTTTTCCTTCATCAGCGAGCTTAGTTAAGCTTTCTTTTAGCTTGGTTCCAGTTTCTTCATTGTCCAAACCAGCCCACGCTTCTTCAAAACTAATTTTATTTTCTTTTGTTTCGGTTACATCTTTTAACCAAGCTTCTATCAACCGACCGAACGGATTAGTAGCAGCAGAAGGAGTATCTAAAATTCCTTGTATAAATATTCTTCCTATTACTTTGCCAGCCTCGTTAACCTCATGAACCTCTTCGCCAGATTCATCTAGTTTGAACATTTCTGCAAATAATTTTTTGTCGGAATATTCTTTACCAGTGGCATCTAAAGCTTCTTTGGCTTTAACGTATAAATGTGTTATATATGAGCCTATTTGCGCTTCATGATATTTACTAGCATTATTATCACTAATACTATATTCAAAAGCCTTTCCAAGGATATCATATGTCTTTAATTTATTATTTAATTCTTCTTCAGGTATAATATATTTTGAAAAATCAATTTTCTTATTAAAGAGTTCATCAAGCTTTTCACTGCTTAAATCTTTCAACGCTCCTTTGGCACTGTTCATATAATTATCTATTTCGTTAGCTGAAATATTTAACGCTTCCGACTGCTGTTTTAAAGCTTTTTCGAATTGTTCTGAAAATGCAGAGATTTTATCCTCTTTAGACATTAATTTAAATGCGTCTAAATCATTTGGATTGCTTTCGAACAATGATTTGAAATATGCATTTCTACCACTAACGGTACCTTGATAATATTCATTATCACTATAATCATTTCCAGCTTCTATTGCCTTTTGAAATATCTCATATTTCTTTTCATTCTTTGCATATAATTCATCAAGAGTTTTTTTGATTTCATCAGCCTTTTCACTATCAGATTCTAACGCTTCTCTATACGCTTCAGCAGTAGCAATTAAAGCTTCATAAGGAGTATCAAAACCATTTACAGTAATAAGACCGCTTTTAGTATCTGTAAAATATTCATCCTTACGTTTATGTCTATAATAATTTCTTGCCTTTTCAGGTGCTTCAGTGACAATAGGTTGATACCCTTTATATTTTTTTAGAGTAGGGTCTTCTTCGGCAGTTTCTGTAGCTAAGTCCGCTTCAACTTTAGCTAATTCTTTTTTTGCTCTCAAAGAACGCTCTAATTCAGTATTAGTTTCTTTTAACTTATTAATTTCACCTTGGTCTGCTAATGAAATAGTATCTTGAGATTCTAACTCTTTTAACTTTTGCGTTGTGTTTTCTAATTCACTATTAATTTGATCTATTTCGCCTAAAACTTTTGTAATTCTTTCAAGACTCTCGATCGACTTTTCTTCGTATTCTTTTTCGCTCACAATAAGTTTATCAAAGACACGATATGCAATATATAGAGAACCTATCACTCCTAGCACAGCAGTAAGTTGTTTAGCTGTTAAACCAAGGCTAGCTGCAAATGCGGTATATTTTTCTTTTAAATTTCCTAACAACCCAATTTGCTTACTATATTGAACATTTTCTGCTTCAATATCTTTAATGATTTCTTCTTGTAGTTTTGGATCGATATGCAACTTTTCATCAGACAACATGTTCATTATTGTAGCTTTAGACCATTTATTAGAATTATAGGCTTCAGAAAGTTGAGTATTAATAGAAGTTACTTGACTATCTTCTAAACCACGATTATTAAATTTTTCTAAAACTTGAGAACGTGTTAATTTTAAAGTCGCATTTAATCTTTCGTATTCAGCCATTGCAACTTTTCGTTCAGACTTAGCAACTTGTGAATTTGATATTACTAATTTCGCTTGGTTAGCATTTAAACCATTTAAAGCTAATGCTAGTTTTTCATAATTTTTTGAATAAACAATATTGGAAGAATTAATATCCTTCATTGTTTTTATTACAAGTTTTCCACTATCTGTAGCAGATGAAAGATTTTGTTTTAAGCTTCCTAAATTTTTTATAAAAGGAATTAACATAGCGCCAGCAGTTACTGTTGGAATTAATCCAAAAGCACTCACAAAATCAGATATGCCTTGTGTTGCTTTTTCAATTGTGCTAAGCAAAGCGTCAAATCCATCAGTATTCATCAAATTAATCGCAAGTGTTTCAAAAGAATTTTTCATCTCTTGAATTTTAGCAGCATATGTTTCAGCATACTTTTCTTGGTTTTCTAAAGCGTTTCCATTAGTTTCAACAGCACCAGTTGCTAAATCCATAGATTCAGTCCAATTCTGAAGAATAGCTTTAAGAACAGCAGTCTGTCTTGTAGCAGCAATCTGGAATGAAATGTTTGCTTGTTGTGCTTCTGTTAAAGAATCCCACTTGCCAGCAAGTTCTGTCATAATAGTGTCGAACTCTCTAAACTGTCCTTCGGCAGTATAAACCTCAACACCAATTTCGTGTAAAGCAGCAGAAGCTTTACTTAATGTAGAATTATCAACTTCATCGTCCATAGTAGATGCTTTTGATAATCTAACCATAATTGTTTTAAGACCATTAGCAATAGAAGAACCTGAGTTTCTTGTTTGCTCCATAGTCTTAGCGATAATTGCAGATAACTGTTCATATGATAATCCAGCTTGATCAGCAACATTACCAACCGCCTGAACACCTTCTGCCATACCTTCGATACCTTTTTGGTAGTCAACAGATATGTTTCTAGATATATAATCAAATACATCTACAATGTGAGATGTATCAGTAGAGTTTAAATTTTCAAACTGATTTACAACGGCTTGAATATCATCAGCAGCAGTAGAAGCATCAATACCAGACAAGTTAGATAATACAGCAGTATATCTTGATAGGTTCTCAACTTCTTTATCTGAAGTATTCATATTTGCGTAAATTGTGTAAATCTGTTCTATACTTGAAAGTGATGTCTTTAATTCACTTGCAAGATTCATCATGGATTCACCCATACCTTCAATTCCAGATTGGGATACGTCCATAGTATAACTAATCTTTGCTAAAGCAGTATCAAATTCTACAGCAGTTTGAATACCTTGTTTAAATACAGATATCAATCTATAGAAACTAAATGTCATCGCTATTAACTGCGATGTTTGACTGGTCATACTCTTTCCGAGTCTATCAAAGAAACTTATACCAGTTTGACCAGTACGTTTAATTTCTGTATCAATAGACTGAAATCTCTTGCTATAAGCATCAAGCATTGTTTTGCTAGTACCGTTAGCTCCAGCACTTTCCATTTCTTTAGCAAGACTTCTTAGTTCTCCTTTTAATTCTTTTGATGCTCCTGAATTTTTAATTAAAGAATTATAGATTTTACCTAAAACTTTTTCGTATGTTAATCCACTAGCAACAACATTCTGGTCGGAAATAACACTAGCATAATTGTTATGCCCCTCTAACATAGCTTGTTTAACTAAGTCTAAATTAGAACTAATTCCACCACTAAATGCATTTTGTACTTGTGCACTAACATTTTTGTTTTTGGCTATCTGTCCAACATCAGCATACAGTTTCTTCTCTTTTTCAATAACTGTATTATAGCCTTGAGAGAGAGCAGATATAATATCGTTAACGGCTGTTTTAGTTTCATCGAATGCCTTTGTTAATCCAGCCTTTTTAGCTTGTTCTTCAAGTCTAGTATACTGTTCTTGAACCATTCGTAATTGATTCACAAATTCATTAACATCACCAATATTGCCTTTAAATGCTTTTTGTTGTAATTCAGGCAATCTGTTTAATGCAGTATTAAAAGCTTCTGATTCTTTATTATATTCAGAAGTTGCTTTCATGGCATTGTTCAAATTAGTTATGCCAGCTGAAGCTTGATTTATTTCAGCATTAAATGTATTTACATCAAACTTGTTTAATGCTTTCATAGCATTGTCAACAGATGCATCTATAGCGTTTATTTGGTCTGTAAAACCGCTTAAAGGAACATCAGCAAACTGTCTTGTCAAGTTTGCTTTATATGACTCCTTAAAACTGCTAATAACACTTTCTATACGTCTATTAGCTTCGTTCATTTGACTATCACTAATAAGTTGTAATTCGTTGTCTTTAGCAATTCTTTCCTTTAATTCAAGCAACTGTGTTAACTCTGTATATAAGTTATCAGAATTTGCAACAGTAGGAGTTTTAGATACCTTTTCAAAAGCACTAGTTACTCTAACTAATTTATTGCTTAAGATATCTAATCTGTTATCTGCTTCGGCAATACTCTTTTCAAGGAAGCCTTCCTTATTAATTCTTTCAATAAGGTTTAATACTTCGATTAAAGCCGCCTTATTATCTTCTATATCTTTTGCTCCAGATAACTTTTTAGGTTTAATTTGAGTAGCTTTAAGATATACTTGAACCTGATCTATTTCATCAGCAAACTTTTCTTTAATACTTGGGTGAAGATTATCGAAAATCGAATTAATCATCACGTTAGTATCTTTTACGAAACTTTCTAACTGTGACCTAGCAGCTTCAAATTCTTCTTGAGATATAATCGTGCGGTCTGTTTTCTTGATATTATTATATGCTTCAGATATCTTTTGTACTGACCTGTAATATTCATTGATACTTGTTAAATCGCCATTTTTGATTGCAGCATTTAACTTCTGTTTACCAGCATCAATAGAAGAGTAGAAGCGTTCTATACCGTTATTTTTAATTGCTTTATCGTCTATTGCCAATGATTTTGTATTAGCAATAGTAGTGCCTAATGGACTGTTTGATAATGCTATTAATTTATCTATAGCACCTTCTTTATTTAGCAATTCATTTAGAACCGTCAAAACGCCATTAGGTGTAGTTGGAATATTAATATTATTTATGCTTGCTGAAATCTTAGATAAATCTTGTTCAACTTGTCCAAAATCAAGTTTAAGTTTTACATTGTCAGTTTGCTCTGACATTTCTGTTATTTTAGCAGCATACTCATCTTTATAAGATTGAACATCGTTAATAAAGCTTTCAATAGTTGCTTTTTGAGTTTCGAGTCCTTCTTTTAATTTATCGGTATTGAAACTTTCTGCAAGACTATTAACTCCTTCAACTTTATCAATCTTAGATGTATTAAGCTTGCCAAGTTCACCATTTACTTTAGAAATGTTTTCTTCTAATTTTGTTGTATTAATAGTACCATTAAGTGAATTTTTAAACCTTGAAAAAGCGTTAGCAAAAGCATTTATATTACTTACAGTATCTTGTAATCCTGTAAAACCATCAGTTACTTCTTTGAAGTTTATTGATTTTACAACTTCTGCCATTGGTTTACTTTTGCTGATAATGGCATCCATTTGAGATGAAATGCCATTGTTTGGAGTTACTTTTAATTGAGCATTTATAGCCTTAAGGTTCGCCAATAATAATCCTTTAGATAAATCTTTCTCAGAAAGTTTTTCTGTAAAATCTTTTAAGTTTTGAAATACTCCTAAAAGATTTTCAAGACCGCTTTCTGTAGCAGTTAATTCTTTAAACTTTCTAATGATAAGGTCTAAATTGTTTATAAATACCTCATCAGTACTTCTTCCGCCAAACAAACTTCTTTTATTGGTCTTTTTAGCTTGCTCGTTTGCGTATTCTTCTGTGATTTTATTATATTTATCTAATGAAGCTTTTAATTGTTTATCATCAACCGTTGGAGAAAGCACAAGGTTCTTGTTTGCATTTTCAATACTGCTTTGAAGTTCTTTAACAATATTTTTAACATAATCTAAATCTGTTTTTAATTCACCAGTATTTATTTTAAGTTCAAAGCCTTTAGTAAAGTTTTCGCCTATAGTTGTCAATAATTCTTCAGCTTGAGCTTTAGTTTTCTCGTCATCTAAATTTGGTAAAAGCCCATTTAATTTTTTTAAGTTCTTTGATATGGCAGTAGATTGATAATTACTCACTAAATCAACTTTAAATTCGACAGGCTTTTTTTCTGCATACGCTTTTAAGCTTTCGTATATAATATTAATTTTAGCTTGAAGTAATTCAGTATTATCTTGTAATTCTAAATGCAAAGGCAGTGCACCATAATCAGATTCTGATCTTGTATTTGCTTTAACTACCGAATTTGTTTTAGCATTAATAGCATCCGTTACTTGCTTTAATTTATTCTGATAAGCATCTGCAATTTTATTAGGGTCTAACTCACTAATACCAAAATCAGCAAAATCTGCCAAAGAAATTTGTTCACTTAAAATGCCTTCGTCCAAACCACGATATGTGGATTCTTTTCGTAATATTTCAATGGCGTTGATTAAGTTTTGAGTAAATTCTGTTATTTTATTTGTTCTATCTTGAAAGCTTTCTACTGATGATGTATTTAGAACACTGTCTAATAAATTTGTATTTTTTAATCCTTTGCCTATTTTAGCATTCCCTAACGCTTGATTTATATCATCAACTATATCCGATAAAGTTTCTGCGATGCTTCCTTCGTCTAATTTAATTTCTGATATATTAAATTGCTGGGTAGATATTTTTTTTGCTAGTTCTTCGAACTTGATTTGAGCCTCTAATGTCTCTTGAGAAATTTTCTTTATAGATTGTTGGGCATTCTTTGTATTAATATTTGTTTTCGAATTATTTATATTATCAAGTAACGTACTTATTGATTGCAATTCGTTTTTTAAAGAGTTGTCTAACTTTAAACTTTTGCCTAAATCGGCATCTTGTAATTTAGTTTGAATACGATTTATAAATCCATCTATGTCATCACTCTTAAACCCAACGTCAATTAAAATGCCGTTTTTATCAGCCATATTATTTAGACCTCCTATTTCTGTAAAATAAAAAAAGAACTTTAATCAATAAAGTTCCTCTAAAAAAATAAATAGCCCCTAAAATATAGGGACTGTTTATTATGGTGCAAGTAAATTTGTAAAATAATTGTTCGCTTCTGTTTCTATATTATCAATTTTTGCTTTACATTCATCAAACCATTTTCTTGCTTCTCCACATATATGCTTAATTCCATTTGTACATATTCCATCAGAATACAATATCTCAACCGTTTTATAATGTTCATCGATTCTTTTTATTTGATGAATGTTATATTTTTTACCGATTTGTCCATAGAACTCTTTGTACCAAATCGTATTAAATGTAATATTACTTAAATTGCCAAAATTAATAAAATCTTTTCTATAATTAGCTTCTTTCATAAGATATTCAAAAAGTTTTTCTAAACTATCGAATGGTTCAAAATATTTATCAACTATTTCTATTGATTTTGTAAAATCAGATTCCGCAATGTCTTCATCTTCATATTCCTCGTGCCGTGAATATATTATTGATATTTTGCAGCGTTCCCTGAGTTCGCTTTCGCATTTTAACCAATCAATATACTCTTGATTAATATTTTCAAAAAGTTCAGATAAAAAAATATTATAATCTTTTTTTGATACAATGCTAATGTCTTTAACGATATCTATAGTATCATTATTTTTTGTTACTTTAATATTATTATCAGTTATTTCTATTTTATTAACGTAATAATGTATAGGCTTAATTATATTATTTATAATTTCACGAGCATAAGCCCATGGCACTGGTTTGTGATATTTAAATTCAAGAGTAACAGTAGTATCATTTATAATATCATAATATGTAATAGTATTCATAATATATACCTCCTTGTATTATGAATATATCATCACATATGAATTTTGTCAAGTTGAAATTTGGCTTTGTAACGAATAATTACCAATATTTTTTAGCAAATTCAGTTGCGTTTTGGTCATTGCAAAACTCCTTTATAAACTCTTCACGTTTCTTTTTAATGCGGTCATATGGACTAGGTTTCATAATAGGTGGTTTCGCAATACTTTTATTATTTTTTATATTAGAGTTATTCATTCTTTTACTACGCATATATTCAAATATTTCAGTATAACCGTGTCTACCAGAATACAATAAATCAGTCATTTGACCAATTGTTTTCGCTTGGTTTTCAACTGGATTGCTGCCAGATATATGCCATTCTCCAGTCACTTCATAACTTCGTTCTACTGTGTGTGTTTTGAAACCTTCATTTGTTTCTTCAAAGTATTTATACACGCTTTTATTACCTTCAGCCGTTATTCTAACACCGCCACGAATAGTACCATGCCCCGGGTTCTTATATGCCGATTTATACGATTTATTTAAAAATCCATAGGTTCTTCTATAACTGAGTGGTTCATAGTGGTCATAGAACGCTTGTATAGCTTCTTGTGCACCTTCCATTATTTGTTTGGTCGCTTCTTTAGCAAAATCTTGTCTTACTTTCAATGCGGTATCTTTTAGCTTTTTCTTTAGAGCAGAAGATACTATTACTGTTGTTTTTCCCATATCCTTACCTCTTCGTCATATTGTATTGTATTTATTCCATTTTTGTTTATAATATAAGCATAGGTGTTTTAAAGAACTTCTACTCGTTAAAAGAGTAGGGGTTCTTTTTTTATTATTCAGTTTTTTCTGGAATTTCAATATTATCTATTTCTTTATTATTAACAACACCAAATAGTGCAAGCAAATCAATAATAGCACTTGTAAGATTTCTTTCATTAGAAACCTGATCCTCTTTGCACATACTCATAATATCATTAAACTCTTCAAACTCTCTCTGAGGAATAGTATAAAGTAGAGTAGCAATGTAATCTAATTTGTTTAATGCATTATAGTTTTCCATAACATTACCATCTTCAATTTCTACGTCTGTATAAACTGAGATTAATTTAATGTTGAAGAATAAAAACTCCATAGCATTTTGCTTTTTCCAAGCAGCACCTTCTTCAGATATTTTGCTATATGAAGTGTTTTTAATAATAGACTGGCATAAGTCAATCTTGTTTTCAAAATTAACATACTCTGTTGTTAATCTTTTATGCAAAAAGTCTGCAACCTTTTCCTTCTCCATTTTATTCATTTGTTCAATAAATTCATTTACTTTCATCTGTAAATTCTCCTTTGCTCTTGATTTTTATTTTTCTTTAATTCTGTCCATTACTACCTTGTTTTCGCTCGGCAGTATAGGTAGATTATCGATGCAATAATTATATTTTATGTCTGAACTATGATTACCACCTACGCCCTTGTAGGCGGAGTGTAAGTTTACAAATTCTTCTAGTTCATCTTCTGGTATTCCGCCAGACTTTACATATTCTTTATATTTATAGTTTATGCGTTCACCTAATGATTCCTTTGATGCTTTTTCTGTGGCTATTGTTCTTTTATTTATTTCTTCAACCTTTTCATCGATTTTGTCAATTTTATCCATGATAGTATTGAACAATTCCTTCGTCTGCCTTTTTTCACGTTGTCCCCTTAACTCGATTCCTGTTTTTGCTACTATCCAATCTAACAAATCCCATACAAATTTTACACATATTAAAATTAATATTACGCCTAAAAAAATCGATGGAAGATCCAAAGATAGTAATTGTTTAATGCTCTCCATTTTATAAGTCCTTTCGTCTAGTTTTCTAACAAGTTTGCAGCTACGCCAATACAAATAGCATCAGCTTCGTCATCTCCTACATCTAATCCGAAATACTTCTTTACATAATCCATTGCTCTTTTTTTATATTCAGGTCTTTTCGCCTTCGGTACATTTATGTCTATTAAGGTTCTCCATTCAGATGGAAGTATAGGCTCTATAGCAATATCATTCTGTATGCAATACCCCCAAATCGAACCCATTAACAAAGCCATCATTTTCGTTGTCTTTGGATTATTCTTTTGATAATTATCCTCGTAGTAAATAACGTCAGGTTTATTCTTAGATATAGAAGTAATAATACCGATGAACATTTCTTTCATTCTTAATTCAGTATTCTTATTCTTCTTTAAGTCGATTATTTCATGGCTAATAAGTTTGCCGTTTTTAAAATAAGAAATGCCAGTACAAGTAGTACTAGCATCTATTCCACATATCTTCATTTCTTATTCCTTTTTCTGTCCGACTCTTGCACACCAAGTGTTATAAAGCTCCTGAGTATCTTCTCTAGAAAACAAAAACACTAGCACAGAACGTTCATTCTTATCTTTGCTAGCATATATATCTAAAGGAAATACACCATTTTCGATATAATATGTAGCCTGTGTGGTATTTAAAATACGAACAGTATTAAATATATTAAAATATCTTCCAGTAAATTTACTATATCTTAATATATTTTTTTCGTTTATATATTTATCCATTTGCTCCTCCAAATAAAAAAAGTGGGTATGCAATATTATCTAAAGCATACCCAACCTTTAATATTATTCACTATCAGCAAAAACCGAAACTCTTTTTGCTCTAGGTTTTGGTTCGGCTTTAGTTATTTTTGGTTTTGAGTTTGCTTTGATCTCCTCAATGATTTCTTGATAATCTTTTGGAGCATTTGCAATATTTGACAAATCACATTTTTCTAATTCTTCATTTGCTCTATCAACACTATATCCTGCATAGTGACCCCTTTTAAAACCACTATAATCACAGACGATAGTATCAATGTTTTTGCAATTTTCAGAGCAGAAAATGAATTTCCAGAGAGGATCATTTGAACATCTTGGACAATATTCATATTGTGATTTGCATATTAAACAAGTTCTTTTTACTGACATAATAATCCTCCTTTTATATTACGATTATTATTATGCACCAGTACCTACAACTGTCTTAACCATATCTTCATCTGGGAAGTAGATGTAATAAAGGATACCTTCAGCACCGCAGTAATCCATCTGTACAGTTCCCTTGAAGTCCATATCCTGATTTTCACTATCAAGTGAAATAGATGTTTCAGGAGATGCTTGGAATGAAGGTAATACTACATAACATGGTTTAAGCTTATCACTACATGGGTCAACATATGAGCAATAAAGTGTAAGACATACTGACTGTGGGAATGACTTAGCAGTATTTTCTAATGCCCAACCACTTGTTACCTTTCTATCGTATTTTACAAGGTATGATACTGGACCCTGAATAGCATCTGTACCTGAACCTTCTGTTGCAGGTGGAAGTTCGATTGTGTCTGAACCTGCTGTATAAGCATATGTCATGTTAGCAAGAGAAGCAGTAGTACTCTTTGTAAGAGGTTCACTGTTTCCTCCAGTTGAGTAAATACCGATTACTCTTACAGAATCATCTACAATATCTGTACCTTCAAGTGCAATTGTTGAACCAGCCTTGATGTACATAACTTTAGGCATAGTGATTGCATTAGCACCTGCACCTGCCTTCTTAATATCAATACCTGAAGCAGCATTCATAAGGTATGGATTTAAGAAGGCATTTGTTGCTGAAAATTCAGCAGATTTTGTTTTATAAATTCTTCTAACTACGTTACCGTACTTATCAGTAATTTCTGTACTATCAGATGATACATCAATTGTAGCATTCTTTAACTGGTCGATTGTATAAAGTAACTGATTACCAGAATTAGCGTCTGACTGAGCAATACCAAATACAATTTCATCAATATTAAAATTTCCTAATTGAAATGCCATTATTTTTTCCTCCTAAATTTTTGTATAAAAAAAGAACTACACAAGTAGTCTTTATAATGGTTTCATAAAGTTATAATCATCTGGTTTTATCTTTGAACCATCTACAAAACCAGAATACATTCCCTTCATGAGTGCAGTAGTGCTTTCATATATTTGAAGTCTCTGCACACTATCATAAAATTCACATACGCCCACGTCTTCTAATTCTTTTAAACTATGTTTAAAGCCAGCATGATTTACGCAAGCAGATATAATTGCTTGAAGATTCGATTCGTTATTAATTCCTTTTTGTTCATCTCTTTCTTTTTGCCTTCGGTCTTTGTCAATAAACCAATTTTTCATAATCGCATCATCTGTAAATTTATCTTCTGGTTTCATTTGAAACATTTCTCGAAGATATTGAGATATATGATTATAGACATCTTCATCAATGATGATTCTATCTTTTTTAGAGTAGAGTATAGGTGATTCAGTATCGTTTATAGACATAGTGTAATATTCAAAATTTGACATATTTATTTTAAATAACAATTGTGATACCTCATCATCAACACTTTTAAAAAGAATTAAAAATAAATCAAAATCGCTTATTTCGTTCCAGTCAATCCCCATGTCCCATAACGGTAAACGGTAAGATGTAGTGTTTGTTACGAATGCATTTAAACTTGAAAAAAATTTTTCTTCTCCTATGTCAACTATTTTTCCAATAGTAGGTTGATAAATAGTTATAGACTTATATCCATCTTTTATCGATGAAAGCTTGATTGTTCCTAAATCTATCTTATAAGGTTTTCCAAAATACATTTGGAGTTTATCGAATTTAATTTTCTTCGATTTCGCCAAGAGTATGTATATCCTTATTTGCTAATCTAGGAACACCATCTATAGTCTTAACTAAGTTATTATCCGTATATTGTTCAAATGTTAATACACGACAAGCAAAGTGACTATCCACAGTACTTGGAACATCTGATACTAATTTCATCCTATATCCTAAATAATCTGTGAAATTAAAAGTATCCTGAATAATAGCACTTAAAAGATCGTGACGTGCTATACCAGTATCTCTTTCTATTATCTCTTTTTGCTCACAAAGAATATAAAAGATTATTTGCAATCTTTTATAATATTTATCTCCATACACTCTATCGTATGATACTTCATAACACAAATAGTTGTTTACCTTATGTTGAGTGGGTTCGGTCATATAATATGGCAATATATTAACTCCGAAATAATCATCTGGTTCGGCTTCGGCTTCTTCAAGTTCTTTATTATCGAGAACATGAATTATATATTTATTATTTAATAATACCTTCTTAATTCTTTCCTTTAAAACAACATCATCACAATCTGGGAAAGTTTTGAAGGAGAGTAGAAATTTTTTATCTTCGTTAGACCATGCCATAATAATCTCCTCCTTATAAGCCAAGAATGTCTACATCTAATGTGGCAGTTGCGGTTGCCGATGTAAATGTTATTGTAAGTACTTTATTAATATATGTATCATCGCCAATAAATTTCGCCTTTATTCCGTCTTCAATATCAATAGTTTTAATTAGTTCGTTAGCATCTTGTGAATCAATAGTAAAGTCCCAAGTACCTTCCATACTCGGTTCTATTGTAAATTTTTTATATGAACCACCAACTTTTATTTGAGGACTTATTCCAGAATAATGTATTTCTGGAGATGGCTCTTTATTAGTCCAGTCTGTTGGCGGAATATTAGAAGAGTAATAGTTTGCCCACATACCAATTACTTTTCCGTTATTATCTAATTCAATATAGTCTTTGTGCTCGTCAAATTTATTTTGTGCTAGGGTTATCAAGCAAAGTCCGAACGATTGCAACCTATTAACTTTTGTAATTTGCCATGTACGTGGTTCAGTCTTGACATTATTGTCTAATATCATTCTCTGATCGTAATACAGCAATTCTGTTTCATCATTCAATGGTACTACAAACTTTTGCTGGTCTTCTGGACTTGTAGTTTTATAATCCGTCCATATACCAGAGTTATACGAATTTTGACTTCTCAAAACGCCTGCAATCTGATATTTCTTGTTTTCACAGATATATTGAATTATCTTATTACACGGTAAAATTTGATACGTTGGAAACTGTGTATCGTAGTAGTTAGCTTTATCAACTACTAACCATTTATTGTAAACGCCTTTTTCATCAGGAATGTCTATGTACAATCCTACAGGAAAAGTAGCATTATATCTACCAAACATCTCCTCGTAGTATGGTACATTACATTTCTGACTGGGCTTTAATTGTATATGATATGTCACTGGGTCTTTTTCATACGTCTGACTAGACGAAATGATATATTTAATATCCAGCGGTATCTTTTTCTTATCCTTTCTAGGATTTAAGCCACATAATTTTAAGGGTTCTTTGTCGTGGTAATAATCATACACATAGCAATGTTTTGCTGCGGTATCATCATACCAAGTCTCTTCTATAATTCTTGCTGACTGTATTTTTTTTGCCTCTCCTGATGTGTTACCATAATCGTGTAAAAGTAGCCTATAATTGCTTAAAGAAGGCATTAACTCACCCCCTTAATATTTAACACTTCACATCCAGCATCCAATACTAACTTTCGGTAGATGTCAAAACTAAAATCAGACTTTTTATATTCATTTAATGCGGTTGTTAATAAGCTAATTATCCTAACCAATTCTGGAGGGTAGAGTAGCAGTTCGTTTAAACCATTTAAATAATTAAATACATTTGCATAAGCCTCTTCAACTTTCACGTTAGGATAGTCTTCTTTCGTGTTGACATCTACAATCAAAAGTAAGAAATATATTTGTTTCCGTATATTTTTTTTAGCTTGTTCAAATTGATTATCTTCAAACATTCCATACTTATATCTTTGCATTTTTCTTCGAACTTAAATATGAGTTATTTGAAATATGTCTTTCAGCCATCATGTCTCTAACACGATGTTCAGCATCTTTTAATAAAGATTTTAGTTCGCTTAAATGTTGTGCTTGGCTAAAGAATTTTCCTTCTTTAGTTCCATACATCTGAGCTAGGTTAACTCTGTTATAGACAACAGGTCTTAACCATTCAACAACCATCTGTTCAGAAACAAGCATAGTAACATAATCTAAATCTTCATTTGCTTCAACCTGAAATTTCAATTCAAAACTCATATTCCTTTCTTTATCATCTAGCGTAACTTTAGAAAAATTTTTTCTAATTACTGGTACGGAAACAGCCATACGAAGTTTTTCAGCAAGTAAATCATAAACTTCTGGCTCATCTAATCTTAAGAAGTCAAAGTCTCTGACTTTACTTAAGAATAGCGAAAAAATGTCATCGTATTTCACTGAGGTCATTTAACATACCTCCAATACTAATTATTAGCCAATAGATACAATTGTGTTCCTAAAAGTTTATCAAGCGTTTTTATAGTTGAAACACTATCAAGTTCACCACTTTCAATCATTTCCACTGCAAGACCTTTAAGCGAATCTTTAGCAGGTTTTGGTAATTCAGAAACTACTTTTTCGAGTTGCTTTTCTGGAAATGATAAAATTTCAGATAAATCTTCTACGTTATACATTTGTTCATAAACTTGAATAAGTTTTGGAAATTGAAATACAAATTCATCATCAAGAACAATAAATTTAGGTGCAAGTGCAAATGATTTTCCACCTGCTGTTCTTACATCATATACAAGGTCTTGATATTCAATTTCTTCAACTTCACCAAAATTAGCCCATTTGTAAAGAGTATTAGTTTTGCCACCTACGAAGAATAATTCGCCAGTAACAATTGATTTACACATAATTGTATCTGTTGGTTCATATTTTCTTTCTTCTACAACTTTAGGTTCAACCTTTTTAGAAGTTCTAGGTTTTACAACCTTTTCCTCAGAAGCCTCGATTACTTCTTCAGTAATTTCAACTGGTTTAGTTTCTACTTTTTTAGGTGTAGTTCTTTTCCTAGAAGTTGTATTTTTTTTCATAGCCTGTGCCATTTTTCATTCTCCTTTATTCTCAAATTTTATTACATTGTCCAACAGCCGAAGTATCTTGAAATAACAACGCCGATACCCATCTGTCTTTGAATTTCAAATGACTGCTGATCATTCATTGTTTCACCACGTTCTGTAACTTCGAGAGTTAATTCACCGTAGTCAACCATCTTGATGAACTTATTATCATTTGTTAAAGGCATGATAAGTAACTTATTGTTGTCAATAAGCTTCTTTGTTAATGTATTGTCTGCAAATCTCTGTGGAAGAGCTAAAAGTTCTGTGCCTTCATATGAACCCATATAACCATATTCTGCATATGCTTCTTTCTGTGAATCAGAAATCCAGTCAACTAATGCAATGTTATTAAGTTTCTTAAGAGCAGTCTTTGAACCCATGATAACTACATCTGTACCGTTAGCAGCAGCAACGTCTTCAATAAGTGTATCGAAAGCTTCTTTTGTTGCAGCACTAAGTGTACCGTTCTTATTAAACTGTGATACAGCTGGTAGCTGTGTACTAGCGTTCATAACTTCTGCATAAGCTTCCTCTGTGATAGCTTTTACAATTGATTTAGCAGCAGTGTTACACCATTTATCCCAGTTTTTCTGTCCTGTTAAGAATAGACTAATATCTGTACCAGTCTTAACAGCATATGTTGAAATATCAGGGATGTAATGCTTACCCTCTGGAAGCATCTGAACTATAAGGTCATGATGATGTGGTCCAATTTTGCTTACGCTAAATAGTGAATCATCTTCTGTATAGAAGTCCTGAATATCTCCTTCTGTAAGATTGATTCTTTCTAAGTATTTATTTAAGAAATCGTTGTCATCAATTTCAGCAACAACGATAGCTTCAATAACTTCTTCGATAACTGCCTGTAAATCAAGGAAGCTTTCTTTCTTAATTGCTCTCTTAATTTGCTTTGGACTTGCATTTTCATCTAATCCAAGCTTTTCAAGGCAGAAAGCTCTGATTTTATCATTAACTGTTTCAGCACTAATTGACTGTCCTTCGTCAACAATAGCTTTGCCCATAGCAAAATCTAACATAAGATTTTTCATTTCGTTATACATTTATTTGTCCTCCTTCCTTGATTATTCTGTATCTGTACTATCTGTTGTGTCTGTTGAATCAGTTGTTTCAACTACTACAAGTTTCTTGCTTGAGATACCATCAATTTCAGCACCAACAGCAGGAGTACCATCAAAGCTTTCCTCTGTTGCGAAAAGAATATCTCCAACCTTAAGTTCATGTGCTCTTACGACTTCACCTTTCTTGTTATAGAAGAACTTCCATGAATCAAATGGAGCACTGTATGGGTTAATAGGTACGTTGAATACATAAAGAGCATCTGTAGGCTCTGTAACTTCTACATAATAACCCCAAACTTCTGCCTGTCTATCATAAGCAGCCCACTGAATTTTTCCCTTAAAAGTTGTTGCAGTTGCTTCAGCATACTGATCAAAATCAGAAGCAGCACCTCTAGCAATAAGATTACTATTATCTGCATCACTTGAAAGAACTACATTGTAAATATGTGCACCGCCATAAGTAGCAAGCAATTTAGCTGCATTACCGATAGCATGAGCACCAGTTTTTAAATCAATTGCCATTTTGTTTTCCTCCTAAATTATTATTGAAAAATATTTCCATATCTCTTTTGCTTATCAGCTTTGAAATTTGGAAGTCTTCTTACACCGACTTTATACGCCTGTGCATTCTTCTTGGCATAATCAAGTAATATGCCATCGGCTTTTTCTTTGATTTCACTTACAGATAAATCAAAATGTTTCTCCATAAGTTCTTTATATTCATCTGTTTCTGCAACAGAAGAATAATCATCTGAATTTAATACTTCTTGTTTTTCTGGTTCAGACTTATATTTGTCTAACTCTTCTGTGATAGAAGAGTAGTTAGCCTTCATTTCTTCAAGAGCTGTTAATTCCTCGTCAGTTAACCACTGGCATTTAACAGGAACTCTTTCACCAACTAAACTGAAAGTATCTCCATTTTGCTCGTATGACTGTTTAAAGCCATTTTCTCCGCCCCATTCGTACATGATTAAATAATCATCATAAACAGTTACGTCAAAACATTCATCTTCATATGTATTTGCTACAAGTTCATATAAAGAATATAATTTCTGATCAAGGCTTACTGAAAACTCAACCTTTTCTTCAACAACAGTTTCTGTATCATCTTCAATAGGTTCTTCAGTAGTATCTTCAAAAGATTCTTCTGTAGTGTCTTCAGTAGTATCTTCTGGTTCTTCTGTAGTATCCTCTTCAACAACAACATCTTCTGTTGTATCCTCAGGGTCTTCTGTAGTGTCTTCAGGCTCTTCGCCAAATCTACTAGCGAAAGCTTGCTCCAACTCCTCGTCAGAAAGACCTTCGTATTCGAAGTCAATGTCTTCAACAGTCTTGCCATACTTTTCTAAAAGTTCTTCGAACATTGTGTTTCCTCCTTTCGCTAGATTTATATATTTATCAAGAGATTCTTTAACCTCTTGCATAAAACTAACCACTTGAGAAGCAATGTCTTGTTTTGAAAATGTTTGTGCTTTAGCACCTTTCATTCCTTCTTCGACATCAGCACCTAATAGCGTTACACCTTGTGCTACCATCTCGTGTACATCCAAACAATCTTTATCCGCATCGTAATCAATATCATTACAAATGATTTCCATTGATACTTTAGTTTCACCACCACGAGCCTCTAATATGTCGCATACATAATTGCCATATGCACGGTATAAAAGACCAGTAGCATAAACTTCATAATTTCCAGTATCCTCATTTAATTTAATTTCAAAATCATTTGTCTCAGGAATAATACCAACCATACGCTCGTCATATATCATTTTCTTTTCACCTTCGTGGAACTTATCATCCTCAAGGTGCATCGTGTGAGCAGTATAGTCCATTTCTCCATCTTCATTTACTTGTACATCAGCTAAAATAGGAATGTTTTTAAAGGTTTCAGAAGCATCTTCAATTACCTCTTTTTCGAAATTAGAGTTATTACGATTGATACCAGAATGCATAAGTCTTAATCTAACTCTGCAAAATCTTTCATCATCAAACGCTTTATCCATTTCGAAAATAGAAGCAGTAGTAGTAGTAATAGTTTTGCTCATTACCTATCCTTTCTACAGAAACATATCGTTGCAAAATATTATTTTGTCTAATGTATCTGTCGCAAAAGTTTGATGTTTATCCAATAAAAAAACCCAGCAATGAGAATCGCTATACATTAATTTCATATTATTGTTAATCAATTTCTCAGCTGTGTCTTTATCAAAAGTTTTTATAAAATTGTATTTCTTTTTACTCATGGACCCTCCCTATTCTGAAATCAAATCATTTACATCCTTTTCAGGAGCACCGCCTTCGTCAGCAATTCCCGATTGAGTGTAAGATGAATTGAGTGGGTACTTCATTATGTCATGCAATCCTAATACCTCTTCCTCTAAGAAGTTCATTGCAATCGTTTCTTTTTCTGATATTCCGTTTAATGTGTTATATGCAAGTTTATTACTAAATGAATATTGGCAAGATTCTAATAAGTCTTTCTTAAATTCATCTTTTGTATAAACACTCAATTCGAAATATTCTATTTTACAACGGTTCTTTCCTAATCTCTGTGCTAACATACGATTAGTAAAACCATTGAACTGTGGTATCAAAGTAGATACTGCAAATTCTGTTTCGCATTTTAATGCAGCTTGGAATCCTGCTTGCGTAGTGATACGGCTTGTATTTAAAACCATACCGCCGCCACTAGTATCTAAAATAGTAGTTTGAGATTGCGATACTCTGTTATTATCTTCAGCAGCATCATTTTTAAAATCAATCGTTTCAAGTTTTCCTGCGGTAACAGCAGCAGAAATATTTTCTGGTAATTCGTCAACAAATCTAGCAAAATATGCTAACACCTCGTCAGGATCGATTTTCCATTGATTCATAGTATTAGCACTATTTAATGTTTCTAAAGGTAAATATATTAATTTATAAATTTGTTGTGCATCTGCGATTGCTTGAACATCTTCTAAATCTTCCAGATTAATCAAAGACATAAATAACGCCAAAAATGGTGGAATCACTGTTTCCCAATCATCTGTCCTAAACTTAAAGCAAGCGGCATATTTATCTGGGCAATGTTGCCATTTAACACCTGTTTTTTCATATTCCGCATACATGGTTGTTAAAGGTTCTCCAATCCATTCAAGTTGTTCTTGCTTTGATTTGTTAGACCATTTAGACATATCTATAGCAAACCCAAAATCCCCGGTCATGTATCTTGAATCGATTTTGCACATATCACCATCTAATACATAAAAGAATGAACCGTCAGCATCGCTAAAGAATAAGGCATAGCAAACGTCTTCAATGAAACATTTTTCTATAACCTCAATCATATTATTCTGAAGGTTCATGTTATCTAAATTATCTAATGTATTTTGATATTCTCTTAACATCTTTGCTTTATCGTTGTTTTTCGTCATATCGTATCTTGGTATAACTTTTCTACAACGCAAATCAAACATATTAGAGTAGAAGTTAACTAATCTAAAATATAGAGTAGAGCGATAATACAAATATCTCGATAATGCTCTTAAGTTTTTTTCACTATTACCAATATTTTTGATGTAACTTCGTAAATCCTTCTTAGAGTATGTTGGTATGGTTTTCGCTTGCGATTTCATAACATCTCTAAGGTGAAGCTGACCGTTTTCTGTCTGTACTACTTTCTTTGGCATTTACACACCACCTCTCTAAAAATCTGAAACTCTTTTAAACGACCTTATAGGCAATGCATTTGCAATACTAGTTTTAGGCTTTTGTTTTTCGTTCATATATTTTTTTCTACGTTCTTCCATAAGTGCATAAGCAAGTAGAGCACAAGTATATGAACGGTCATCATGCAACTTTCCAGCCTTTTCAGGAGTTAATTCGAAACTATCCTTTCCTGAATCACGTTTCTTTCTAACCATAGAACACATTTCTTCTTTCATAGCATCAATATTATTTAATGCTAATTCATCTTCCCAAGTAAGTTTTTCAATGCGTGTATTTACAGATTGAATCTTGTTCAACTCTTCTTGGAATTTTTCATCAAATTCTTCTTCGGTTAAATCCATCTTTTCTAGTTTTTTTGTAATACTAGCCTTAGCCTTATTGAGTTTCTTTTCATCTATATCAAATATAGTTAAATATCCTTTACCATCATAAGGAGAAGTAAAGGATATCTTGTCTTGAGTTGTTAACTCTATTAACGCTTCATAAATTGTTGATTTTAATTTCTGAGGAGATATTAATCGTATCTTATCGACTGCATTAGGAAATCGACCTACATATTCAGCTGAATATTCCTTATCAATCAATCCTCTATGTTTATTTCCACCTTTATCAGTCCAGTCTGGCATTAAGTAATCGGCAATATTAACACCACCACCACCTGCTCCTGCATCAATGAATACTCCCAAAATATTTCCGTATCCATCTGCACCTGCGTTATAATCCAGAATAACTTTCTTTAGATATTCAATCTGTTCAGGCGTACGCATAGGTGTTTTCGTTTTTTTCTCTATATCCATCAAGTTAATACAATTAACTATCCTTCCTCTTAAATCTGTTTTCCCATTTCCTAATTGTGCTTCATAAATTTCCATTACTAAAATTATAGAGTTATCCATACTACGAGCAGGGTCATATGCTATCACAAATTTCTTTTTACCAGTATCGTTATACAATAAAGGCTTACGTGTTTCTTCGTTACGAGTAATTACGCCTCTTCGAATTATTGCATCCGTACCAGCATCAGTAGTAAATTCACAATAATATTCCCTTCTTGCTTTTTCTGGATTTGTTCTCATTTCAGACTCAACAACAGAACGAGAGAGTAGTGGAGCAATCACTTCACCATGTAATGTAGGATGAAATGCTTGTTCACAATCTATGTGAAGCACGCAGTAATCTCTGTCTCCCATAATTTGTTTCTTTGAGAAAAGTCGATACAAATTATAAAACTGTGTATCAGTAGAAGAAGCAGAAGAAACATAAATCTTTTGGTTAGGTATTTCAGTAGGGTAAGCTCTTTGTAGAATTGGATCAATAGAACGTCCTTGTGCATCAGTACCAGTTTTGAATGATTTATTAACGACAGCAAAAGCTGCATATACATTCATCAATTCAGAAGATAAAAATCCGCTTTCATCAAAAATAACATTACCACGCTTACCTCTTTGTCTATCGGTATTCGAATTTACAGTTTGACAAAAACTACCGTTATATAACGAGAATTTAAAAGCTCCTGTAGAATGAGTAAATCCATCACCAGATGCATTATTGATTTCTACTTCGTTTTTAAAAATGCTACCAGTAGAATTATTAAACGTATCTATATTATCGTTCGCTATTTTTTCAAGAGTGGTAAATGTCTGTTCTGCCTGTCCACCACTACCTGAAGCAATATATGTCCAATAATTAGAAAACAGCATAGTTTTATCCATCGTAAATATATCTATAATTGTACTTTTACCATAACCACGAGTAGCAACTACAAGTACATTTTGAGTAATCCACATTAATTCCAACGTCAATGCTTGACCATCCAATAAATCTATATTAAAAAAATCTTTATTGAACCTAACAGGATTACATTGATAATATTTTTGCATCTTTGCTATTTCTTTAAAAGCATCTAGTTTTCTAGTTGACATAGAATATTGCTGTGGTTTTATATATATTCCATATTCATCATAAATCTCTTTATCGTATATCATTACATGTCCTCTCTTTCCGAGAATACTGAATATACATCTTTAAGATTTACTATGTCTTTAGAAATGTCTATTTTATTTTCAGTTAATGTTTCTTTGAGATCCAAATTCTCTCTAAGCAATAATCTGTTAATTTCCTGATATGAATCTTTTTCATCTTGAAGTTTTACAATCTTCTCACGCATTTCAGCAACCATATCAGACCATTCGGATTCATCTAGTGCTAATTGTTTCATAATAGATGCATCAGACAATTCTCTTACTTGTTGCATACCTCTACAAGTATTCATATCAAAGCCATTGTTATCGCTTTCACGCAAGTTCATTTCTTTTAACTTACGAATCTTGCCTGTCCAAGTGTTCTCACCTTTAACAGCATTCTTATTGTTTTTAAGAGATATACAGTTATCTTCTGCAAGTTTAGAAATAGTAAGAGTGATATTCTTCTTCATTTCTTGCAAAGATTTCATTTGTGCTATGTTACGCTCTGCCATTTCTGGATCACGCACTAATTCAGCAATCATATCGTCTATTTGTGTTTGCTGTAAGAATGCACGAACGATAGAAATAGTAGCAGAAGTACGCATCATATCGTCATTGCCTTGTTCTGATGAATCTAAAAATCCTACCAACTGTGAATATAAAAACGGTTGGTCTGTAAGTTTTTCTTTATCGAAAGGTTCGTATCCAAGTAATCTTAATACATCAGCTTTATTCTTTTCGTATTGAGAAATAATCTCTTGGTCTTTTGGTAATGCATCTTCTATAAGCATATCCATAGATGTTTTACCATCTGTATATCCGTCAGAGTCAGCATATGTTAGACCGTTGTAGTATGGCATCTGTACGTTTTTAATATACGCAGTCCATACATTACTTCCAGAACGTGTTCTATCTCTAGTGTTAGCGGTAGATGCTTCAGCAATAGCTGCTTCCCATATCTTCTCTACGAACGGCTTGTTCATAATTCTTAATGCACGATGCACAGATGCTCGTGTTATTTCTTCACCGCTATCTCCGCCAGACTTTGCAATCTTACCAGCACATTCTTTACAGATTGGTGTTACGCCAGTTTTGCAATTAGGGTCTGTTGAAATGTAAAACTCGCTCTTTATTTTTACTTCACCACATTCATTACAAATAAAGAACTCATCACCAACACCTAGCTTCATTAGGCATCTTTGTTTATCGGCAACTGTTAATCTTTTGAATGTAGCAGCAGTTTCATTTATTACTTTTAAACTTTCTTTGTTGTTAACAATTCGTTTTGGAGTAGAAGTCCTTGCCTTTTCCATTCCTTTTGCTCTTGGCATAACTCACCTCATTAAAAATCAAAAGAGGCAGTTGAATTAACAACTACCTCTAATGGCAAAATTTGAAAAAAGTATATTTAGTTCTTGATTAAGCTATCTCTAAAAGCTTTAGAGAATAAAGCCCAAGGCTTCTTACGTGGCTTGATGACACGCTGTGTACCGCACACGTTCTGACTCCATCCTTCTTGTTCAGTAAAAGTAATACAAATGTCTTTACAAATTTTTGTTGATTTTCCTTTTTCCATATTCTCATAAACAATAGGAGCAATGTTTTCTAAAACATACTGGATATCTCGCATTGTAAATCCAGTCTCCATGCTTAATTGCTTTGAGAACTCTTTTGTTGATACATATTCTCTTTGCATATTTGTTTTCTCCTTTAATCATTAAAAAATATCTTCAGGAAGAATCGCCTTCCCTCATATTGCGGACGATGTGTAATAGTGAATTTTGTCTAGTTAAGAGTGAAATTTTGAACATCATTTTTAAAACTCTCTGCATTTTTTGCGGTAAAATTGGATAAAAATTTCTCCTTATCCATTCTAAAAAGCAACTTTAACAATGTTCTGGTGCATCTAGTGTATGCATTTTTTTCAGCTCTTGTATCAAAATGTCTCTCTGTAGTTAAAGCAGTTTCTATAAGTCTATTAATTGTTTTAGGATTAGTTATTTTTATTTTGCTTAACTCTTTTAACATCTCGTCATACAATAATTCAAGCTCTGTTATTTTTACGTCAAATTCTTCATCTGATTTTAAAATTAAAAATTGACGATAGCTGCACTCTTCAGCATAAGCCCTTATTTTACCCATTTGTCTATTGTTCGGTTGACCTTTGATTTTATTCAAAAACTCAATAGTGGGTATTGTTTTTGTTCTAGGTGCTCCTTGAATAGTTTCTAATGCATTTAGTAAACAATTCATAGGACAGTATAAGTGCCAGTTTAATCTATCACTAAGTTTATCTTTATCTTGCTTTATCAATTCATAAGCACGAGGTTTTCCGTTTTTAGTTATTGGTATATCTCTTGTATATTTCATGAACATCGGAAAGTCTCTCTCAGGATTCATACATTCCATCTTACGTATTCTTTTAATTTCAGCAACACCATCTACTTCGTACTCACGCTTACAACCGTCTATCAGTACTTGAGCCAGTACAGAAAGTATAACAAAGTTATCATACAATTCTCTGCTAGGCTTAGTCCAATAATATGTCATCGCTAATTGTGCTAGGTTAGAACTTTCGCCTATACCCATCTGTGCTTTAGCAAACTTATTATCCATCTTTGCATATTCTGACATTGTATTATTGTATTTAATTCCGCTTTCCTTTAATGCGTTTACAATGGTCGGAAATTTATTCTGAGCCAATTCGCACGACTCAACCATTATGTGATTATTAGTAACAAAGAAAAAGTCCGAGTCGAAATCGCAACCATTAGCTCGACTTTGTATATCCGTCTTAATGCAATTAACTGCTAAGATGTTTTCACTAAAATCAAAGTATTTATTCATCTCCTCTGAGTATCTATTATGTAGATAACAAAGATTATTAGGAGAGTTATGTGGATTTCTGATACCACACAAATATTCTCCATCTTTAAATCTTTTTGTGTAACATTGTATAGCACCGTCTTCATAATTCAAAGTTGGGTCGCTCATAAAATCTTCGCCTACAGTAAAGAGCAGTAGGGCATATGGATTTCCACACAATGTTAAGTTATCAGCATTAATGGTTATCTTGCCTTTCTTTAGCCTATTAACATATCCAGATATTACTTTCTTTTTCTCGTTTCTAAACCAAGTGCTATTAACAAAGTCTGGGTTTTGTCTATACAATGCTGCCATCATTTCATAGTGATTGCTTATATTAGCATTCTTGTCTAGGTATTTACAAAATTCTTCTGGATCAGTCTTTAAGTCTTCGACATACTCTATTGAGTTACTAGCAAGTTCCAGAATGTCTTCTGGTGAACAAGGAAGGGTGTTAATCATCTGATATGACATCTGCTGAACTTCTCCCAACTTGCTAGGATGGTCAGTTTTAACTATGCCAAAATACGAGCCATCTTTGTTAACTTTTCTTTTCCAGTATTCGTATGGGTCTTTTCCCATTATGTCTTTAAACTTAAGCCACTTGATTGCATTGTTGGTAGTTATCATTTTGATATCCTTAAGCTTATGTCTAACTCCGAACATATCAGTTACTACATGGCTTTCATAATCATATCCATTTTCTTTACAGTAATCCTTAAAGAACAGTTGTATGTTCGTTTTAAAGGCACAAGCCTTAAAGAAGTGCTGCCTTAAGAGCACCATACCATTTGTATAACTAGGGCATATTGAACTTTCTATCAAAGCCATTCCGTCCCAAAGCACGTTTTCTACGTCCATCACATCATCTTCAACCAAACATTGACCATCTTTGGCATATACCTTTTTAACTAAAGTACGATATATCGAACTTTGGTCTTTAACTATCAATACATCTTCAACTGGTATATGCGTCTTATCCTCAATAGTAGAAGTAGTAAGGGTCATGTATGCGGACAATTCAACTATCTTCGCATTCTCTAATGGCATCTTTAAATTCATTGTTAGCCATTTATGTGCTGCTTTATACAATTTGTCATTAATAAACATTACCTGCCCAGTCTTAGCCTTACTTGGATTTCTATAAAGCATACGATAGAGTATGACTTCATCACCATAGTCTATGCTAACACCTTCAGTATAAAACAATTCTCTTATTTCATCTTTACTTTTTTTACAATATTTGTCTTTGTTTGCTTCTATACGTTCCCTTAAACTATCTGCATCAGGTTTATCCTTAACGCTAGCAAGTTCCTCTTCATAGCTACGAGATCCAAAATCAAAATCCAAGCATATTACATCACGAGTTGATTTACCTCTAACCTTGAGACCATGTGCTAATAAGAAATCGAGAAACAATGAATTGCATAGCATAGCACCTTTGTAATCGTAGTATTCTCTAATACCTAAGTTATACCCAAACAAAGTACCAGCTTTTATGTTTTTAATTTTTATTGCTGTAGTAGTATCTCTCACAACCCTAACTCCTTAATTTTGCTAACCCTATATTAACACATATTATGAATTTTGTCTAGTTCAAGGCGATATTTAGCATATTTATCTACTAAAATCCTGTCATTAGGTCTGCCATAAACCGCAGTCATCTGCCTGTACCTTTTAAAATAAACTACCCCGGCATTCTCAAGTTCTGCATTATAAGTACTTATGCTATTTGAACTAACCCCTTCTTTTTTAGCAAAAAATTCTCTAGGCATAAACCCTACTGTGTATGGCTCGGTTATTATGTGATCCGTATTCTTACATCTGCTTTCCATTAAGTAGCAGAAGTGCTTAAAGCTTTTTTTACACTTGCTTACTATAACTTCATAATCACTTTCGCTTATGCTTATGTAGTTAATAGGTTCTTGCTTGATTATTCTATACACGCTTTTCTCATGCACCACTAATCCCATATCAGCAGCTACACCCATAAGCTCCTTAGCCTTAGTATGATTAACTCCTGATGTTAAACCCATTATCCTAACAGTAGTGTACTTACCTACTACTTGCAATCCAGCAACAAATAACAAAAAGTTATTATCGTATTCCAAGTATTTTTTATCGATTCTAATCATTACAAAATCACCTCCTGAATTAACTCTATTATTTTTTTGAATGTTTGTCAAATGATATTTTAAGCAAAACCATATATTTTTATATGTTTTACTTGTCTCTTATATAAATTATACATTAACTTATATATAATACTATAACTTATAGTTATATAATATAAAAAATATAATAATAAAAATACTATAACATATATTATTAGTTATCATATATTATATATGTTAACATATACTATTAGTTATATATATCATATATTATTAGTTAACATTTATTATATATGTTATCATATACTATTAGTTTAAACTTATAGTATTATATAACTTAAAGTATATACAGTAACTTATAGTATTATATAAATACATATACTATTATTTAAGTTATAGAATAATTTATGTTTTTTATTTACAGCTAAGGCAAAAACATAAGAGTATGTTTTCACCTATATCCATTTTAAAAATAAAAACAAAAAGTAAAGGTACTTTCACGACATATGCTCAAGATGGTATTTAAGGTTTCGATATGTTTATTGTTATCTAACCATCTTTCCGCTATTTCATGATCACCTTTACTTTTTTTTATTTTATTTATTTTTATTTATGTTTTTATTTATTTTTTATTATTTATTTTATTTTTATTTATTATTATTTTATTTTATTATTTTTATCTATTTTTTTATTATCTTAAAAATATTCGTTTTAAGGTAGGTCTAACACTTTAAGTGAATATTTTATCGCCTCATATCCAAAAACGTCTTCTAGCCCTAAAAGAATGCGTCTGAGGGCTATGCTAGTGAATTATGTCTAGTCTTTTATTCCGTTATACTGTTTTTTATATTATCTATTTATGTCATTTATTTTCATTTTCTGTCATTTTTCGCTTTACTAAAATTATTTGATTTATTTTCAGGATAGTGTGGAAATGGATGAAATACCCACGCACCTCAGCTTAGCCAAGCACTTTTGAAAATAACTACCCCGAACCCTTATATATAGCGGTTTATGGGATCTTCTTAGTGTCAAAATTCAGTACCATAATAATGGCACCGGATTTTATTAACCACACACACCACCGCTCAAAAATACATATTTTAGTAAATTGAGAATTAATAAAAAATACGTGGCATACTGATGGTGTCCTTGATGAGGGACACAAAACAAGTCATCAGTGATAGCAAATACGTTTGAAAGATATGTTCGTTAAATCTTTTACTATCCCTTAGTCGGGTGTAGGTGTACATTGACAAACAGTAAACCAACTAATCGTTATTACTTGCAAGGGTTTACTTATGAATAGTTGAGTGATTCGTTAGAATTGCAACAAACTTAATCTCATTAACAATGAGTAGCGTGTGCAAGCGTGAACACTAACGGTATAGGCTACGGTTCCAACGTGGAATACTTGCGGTTAGTAACGTTAGAGTGTAGATACAACCTCACTTGAGTTGTACACGGCTGGTACAAGGAATGTACTTAAGTGGTTAGAACGTGCCACAACTCAAAAAAGTCCGGATACGCTTTTTGGCATATTTTCGGGGGGCGTGGAGTTTGCCCATTAACGACACGCCAAAAACTGACTTTATGTTAAACTGAGTAGTTTCGAAAATTACCACTTGTAAAGTGGTTAAGGTGGCATACATCTTAACGCAATAACGCTAGTGACAGTAACCTGGGGTAACCCGACAGGGTGGGACTTGTGTCCTTTGGCTAGTACGATTAACATACCTATGCTATGAGAATGTGAGTTGCACATGGCACAAGTGGGAAAAGTAGGAATGAATAGTACCCGACAACGCAATAGGGCACGGTTAGGAGCGGTGTAACTAGGCGTAAATTTTAAAAACCTTTACAGTGGGTCGGTACGACTTTGTAGGGGCATACCCACAAGGTTCAAGGGTTCAACTCCCTTGCCACTATTCCAACCAAAAAGGTTGAGATTATTTTATAGTGCCGGAATCAAGGCACGGAAGGAGATTATTATGACAAGATTAACAAAAACTATCGCAAAAGAAGAAATGTTAGGAAAGGTTATGGCACGAGTTGCCACAATGAACAAGGACGAACTAGGAAAGTTGTACGACCAGCTTTTCGGTGACGTGGTTGAAGAACCAAAGAACGAAGTTAAGGAAGAGCCTAAGGCTGAAGAGCCTAAGAAGGCTAAGGAAGAGCCTAAGGCTAAGAAGACTAAGGGTGTACGCCCTAAACAGATACTTAAGGCTGACGGTTTTGACCGTGACCTCTACGAGGCACACGCAAGATACCTAGGGCTCTGGGTAGAAGGTGCCGGCAAGGACGGACAGGGCAAGGTTAAGTCTAAGAAGGCTAGACAGGAAGTGTACAAGAGCCTTTACAAGGACTACGTAGCAAAATAGGGTGAAGAGTACAAGGTGGGTGCAACTCCCACCACACCCTTTAGGGTATAAGCCCGAACAAAATATGAAAGGACGTGCTAAGGCACGGATAGGTGAACGATTATGAATGAAGTAACAATGTTTGAAGATTTATGGGACGAACTTGACTTTATGTCAGATGAAGAGGTTGAGGAAGAAATACGCCGATTTCATGAGCGTAACGACAAAGGGGGTGACAGATAATGGAGTGGACTAAGGGTATACCTAGCAAGGACGGTTTGTATGTTGCTAGGTTTGTCAACGGCACGACTCAAGTTATTAGTTGTGAGGAAGGACTTTGTATGTTCTACGATGAGGTGGAAGATACACGCTATGAATTATCAGGTTACATAGTAGCATACATACCAATCCCTGAGTACGAAGGGGGTGAGATGTAATGAAGGCACGAGTTAACAATGAAACACTTGAAGATATTCTCAAGGGCGGTTGGGTGCTCCGATAAAAGCACCAACGCCACGACAGGTCTTTGCACGGTTCGAATCCGTGGTGGCGTTTTGAATATTATGAAAGGACTGTGTTGGATATGACACGATATTACGACCCAGAATACGACAGATTCGTTGACGAAGATGTCATCAAAAAACAGTATGAGTGGTTCGCTCAATTCAAGAGTTTCCACAAAACTTACGAAGAGTTTCGTGATGAAAACTTTAGGAGCGAAGAAGTAGGTAAGCACTTAATAGGGTGGCAGCAAGAGTACCCACACGAATAAACAAGTACCTTGTCGGTGGCACGGTTAAACCGTCAGAAAGGTGGAATTATGAATAGAACACTATTAGGGAAACTAAGAAAGGGTGACGTGCTTATGTTGCTCAAGGTGCTAAAGGGAATCGAAGATTCTTATGACGGTGACAGACAGGACGTTAAGGTGTTGGAAGGGCTTGTGTTTGGCAAGGAATCCATACTTGACGATTCTTGTTGGTTTATGGAAACCATAGTGAAAGACAAATTCGGTGTTCGTTGGAATTGCTTACACAGATATTATACCTACAAGGAACTTGCAAGGGATATATATTTCATATTCAACGGAAAGGAGATAAACCTATGATAGTTAAAGTGTTTTTGTTTGAAAATAAAACTCCGAACTATCACGGAACTATTTATTTAGACACCAATACATTCGGAGAAACGGAAGCCGAAAAGTGCTTCCACTTGTGCAACTGGTCTTGTTGGGCAGAAGAGAAACCGGAAGACAACCACACAGACATAGAAGTTTGTGGGCAAGGTCTTGTATTACAAACACCAACGGAATCGTGGTTATCGTTGCCAGTAGGGTGGTTTAAAGGCACATCGGTTGAAATAAGCGAATATGTCAACAAGCAAAAATATAATTTTTGGGTTTAGAAAGGAGATACAAATTATGAAAGTATATTTGTTAGAAATAGAAATCGACTACAACGGCGAACGATACATAACAGACGAAGGAGTTATTTATTCTTCAAAGGAAACGGCACAGAAAAGGGGTATGGAAATCGTAAAAAACCCTAGTGAAAAGATGAAAGGTGCAGTTTGTTACTATGTAACGGAATACGAATTGCGATAATGGAAAGGTAGGTATGAACTATGAAATGGTACAACACAGAAGTAAACAGAAACGAAAGCGAAAGGCTTAAAAGATTCCTACGATGGAACGGAATCAAGCACGAAACATCAGGGTGCTACGGAAAGGTACACTTTGAAATCTTGTGCACTGAAAATCAAGCAACGGAAATCAATGAATATTTAGATAACATGGAGGTGTAAATATGAAATACGACCGTGCAATGGAAAAGGCAGATTACAAGAGAATCGACATCTTGAATTGCCTTAAAAGTGAAGAAACATTTTGGGACGATGTAAGGAAATGCGTAAGAATCTCCCGACAGAAAAGCGACCACGCTTTAAGGCGTTGGGAAATACTTGCCGAACGGAGATTTGTTGAGATACAAGCCTTTGACATCATCAAGGGAAGTATGGAATACATCGGAACTCCCGAAGATATGATATGGTCAGAAATCGGAGATACCGACACAGAAGATTTGAAAGAATATATTAGAAACGCAAAGGAGAATTAAGATGCGAAAGTTAATTGACAAATATCAGAAAATTGAAACCGCAAAGGATTTAAAGGCAAACAAGATAACGCTTTGTGAATACAACGAGATTTACGAAGACTTGGTTGTGCTAAGCGAAGGGCACAAAGTAACCACGATAAGCGAAAGCGTAGCGAATTGGTTCAAGAGAAACGGTGCAAAAGTAAAAATGGTAGCGTGTGGTTGGCACGTTACCGTGTAGAAAGGAGACGATATGAAACGATATATCTTTAAAAAGGCAATTGCCTTTGGAATTATGGGTGTGGGTATCTATGTAGGGATACTCACACAACCAATAACGGAAAACCCACACGGTGTAGCACGAATGATGTTTATGTTGGTGTGTGGTTGTGCAAGTTTAATATACAACGGAATCCTAGA